AGAATCGGTGTGATGTTCCGACTCACTTGGGTAGTAAACATTGGGTAAATGTTCTGCGAGTGCGGACCAATCGACCCAATCGTGGAATTTATTGTTTTCCAGGAAATCCGCCAATTGCTTCTTCTCTTTGATCTTCCACGTATTTTTTGCGATATCCCCCCAATACTCGATGGATTCCTTGTCAATTTCCAAAGGATACAAATACACCTCTTCTTGGTCATCGACCATTCTGATATGTTCGCAATATAGGTCATACATGTACTCTAAGACACCGGAAATTGAAGCACTCCCATCGCCCAATAAGTTTTCGTGACCAAACGTCAAAAAGTGAAATTGGCAATCACGGAGTTGGGTGTCCAACTTTTCCTTGAAAACACCCATGTAACACAGGTAATTTCTTGAGTTCTGAGGGACGAGGTGTTCGGGGAAGTTATCCGCTCTCAGCGCCCAAACCTCGGTATCCACACCAGTCATTCTCGTCATCAACTCATCCAAATGGGAAAGACGACACAGACTCGTGCAATGCTTAACAAGTTCAAAGTTGAGGCTCATGATTGTTATCTGTATGATTTACGTTTGATTTGTTTAAGTGTGTTATTAAAAGTCAATTCTAGACGCAAGTCTACCAAAGGTCATTTTCTTAAAGATCTTTTCCCGTTCTTCAAAATCACGGCACCGTTCAACGATTTCATGGAGTCGAACTTGAGCTTCCATGAGCTTATCTTCGTGAGCGAATTCGGTATGCTTCTTAGTTGGTCTCCAACCCTTGAATTTACAATAAAAATACTCTTTCTCGGCATTCTTTTTCTCAATTTCCTTAAAACGTTCGATTTCGGAACAACAGACCATGTATTCGTTCATTCGCTCGTTGAGTTTTTCCCTTTTTAACTCGTTCATTCGAACTTTAATGAGGTCAATCGCGGGATCGTACACCGAAGAGTCGTCGTCTCCGTAAATTTGGTTTACTCGGAGAGTTCGGAGGATGACCCCCAAATCCCTGAAGCTCATTTCGTAAATGGAGTGTTCGGTCTTTTTTTGGTGCGTCCGGACATCGTATCTCCCGGTTGATGACTTTTTTCCAAATTTCGATTTGGACATCTGTGCAGAGAGACCTCGTGGCTTGGCAAAATGCGAGGCGGAAATCATGGGTCGTGCAACCATCTTGCATTTATACACGCGCCAAACCTTTATAAAACTTTGGAAATTCAAGTATAATCTCTTCACCAGCCTCGTTTATGGCTGTGACTATCTCGTAGCCGTCTTTATGATAATTGGGTTTTGGATCATACTCGAGTGTCTTAGGTACAAAAATGTTAAATAATAGTTCATACAAACTCATTCTTCTTTCTTCTTACTGAGATGTTCTTCTTCAAGCTTCTTCTTCTCACTACGAACTGTTCGCAAAAACTGTTTCGGGTATCCCATTAAAGATCCCCACCTGAAATCGTCGATGGAATATTCAATGTATTCCGGGACGTGCGCAACAAAGACAAAGACACCCTTTACGAGTCTAAAAGTCCACGTCGTCGCCAAGGCGTAAAAGAAAGCGCGGGGGTATAACCACCACATATATGTGTTTATGTCTTCTTTTTTTTATCTTCATTTAATACAGGATGAATTTAACCGACCTAAATGAGATTCCACACAAGATACAGTATATTACCATTGATTCTGTCGATGTAAAACCACATACTGGAGGAGAACCAGTAAGGGAGCGTCACGTACCCGTGACACTCGATCTGGATTTATATTCAAATATACATTTTGAGGGTATGTCACAAGTCATCGGGTTAAAAATCGTCGATGCATACTTCATGCAAATCGGTGGCGCCGGCGTTAGAGACGGTGGAGTTGCCAGACTTATAGATATCATATGCCCCCAAATTCCCACAGCTGGACAATTGTTAACGAGTAGAGGACAAGTATTGGCGCGATGCCCACTCGAGGGTAACGCAGTTCCGTCTGGGGACGATTATAGATTTGATAAACAACCAAGGCTCATGACTCGTAAAACAAATTATTTTAATCCTATATCGATTAAAAAGTTAGATTTTTCATTCTACGAACTTGGTGCAGATGATGTCTACCAGGGACTCCAAAATTCGCGTGAATGGACTATTACATTAGAAATAACGACCATTGACACAAAGGAAAAACCGAGAAATAGAGAACTACAAATACTAGACGCTCTCGATCGTTTGATGGTCAAAATAGGTGACCTCAATCATAACGTGAAAAAATTACCCGACGCCGAACAATTGGAGAAAGCTAGAAAGGAAACTAAAAAATACCCATTTAGCTATCTTGTTTTAATGATAGTTCTTATATTAGCCGGTGTTTATTACATTACTTCAAAACAGGCTCCGCCGCCTCAGCCTTCTTTTTAGTCGTCTTTCGGACGACCTTCTTGACTGGAGCTGGAGCTGGCTCAGCCTTTTTGACTGGAGCTGGCTCAGCCTTTTTGACTGGAGCTGGCTCAGCCTTTTTGACTGGAGCTGGCTCAGGCGCTTCTTGACTGGAGCTGGAGCTCCACCGTCGATCTCATCACACAATCGCATCAACAAACCATACACATGTTTCTTGTTGACTCGAAGTGTCTTCATTTCATCTCGGATTTCTTGTCTGAGAGCTTCCATTGTATAATATACATAAAGGAAATATTATCTTTAAACATAATGCTCGTGATAGGACCAACTCTTCTGAGTGGAATAGGTCAACATGCTAAAAAGTATACCGAAATGTTCCCCGATTGGACATACATGGAAATCAATGAGAATGTACCCAAATGTGAAAGAGCATTCGTATTCGCTCTCCCCGTCCGACACTGGTTCGATAAAATAATCGAACTCAAATCAAAAATCAAGCATTTACATTGTATGACTGTGTGTGAAACTGAAACGGTACACGAAGATTACGGTAAATTATTTGATCTCTTTGATAGAATCGCTGTACCGAGTGAATTTTGTAAAAAGGTGTTTTCGAGGCAATTTCCTGATACAGAATTCTATGTCGTACGAGCACACGTACCGCAACACGATGTGTATAGATTCTACCACATAGGAAATATAATGGATCAACGTAAGAACTTTAGAGATATACTCGAAGCATTTGTTCGCCTGAACAAACCAAACGCGAAACTTATCGTAAAAGCTACATGTAATCAACCGGTCAAGATAAATTTACCAAACGTTGAGATCATAAATGGTCTCATATCGGATGATGAAATGGATAAAATACACAAGTCATCTGATTGTTATGTAAGTTTCTCGAGTTCAGAAGGTGTGGGAATGGGTGCTGTCGAGGCCGCGCTGAGGGGGAAACCAGTGATTATCACGGATTACGGTGGAGCACCCGAGTATGTGAAAACACCGTACACGATCGAATGTGGACTTCAAGAGTTGCAGAATGACGATTTCTTGTTTAAGAAGGGTATGCAATGGGGCAAACCCAACAAAGAGCAACTCTTGGAGTTCATGAATGACGCGTACGAGAAACGTGTGAGACACATGGATCATTCACACACGGAACAAATGGTGAGTAAAGAAAACGTCTCACAACAATTCTTCAATGATGTAATTGGTAAGGAGAACGATGAGACCGGTGAGGATAGCACCTGAGGCGATGGCACCTTTTTGAGCGATCAACATGGAAACGATATCATCGACAAATCCAACGTTAGTTGGCTTCTTTACGGTATCTGGGACAATCTTAGCGATAGCGACATAGAGAGCCATGGCTATTACAACTGGACGAAGCGTCTCTTGGTCTAACATTTATAGTACACTAATATTTTATCTTCGGTTGATGTTTCTTACAGAACCCACCACACGAAGCCTTAAATCCACACGGCTTTCCAGCCAGAGTCACTGCTTGGCAAGTGTGTACTGCGTGTCTTTTTTCTACCACCCGTTCGGGCGCTTTGTCTATGACTTGAACGACTCGACTCTGTTTATCTTTTCTGAGTTGCGCGTACTTTTGTTTCATCTTCCAAGTCGCGTTTGCGAGTTTCGTACATCTATCGGTGGGGGAATTCACCCGGTACATGCGCATGGCGTCGGCGAGGCACTGTTCGTAGGACATCTTCAAATGTTTAATTACAAGGATGGGTCTATCGTGACTTAGGTTTAGATTATGCGATGTCTATCGACAATCAAATCGTGGACACCTCCTACGATGGATTGTAAAATAAAAAAGTGGAATGCATTTTGGATGGTTTCTGCAAAAGTGTTCATTTTTTTTTACTACAAATTAATCAGGTGTGGTAAACTACTTAGGAATTAAAAAAACGTGGTTCTGTCATGAATTTCAAAAAATTCCTTTTCTATGGGAAGCAACGGAAGTTTACGTTTCATGCGTCTGTCTATCCAGTTGAGTCTGGAATCAATTATCACACGTCGAGCTCCCTCTAATGGGAAAATGGAGTTGAAAATATGAAAATCTGCAATATTTTCGATACGTGAACCTTTCTTCACGTTCTCATCTTTTGTGAGAAATTGGATATTTTTGTGATTGAATATGCGAGTCCACTGGTCGACGTCATTTATATTTTCCTCTATATACAGGACCTGTCTTGGTATGATTTCATCAATCTCAAATGGATATCGTCCAGAAACAATATCGTCCCAAGTGACTGCAGAGTATGTTATTCCATATCTAATGCGCATTTTTTCCATGAGACGTGTGATAAGTTCATCTCTACTTATACCAATAAGAGGCTCATATTTATCATAGTGTTTACCGTGTCTAATTGCATTGCTTATCTTAGTGCGCAAATCATTGGACCACTGACGCCCCATATGCTGTCGGTAGCAATGCAAGCAACTGCATGACGCTACCTGTGCATACCCTTCAAGTCCATATTGACCCTTGTATCGGGTGGAATTAACATCGGAATTGCATAATTGCCTAGACCTTGGGTTCTCGTCACCTTCTGTAACACACACTGATAAGACATGGCTTCCGTCTTCTCGCGGTTTAATCGATACAAGTCTGATATCGGTGTCATTATGGTCCCATGTTTCACCGGGTGTTAAAGCACGATTTGATTTTGATACCACCGTCTTGGACTGTTTAATTGACTTCTTCTTCATTGACTTCTTCTTCGTTGACTTCTTCTTCGACTTCTTCATCGATTTTGATTTGAGTTTAAGTCTTTTCATTGCTTCTTTGCGTAGAACAGCCTTACGCTGATGTGTGAGCCTCTCTCCTTTCCAAATATAATAGGGTTTTACACAGCACCCAGATGGGCACCCATTGGGTGCAAACCGGCACTTAGGGCAGCCTCGTCCGTTTTCGTATGACATGGCTATGTTACTTAGGTTAAATACTAAACCCTTAAGCTAGTTTCTGGTGACTTAGGGTTATAAAATTCATTAAAATTTGATAATTCAAAGACCTCTTACCTTTGTTTTTAAAAACAACTTAAGTGGAAGCCTCGTTTATTAAAAAGTAAGGACAATGAGCGAAAGTATTCAGAAACTCACGCACGTGGAACATATCTTGAAGAGACCTGACTCGTATGTTGGCCCTGTGTCTCGTGTTGGCGAGCAATATTGGGTCAAAGAAGGTGAAGGTTTTGAAAAGAAGACTGTCATCTATGCGCCAGCACTTCTCAAGATTTTTGACGAAATTCTTGTTAACGCGATCGACCGTAATTCACTCCATCCGAAACAGGTAACGTCAATCTCCATCAACATCGACCGAGAGAAGGGTGAAATCAGTGTTGAGAACAATGGACCTCTCGGGGGTATATCGGTAAAGGAACATGAAAAGGAAAAAATTTGGAATCCGGAACTCACGTTTGGGCATCTTCTCACGAGTACCAACTACGATGATTCGCAACAGCGTGTCGTGGGTGGTAGAAATGGGTACGGTGCAAAGCTCGCGAATGTATATTCAAGTAAATTCTCCATCAAAATCAAGGATTCTGAAAACAAGACGACGTACACACAAGAGTGGACGAATAACATGAAGACGTGTGGAAAGCCAAAAATGCGTAGTTACGCGGGGGCGACCTCGAGTATATGCATCACATTCACACCGGATTGGTCTAGGTTTGGTATGAAAGAGATGGACGATTACATTTTCAAAATCTTTGAAAAGCGGGTCTACGACGCAAACATCTGTACCACACCGGGGTGTAAAGTCAAGTTTCAAGGGGAGGTAATTCCAAAGACGAACTTTGATAAATACGCCAAAATGCACACAAAATCTGATGAGATTTGCATGTTTACATCGAGTATGTGGACTGTATGCATTGCACCATCGGACGATGGGTTTGAACATGTATCATTTGTAAATGGTATATGTACGGCAAAGGGTGGAAGTCACGTGGATCATGTGGCGAATACACTCGCATCGAATATCATCGATGAGATGGCGAAGAAGATCAAGCTTAAACCACAACAGGTAAAAAATACATTCATGGTGTTCGTAAAAGCAACACTCGTGAACCCGACATTCAGTAGTCAGGTCAAATCCGAGTGTACGCTCAAACCACAAGAATTTGGGAGCAAATTTGAACCTACGAAGAAGTTCATAAAGGAGATTCTCAAGACGAATGTTCAATCGGAATTGATGGCACTCTCCAAATTCAAGGAACTGAAAGAGCTTCAAAAGACTGATGGCGCGAGAAAGTCTAAAATAACTGGTATCCCAAAGTTGGATGACGCAAACAAGGCGGGGACGCAACAATCTGAAAAGTGTACGCTCATCATCACAGAGGGTGATTCCGCTAAGTCTCTCGCGGTCGCCGGTCTTTCGGTGGTTGGAAGAGATTATTATGGCGTATTTCCACTTCGAGGAAAGTGTAAGAATGTGAGAGACGCGTCGGTCAAACAACTCACAGAGAACAAGGAGTTCAGTGATCTCAAAAAGATTCTTGGTTTGCAACAAGAAAAGGTATATACGTCACTCAATGATCTCCGATATGGTAGACTCATGATTATGACTGATGCCGATACCGATGGGAGTCACATCAAGGGTCTCGTGCTCAACATGATTCATTACTTCTGGCCGAGTTTACTTGACCTAAATTTTGTGGTGAGTATGGTCACGCCTATCATCAAAGCGACCAAAGGGTCTCAAACAATGTCGTTTTACACCGATTCTATGTTTAGACTATGGTATGGAAATGGAAAGTCTGGATGGAAGATTAAGTATTACAAGGGTCTCGGTACCTCTACATCTGCCGAAGCGAGAGAGTATTTCAAGAATATTGAAAAGCTCACGGTCAAGTTTGACACGGATGAAAAGACGGATGATTCCGTGGTACTCGCATTTGATAAAACAAAGGCTGATTCTCGTAAGACGTGGCTCTTAGAAAGCACCGAAAAGGAGAGTTCAGAGCTTGAAATCCCATATGGAAACGTTGAAAGAATCAATATCACAGAATTCATTCACAAGGATCTGGTAAATTTCAGTCTTGCGGATTTGAAGCGATCCATCGCACACGTGTGTGATGGTCTCAAGCCTTCTCAAAGAAAGGTCATGTACTCGTGCTTCAAGAAGAATTTGACGAATGAAATGAAGGTTGCGCAGTTGGCTGCGTATGTCGCAGAAACATCGGCGTACCATCACGGGGAGGTGTCTCTCGCAGATACGATCGTAAAATTAGCACACAATTTTACGGGTTCAAACAATATCAATCTCCTCGAACCGTGTGGTCAGTTCGGTACGAGACTCATGGGTGGTAAAGATGCGAGCCAAACGAGGTACATCTTTACGAAGCTCACGAAAGATTCGAGAAAACTCTTCGATTCACGGGATGATGCGGTACTCAAATACCTTGACGACGATGGGCGTCCGATTGAACCTGAATATTATGTACCGATTTTACCGACCGTTCTCATCAATGGAACAGAGGGCATCGGTACTGGATTCAGTTGCTACGTTCCACCATTTAATCCAAAGGACATCTGTGAGAACATAGAACGAGCTATTTCTGGACAGTCTCTCAAGGAGATGAAACCGTGGTTTGACAAGTTCAAGGGTCGTGTTTTCAAGAATGAGGATGGACTTTGGATTACAGAGGGTGTATGGTCAGGCAACAGCACGGGAACGAATCTCAAGATTACAGAACTTCCACCGGGGCGTTGGACACAGGACTACAAGGAATATTTGGATGGACTCACAGAGAAAAAGGTCATCTCCGGATTCGTGAATAACAGTACGACCGAAAATGTGGATTTCACAATCACGGGATACAGAGGGAAGAATCTCATCAAAGATTTTAAGCTCCAAAAATCGTTTCACGTGAGTAACATGCACCTGTTTCATCCGACCAAGGGTATCAAGAAATATGAAAGTCCAGAAGACATTTTGGTCGATTTCATCGAAGTGAGAATGCACACATACAAGAAACGAAAGGAACATCTCATCGCCGTTCTCAAAGAGAAAGCCAAGAAGCTTGAGAATATGTCTCGTTTCGTGGATGCGGTGATTAATGAACGTATCACTGTCTTCAAGAGAAAGAAGAGTGATCTCGAAAGTGAGATTTCAAAATCATACGATACAATTGATGGGTCATACGACTATTTGCTCAACATTAAGACATACCAATACACGAAAGAGGCTGTACAATCACTCATGGAAGATACACGAAAAGCGACTGAAGAATTGAAAATATTGGATGCGACCGCACACTTGGACATGTGGAAATCGGATTTAAAAATATATAAGCAATAAGTAGTATGTGTGATAGATCCGGACCAGACACGGGTGCCTCACTTTGTTTGACTGCTATAGGTGGTCAGGACACATATCTTCTAGACAAAGAATCACTCTTTAAATATGATCCAAGGCAACACTCTGAATTTAGAAAGTTTCATAGGAGTTTTAATATAAACAAGCCATCTAATGCTTCACCAAAATGGCCATTTGGCGAAACCGTGAAAGCGTCATTTAATCCAATGAATATGGGGGATCTTTTGTGCAACATGTACATACGAATAAAGTTACCAGGTCTATCGAATACAGATTATAATTATGCCGATAAAGTGGGCAAACACTTGTTCAAAAGTATCACAATGCGCGTAGACGAAACCGTCATTGAAATATACAAAGATGACATAGGATTCATTTATGATGAATTATATTTGGATCACGCGGAGCACATTAGTAGAGATTACACAGATAATAGATTTTTAAACCGAGAAACGATATTATCAAATCAACTCAAACTATTAAGACTCAATGAAACATTTGTTTATGTACCTATACCATTCTTTTTTTCAAGAAGGTATGAGTCTTCGGATTACGAGACAAACGTTCACAATCGCCCATACTTTCCTTTGTGTGCTATGAACAAACAAAAGCTTGAGTTCGATATAGAATTCAGACCACAAACATTTTTTACGGATGAGCCAACTGACTTTAACTTTACCCAGTTTTGATATAGTGACAGAAGAAATAGTAGTCACTCAAGAAGAAAGACTGTTTTACATGTCTTCTAAGTATGAAATGATAACCGATATATTTAACACACATCCCAAAGCCGATACAGAACCCGGTAAGGACAAATTCAAAATTGAACTTGCTCCACAGGGTCGGGTGAAAACACTCCACTTCTTCTTCAGAAACAAATTATTTGAAGATGAAACAATTGCGAGTAACGCCTCGGTATTAACTAATAGCGCACAACTTACCCAAAACACACACTATTATCACAATCGTTTCAATCTTACACCACTCCCATCATACACGAAAGCAAACGATTCAGTATCAAATGACATAGCAATAAACGCAAAACTATCGATAAACGGTGAAGATTTACCAAACATAAACAATCCAGATTCACACTATTACAGGTATCTCACCACATTAAATCACAAATTCCATGGGACGCCCAGAAATATATACACATATAGCTTTTCTATGAATCCACGTAACGTAGATCCATCAGGGAGTCTCGACTTTACTAATATCAAAAACAATAGAACCACTCTCGAATGTACTCTTAACCCGTATCACGGTACAAACGAAGAATTCACGTGTCATATATACTACTCAACCTATACCACTCTCACATTTGAAAACGGGTATCTCAGTACAAGAGTCGAACCTTTATCGTATTCAGCTAACATAGGTGAATACGGTACAGGGGATTTAATGAGCGGGGATGAAATTGTTTTGAAACAAGATGGTGGAACCATGATGATTGCATCATTTCCCGAATAGAGAGTCTTTGTGCTCTTTTATATAAGAAATAATACCATTCTTAATACACCATTTGATGAAATTGAGCTGTGCAACAGTCGTATTGATTTCATCAGTTGTTCCTGGTATCTTATACGAAATTTTATCTGATCGACAAAATGGGTCGAACAATTTCTTGCTATATCCGTCGAGAGTTGATTTATAAGCACAGTGTACACTGAAAATCTTGCCATCGATTGTTTTATACATCAAATTCGTTTTCTTGGAATAGTTCGTGATGAACCACTCCAAATTTCTAAGGGAGATACCACCCGTCTTTGAAAGAATTTGCGAGAGCGTCCTTCCATTTTCGGGGGTACCATAAAATGCATCGATTGAATTTAGTAGGATATCCGATTTCTTCATATTACATCATAAGTTTCAAATCTCTAAATTGGTTACTAGATGAAGCTTCACACGCGGGACACCCAAGTTTAAATAGAGGTGGGAATGTGTGATTGTGTCTCAATACAGTCTTATTTACGTTCACGGGTTCATGAAGTTTGCTAGATGTTGCATGCGATAAACAAAACCCATCTTGGCTCGCCTTTCTCGTACAAGGTTGTCCGCCCTTCTTAATACCTAAACAATACCCACCTGGATTCGGCATATCTCGTAGTAAAAGCTTGAGTGGTATCTTATGAATAGAAGATATGGACTGCACATAAATTAACATGCGTTCATGGCATGCTTTCTCTACCTCATCATTGAATACCCTGTTTAAATTATCAGAAACCCGCATACCCTTATTACAGTATAGCGCCTAATTTTTAAATGGGAGTTCGTCGAGAGGTGTCTCTTTTTTCTTTTTTGGTCTTCTTTTAGGTTTAATTTTGGTCAGCAATTCACCGAAAATTTCTTCCTTCGGGTCTTCAAAAAGTGGTTCAAGGAGATCACACACCGGATTGAGGAACTTATTCATGAAATAGTATTCATAATCAACTGGTACATTGTTATCTTTCGCATACCTGGGATCTTCTGATTTTTCAAATGCCTTTGCTTTCGGATCTTCAGTCTTCACGAGAATGTAAGGCACGCGATCACCTGACTGTGGTTCCGAACCGGGTTGTCTCTCTCGCATTTTGCGTACAACTTGGACGTGTGCTTGGTTGATATCCACAATACCCGGGCTGTTTACAGACACACTATTCCCCTTGACCTTGTAGGAATCAGACAAACCCTGTGAAAGTGTGAGCTTTTCGTTGGGAACATCACCTTCAATCAGTTCGAGAGCTCTTTGAAGCGCGAGTGCTTTCGGAGGTTCAGTATCACTACTTTCAAGTACGACATCCAAGAGCTCTTTACACACTTCACGTACGTGTGCCGTATTATCACGTCTCACGAGCTGAAGACCCTTTACATCAATGTAATCCATGTTCATTTTTCCATCCTTTCCTTGTGTCCAAAGTTTAGCGGCATACCGTTTCTTACTATAGAGAAAATAGGGCCAATACACCTTCTCGAGTTCCAAGTTATTTGGTTTTTTGAAGAGTGCGGTACACTCTTCGGCGGCACGCTCACCTATTTCCCAACTGTATTCCACAGCTTCGATACCTTTGCGGTCACCCACATCGAATTCGACCATTACACTATCGGTGTCGCCGTACCTTACTCTTGAACCCGGGAAGTGCTTTTCCACGTACTCCTTTGTTTGGTCAATCATGCTACGACCCTTCGTCGTCACAGTTGACGCGATGTTTACACATGGAAGGATACCCTTTGAGGCGCCCGTAAATCCGTACACGGAATTCATAGAAATTTTGTAGGCCAGCTGTTTACCATTGTACATCGCTTGGAGTGCACCAGTTGACGCCGCCATATCCTTCTTCGCTTGTTTTCTGAATTGCTTCAGTTCGATGAGAATACTCGGTAAAAGCGTTGGAACCCCTTGTGCGAATTTACACATCCGTTTTGTGGGTGGTTGCCCTTCGACCTTACTCGGAACTGGAATCTCAAAGGTTTCATATTCAATGCCCGGGACATTTTCATATTTTGGATCCATCACAAGACTTGAATAACACAGATTGTGAGCCATCATAATTGACGGATATAGACCCTCGAAATCTAGAGCAGTAATTGGTTTATAGTATGCACCTTTTTGTGCGTCAAGAACCGTCGCACCTTCATACCCTTGTTCGGCGAGTTGACCATACTGAATCGTGGGTACCATAAATCCCATTTCTCGAGCCTTCTTTGTGAGTTGACTAAACACCTTGATTTGCTGACCTCTTTCCACAAGAAAACACAGGGGCACCCACGTCGCTTTAGCCATCTCTAGAAGATTAATCAGGATACACATTTTAGACAGGAGGCGATGTGGAAGAAGGGTATCCTTAATACAATATTCAGCAACTTCCCGCAATTTCACGGGATCGCCTTCCTTGTACCTGGCAAACATCTCCTTTGCGGGCATATCAATTTTGTTGTCACCGAGATACAACTTAGATACATTGTCCAATTTATAAGAGTCAAGTTTATAGCCCTTTTTGACTTCATGAAACAAATCAAAAATAAAACGACCGGGCATACTCACCAGTTTCAGATCATTATCACCCAAGGCGCTCGAAGACAGTTTCTTGAGTTTAAGTTCGCAATTGTATCCACGTAACTTACTCAATTGAAAAAATTTCAAATTACATTTAGTGACGATTGCACGTTTCATGAGGTACTCAAGATCAAAACCAAAAATGTTCCAGCCAGTAATGATATCAACATCCTTTTCATGTAAGTAGTCTCGGAATGCTTCAAGCATTTCCCGTTCAGTAGCATATGAAATTACGTTTGAACCTTCAAGATTTGGATCTGTGTTTTTGTAACACAAACATGTTTTATCATACGGTTGGTCACTCCCAAATTTACACAGGGAGATTGCAATTTGAAAACATGCGTCCCCTTCGATATCAGCATCCGGAAATTTACCAGTTGAACTGTTACACTCGATATCCACAGACGCAACCACAAATGGAGCTGTTTCTGGATTTTCGACCGGAGTGAGTTTCCTCCAATTCTTACATTCCAGATCGATGTCAACATGCGCATTGTGAGCGGAGTAACACTCATCACCACTGTCCAACCATCCAGTTGACTGAATACCGGTTCTGTGCATAAGTCGCAAAACTGGATCCAAGTTAGATTCATACATCTTGAGTTTAATCGATTCATCTGGCAAAGGTCGTCTTAATCTACCAGCAACCATTCGTCTCGCAGCAAGATTCTTGAAGAACAACTGGAGGTATGGAAATTGCTCATTATTCTGAAACCCCCAGACATCCTTACGGTGAATCGTGTTGTAACTGGAAAGACAGCCAGGACACGCCTTCTCAATCTTATTGTATATGATTTGTACCCTCTGTTGAGTGACATTCCTTGGAAGCTTCACAAAAAAATAAGGTGTGAACGCAGTTGTGACACACACAGATTTACCCTCATGTGTTTTTCCAAAGATGCTGATCAAGTGCTCATCATCTGTGTCTTTCGTCTCCCAGGTGAGTGCTTGAAAGACAACCATACTTCGTTATGTACCTAAAATTTTAATATCATTTAATAATAATTATGTCAGCTGCACTTGTCGATCTCGTTTCAGTCGGGGCTCAGGATGCCTATATAACCGGCGAACCACAAGTGAGTTTTTGGCGCCAAAACTACAAACGTTACACAAACTTTGCTATCAAACCCGAACGTATGGACTACATCGGCACTTTCAACGGTGGAAGTGAAGTGGTGGTACCAATTCGATCTAAGGGTGACCTTTTGAGTTACGTGTGGATCGAACACCCAAATATTTCCAACGTCGGTGTAAACACGGATGCTTTTCACTCGACGGATGATACGTCAGTGACTGAATTCAGCCTACACATTGGAGGTCAAGAAATTTGCCGCATGGATTCCTTGTATGTGCAGGGTGTCCACAACGTTATCCTCAGAGAGGGACAATCGAAAGCTTCGTGCGCGGTCACTACCGCCGAGGTAGCCGATAACGCGAAGGGTGTCGGTGGGTCCGCGGGGGATCATTACATAATCCCATTCTTCTTCAGTGAAGATTGGACCAAGTCCCTCCCCCTCGTTGGACTCCAATATCATGATGTTGAATTGCGAATCAAGTGCCGCTCGGGTCTGGGTAACTTGGCTGCGGCACCAAAGATTTATGGTATGTACGCCTATTTGGATACTGCCGAGCGCGAACATTTCACGTCTCAAGATCACGAACTTCTCATTACCCAAACGCAATACCAGCCAGTCACCAAGACTGATACATCGATTGATCTTACGTATTTCAATCACCCAGTGCAATCCCTCCACTTGACCACGTCCAATGTGTCCGGTACCGGTTGGGTGAGTGATTACAGCTTCGACAAGGCGTCCCTTTACATCAATGGTTTGGCGCTCTTCGAAAACATGTCCAATACCTTCCACCACAACGTCGTCCATGAAATGCACGCGTCGAGTCTCGCGCCATCTTCGCTCGATGTACTTCCATTGTTCTCGTGGCCTTTCTGCCTTACCATGAACCGCTCACAACCAAGTGGCAGCCTTAATTTCTCTCGAATCGACAATGCGAAATTGACCATTCAATCTCCAAAGTCCGATGCCAGAGAAGGTTTATATCGAGTATATGCGGTTAACTACAACATATTACGCATAAAGGATGGCATGGCCGGAATTGCATTCTCGAATTAATTCCCAGAAGAACCAAACCCACGTTCCCCGCGTTGCGTTGATTTTAATTCAGTTACCTCCTCTATGAGCGGTGTTTCACATCGCTCTAAAATCATTTGGGCGATACGATTCCCCTGTTTAATGACGAACGGTTCACTCCCGTGATTAAATAGGATAACTTTCAATTCACCAGTAAAATCAGGGTCAATAACTCCAGCACCAGTTTGTATACCGTGTTTGAGTGTGAGGCCAGATCTCGGTGCGATTCTACCGTACACTCCAGGTGGTAGACACGCGCACACACCAGTGCTCACGAATGCTCGTTCCATCGGAGGAACTACGATTTCCTCCATACTATATAAATCATAACCTACCGATCCCGGTGATGTTCTCGTTGGTATGGTAGCATCGGGATATAGCTTCTTAATTTGAAGACTCATGAATTACACACGAGTTAAATCTTTATATTTCTATAATGTATATGTCTCCAAGATCCCTGAGCAATAGAGAAATTTCCAATCACGTCGCGCGATTGGTACAAATTGATCATAGCATTGAAGGAATAAAAAATGATATACGCAAAGCAAACAACAGGTTGGAAAAAGCTACAAATAAATCTTCTAACACTTACAAAAATAGACTAAAATTAAGAGCTAATCTGAAGAAAACACTAAAAGATCTGACTGACACAAGAAAGGAATATATAAGCATCATATGTTCCCAAAATATGATTAAGGCATTAAATGGTAGGATAAAAGAAGGTGAAAATATCTTAAAATGTCCTTCTAACTTCCCTGAACTAAGACCAGAATTTGTACGTAAGATCAACCGCGTTTTAAAAAAAGATGTAAACGACCTCAGAAATGAGTTAAGACGCGCAAATGGTAAACGTGCATCTACGAGTGGTAGACCTTAACTACAGCTTAATGAAATAAAGTAAATAGTATAGGTTACTAAATACGTAACAGATACGAAGAACATACACACGTCTTTGAATAAAATCGAATATGTCATGACGACCATAGAGTACAATTTATGTAATAACATGACAAATTGTGTATATTCGCCATTACCCGTAACTAAAACACTACCGGAAAAAGCCAACATCAATACAGATGCTGGCAGAAACACGATTGTTTCTGCAAACGCCATAATAGTCAAAAGTTGCGCTATAAACAACATTTTTATGAAACTCCATATCAATTCATTTAATACACTGCGTGTTGGGGTTATTTCTATGATTGTCGGTTCTTCTTCGTATATGTGTGCCAAACATATGGATCTATCAGGATTACGTACCAATTTCCATATGTTTCCCATTGTGAAATATCGCGTCTATTTTTTAAACGGGCCGAGAACTACATCTGAAGACAGGTACTTTGTGAGAACATTTGGAGGGTGGAGCATATCGAACTCTTCCGTGGCATCCTTACCAGCAAATAGCATGATAGCCTTCTTACCACCCGGGTGATCGGGTAAAAATTTAGTTAGGTCGTATACCTTGTCTCGTATTATGACCCAACAGTCCTTTTCTATGTTATGCTTCGCTATTTCATCGAGTGACAAATTACGTGGATTTACGTGGTCGTTTATTTTCTTAATTCTATCCATTCTTATTTCTATTTGCTCGTAGCCTCTCTAAGCGAGGTTTTTCTTTGTTCATAAACATGGTCAACTGAGTAACCTCACCCGTCAAATATACCTGACCGTGATTTTTTATCCGGGATCTTTCCACACTTGCTCAACTCGCACGAGATTCACGCGCGACGATTTCATTTTTGAATTTTTGCTATGATGTATGGCGAGCATCGCCGCATCTCTCTTGGTTTCGCGTGGTAAGTATATATCTTCGCAACATACGATAACATGTGAACCAGCACCCCCATCGACGTGTAACCACCATTCGTTCGGGTAGCTCGATTCAGTGAGTGCGTCGTTTTCTTTTGCATTCTCACCCACTTTGATGATAATGCCGTCGAGGGATCTATACGAGTACATGGCAAATATACGAGATGTATTTTTATATTAATTACATTACTTGAAGGATACAGAAAACGAACGATCCGATGTCTGTTCTATGTGATTGATTTTAAGACTTTCAAGTCTTTTAATCATATTATTCGTGTGCTTTTCTGTTATGATCATGCATGATTCGGATAGAACGCGCCCCTTGTATTCGACCAACAATGGACCTCCCGTGCCGACGACTGCCCTAATAATATCAAGCATGTTTCTTAATATCTCATTCACCCTGATTGACTTAGGCAATAAAAATATCTGTTTAAACTAGGTATGAATAATAATTCAGTTGTCATAGAAACACCTCCTAAAACACCTAACAGTCCAGTGCGCGTCATACAAAATGTGAGCCCGGGTATTATCACGCGTGAAAGTTCGAATAACCTCAGGCGTATGCGAAGAGAACGGACGTCTTTTGCTAACGCGGGGTTTATAGGTCGAAGAATTGATTTCAACAACTCAAATAATCGTCCAAACACATCAAATTATATGAAGAATAAAAAAAGGTAAAAAATAATGCAAACGAAAATAATCGGACACGAAAAATTACATGGAAAAATATGAATGTGAAGAATCTTCCAATAGATCCAATCACGGCAAATGAATTCAATTACGGAGACAAAGCGGTAAAAATAAATAAACTGTATCTTTCGCCAACATCGTTTAGAAAGATGGCTCGCATGTCCATGACAAGTGCTATAAACGCAAACGGAAACATGGTTCTATTTAAAAATCCGATGACACGGGGCAATGTTAAAAAGGGTGATATTAAATTTGTTGTGTTAAAAAAGCAATAAACTAAAATTCGCTAAATTATATGCACGTAGTGTTAAAGTCGAGTCCCACACTCACGCATAAATATAGGGTCACTCTACCAAACAAAAAAACAATCGATATAGGTTCCATGGATTCACCAGATTACACAGATCATAGAGATCCAGGTATGATGCGCGTGCATCTTCTTGAAAAAGGTGCGCAAATACCAAGAGAACTACGACTAGAAACGGATCCTTATGAAATACACAGGGGTATGCTCTACGCGGTTACCAGCACGGAAGAAAATTGGGAAGATCCCTTTCGTGTGGGGTACTGGGAAAGATGGCTTCTTTGGAGTTACCCAAATGTAAACCAAGCGCAATTATGGATGACGATGCAAAAAAATATTCTGTTCATGCCCACCGAAGAAGCGATGTGGTTTTTTAACGAACACGGGAAATATTAAGCGCCCGTAGACCCAAAACCACCATCACCACGTTGCGTCTCTGACATTTCGGTGATTTCACGAACATACGGCGTTTCACACCTTTCCAAGATGAGTTGCGCGATTCTGTCTCCCTTCTTAACCTCAAACGGACCATCACCGAGATTAAAAGAGCGACCTTAATTTCACCCGTGTAATCCGGGTCAATCACGCCCGCACCCACGTGGATGCCATGCTTCACGGTGAGACCAGATCTCGGTGCAACACGCCATATACCTTCATTGGCAAAACAACTGCGACTCCCGTGCCGACAAGAGTTCGTTGCGAAGGAGGCAATACAACTTCATCGACACTGTATAAATCATATCCAACAGCACCGCCAGAACCACGAGTTGGAATAATAGCATCTTGAACAAGTTTTTTCACACGGAGTTCAGACATTTACTTATAAGAGTGTGTAATCTTTATCTTAATTAAGGAATATACGGCTTAATTCATAAATGTGGTCCATCCATAACGCAGTCGTACGAGCCACCGCTGAACCTAAACGGATTACGATAAACTCAAAAAACGTATTAACCGCGCAACGCTCGGATATGGTAGCGCACTGACGTCCATGTATTTCATCACCCACGGAGCAGAACAAGGTGTGTCTTCTACCATCGGTGTAGCAACCTCTTTCGCATACATCGCGCTACTCGAAAGACACGTGGATAATATAGAAAATTCACATTTTCAAAAACAGTTATTCGCACCGATTGGGACCGCTGTATTTGAAGCCATGTGGAATAGCGCACCTTTCGCGTTTGATTTTGATTACGGGGCTACATTTGTTGGATTTCTCGCGTATAAAGTGGCACTCTTGAGTGTCGTGTACGATGAAGTTCGGAGGATGTTGGTGTTAGGTGATAAGGAAGAGCAATAAAATGTCAGGGTATATCAAGAATGGCCGATAATAGTGTACGATTATATGGACAAAATGGACCCGGTCTTACTAGGAATTATGCATACAACTCAAACTCAAATTCGGAGCGCCGCCGTAATAGGGAACGTCTTGCATTAGATATGAATAATATCACCCACGAATTATATGGTAGAGGAACCCCCGCGAGCCCGGTCAGGAAACCGAAAGCTGTGAATGTTTCAAAGTATGAAAAAATGTTGAAGAATCTTGAGAATAAAAACAAAAACAATAACAATAACAAAAACAATAAACCCAATAATGAAAACAAAAACGTGGTTTCATGGTTAAATAAAGGTATGGCGGAATCTAAAAAGAGTAAAATTCCCAAAAATAAGAGGGTCTTCCTCTTAACGGATTTGACGAAAAATGGTAAGATTAAACACGTGTGGGATCGCCGATTTCTTAACAAGTTCATTGAATCAGCTGAAACTCTCCCAGTGTCGCGCCGTCGAGAAGTACGAGAAAATAACGACCCATTCTTCGCATCTCCACTGACACGGAACAAGTTTAGTAAGAATGACATCAAGGCGTATCCACCCACAAACGCGACAAAAGGGATAATAAAGCAAATTATGAATAGAAGGGTTCTCGAATCCAAAGTCAATAAAATCATGAAAATTAAGAATAAGGATTATTTAGCGCAGTCAAACATATTGGAGACGATAAAGCGTGGTATAAGAAAAGGTGATATAACAACCGAGAAACAAATAAAGGAACTTGCTTTGATATACGAGGTTACCGGTAGGGAACTGCTCATGTCTGGACACAAAAAGGATGGCGATTACTATACGGCGTATGTAAAAGGAAAGTTCAAACCTCATCACATAAAATTTATGGGAGATGCATACACTATTGTTTCTCTATTATATGACACCACTCGTACAGACCGATTTCGCGCGCGTAATTTAGTCCCCCTCCATAAATTACCAGAGACGACGACTACATATTTGTCAAGTTTTGACAAATATTATGAGCAACGAATAAATAGGCGCCCCAATATTAGTAATTCAAAAAAGGAAAATCAAAATAAAATAATTCAACAGAGGACTGTCATATTAAATGTATTAAGACGAATAGTCAAAGTAGGTGTATACAATAAAAGTAAGCTCCAACTTGAGCAAGCTATAAGCACATTAACAAATTCCAATTTACGAAATAAACTCAGTGAGTACGATGAGTGGTATGAGTTAGTGAGGAATGCTAGTTCGTAAGTATTTAGTTATTTGATTCATTACATAATTACTGTTTTATTTAACGACGCGTCGCGGACCGATATCGAGGCGACCCAAGTTCTTAATTTTACCGGTCACGATATATTCATCGATCTTGTTCGCAATGCCCCTGCCGATACCCGGTACCTTGTGGGGTCCTTGTGAAATCTCAGTTCCATTCGTGACTTCAAAGTTGAGTTTTCGAATAGCCTCTGCACCCTTCTTGTAAGCCTCGCTTTTGTGAGTATCTTTCTCCACGCACGCGAGTAAATCCAATTGTTCCGCGATATTCTCATTTGTAGTGAATGTCTTGAATCTCTTAATTTCACCGGTTTCAAGAAATTCATTTATTTTTCGGATGACACCTTTCCCGATACCCGGTAGGTGAGCGATTTGCTTACCATTGCTTAATTTGAAATCGAGATGATAGATGATATTGGCCGCTCGTTCATACACCGATTTCTTGTATTCATGTTCTTCCTCTTGAGCGAGGTCATCAAAAGCGTCCGTGAGGGGTAAGTTGTAGCAGACAAAGTAATCATCCGATTCAGATTCAGATTCAGATTCAGTTTCCGTTTCCGTTTCATATTCAGAGTCGGATGCGACGGACTCGTTGTCACTCACTTCAGCGTAGTGAAGCATTGTTTCGTATTCCAGGATAGCCTTTTCTTCTTCACATTTGTGGAGACGCTCTTTGAGTTCGGCGTTCTCCTTTTCGAGGTTGGAAATGTAGGTGGCGATAGATTGAGAGTTCATCTTTGATTGAGTCAATTGATTATTCATGGAGGTAAACGCGACTTAGGTATTTTTTTGTGTGTGTATTTTAAGATGCCTTCGCTTCGTAGATCCACGCGGACTAGGGTACAACCCAAGACTAATAAAAATACGCAAGTTGTGGTAAATAACAACAAGCCCAAGGCTACTAAAAAGACGCAAGTTGCAACAAAAGCGAGAAAACAGGATCAAACTAAAAAAACTAAACCTATCAAAAAAATTGATATTATGAAAAATATTGAAAATAAAAAATTTATGAAATTGGCTTCTTTATATCAAATAATGGAAGACACACAAATTCAAAGAAATATTAAAGGTGGTCGTTACGGGGGTGAACTATTATCTCTTATAAATCAACAACAGGAAGCCATAGAAAAACGTACAATAAAAATAGAACAAAAAAAATTTACTTTTAAAAATGATGATATTAAATTAGATTTTTTAGTATTATTGTGGTTGGATATGTCTCATGATGCAACCGTGGTAAAGGGACTCACGGAACATAAACCACCAAAACCAATATATTATACATTTAGAGAGTTTTTAGACTTAAAAATATCAAATATATTGGTACCAAATACACCTAAAATTAAAATTACAGAATTTATTTCTAAACTAAACGAGACGGGTGCAATCGATTATAATACTAATAATTCTAATATAGTAGATATTACTGCTAAACCAGGATTCGAAGTTAAACTAAAAACGAATTTTGAAAATTTATTCGACTTAAATGATATATTGAAAGCAACTTCTAGTGAATCTATAGGAAAATACTTAAAAAACAAAAATAATCCAATTTATATATCCGTAGACCAAGAATCGGATAAACAATCACCCATATCAACTTTAATAATAAAAAGTAAATATGATATTAAAAGAAGTAATGGTACTAAAAAGAGTTTGTATGGAATTAAGTCTCTCGTAACTTTAGCAAATATAATAGACCCGGGTGCAATAAAGGGTAAAAAGGGAAGCTTGTTAAAAGACGTGAGTCAGCTTTTTGAAAGACCTCCTAGAGTATTTAGTACCTTTGTAGATATAACAAAATTTGATTTAGATGGAAAAATAATAGAAATAATACCAAGTTCAGCTACCTATGGCAAGTATGACCTAAAAATAGGTACTAAAATTGTAGAAGGGGGGGAAAACTAAAGCAAAGGCTCAAGAAAAAAACGATAAGCTTCTTAAAATATCTAAATTCTGTGGTGATTTCCTACAAATATTAAGTGTAGCGGCGGCACAAAAAACTATAAATTGTACCGTGGGAACAGGTGATGCTATGATGGCGACTATGTATCTGTTTATACAAAAACATGTATTGGAGGAACCAAACCCACGAATAGTATTTGATACGTCTTACCACTCGGGTAGATCTAATATTATAATATGTGGATTTTCTAAACAGTTTATACCAAATTACGTTAAAAATAAAGCTATATCTCCATCTAACAAGACGGGTGTTACTAGACCGATGCGCGAAACCAACTATAATAAAAACGCTAATAAGTCAGTACCAAAACCATTGAATGCCCAAAACCAGAAGCCGACTGGCTCCGTTAAACAACGCACACCTCAAAATAAGCCACAGGGAGCCAAAAGACAGAGGACGCCAAATGTAAATGTAAATGTACCAGTGGCCAAGAAAATGAAAAAAAACCACCCCCGCCCTTAGGGCTGCGCCATCTCGAAACAATACAGCTGAAATGAAGCGCCCCAATTCGAATGTATCTCAGCGTAAGAGACTGAGACCTACTACAGGTAGTGCCGGGTCTTCTTCCGAAAGACGAGTCAGACAAAGAGTATCCCCGGGTAATCGGTCGTCCGCAGCTAAAATAAATCCCGATCCGCGGTGTAATACGTCTTTCCTTTCATCGCAAAACTATGTACTCTCGCATACGCCCACGCTTGTGGAGAAGCGCCCGGTCGGTGTCCCGGTTCTCCACGCGGCGAGTCCTCGATCGTATATTGTTCTCAGTGTCTTCAGTGGTATCTTCGTCGCTTTCGCAATTTCGGGAAGGGATTTCGCGTTCGGGTACTTTTCGCGGAATCGTTTCGTGTAAGAGGATGTACGGGTTTTAACACCTTTATCAGTTGAGAATTTCGTGTATGTTTTTGTTTTCATTTTCACATATCTTTTTTCCACATCCCTGAGCGTTTTCAATCCCTCTGAAATATTTAAGGGGCGCATATACCGGACTTCCCTTTTTTTCGTAATTCGCGAATCTTCTTAGATATGTCTTGGTCGGTGAGAGCCATCTTATTTATTACATACAATTTTAATCTAACCAATCATAATCATCGATACTATCCATCTTAATACGACAACCGTCACATCTCCGACATTTCACATATGTATCTTCCACTGGTGAATATATTTCACATTTATCCCTGCACACATAGCAGTTGTATCTAACTTTAGCGACTTGTTTGCTTTTAAACTTTCGTGGATGTTTCGTCCTAGAATCTGTATGCAAGTCCAGACCTTTCCAAATAAGGAAATTCCCGGTGATGATTTTCGTCATACTTTATCTTCCGAAAAATTTAATGACGTCTTCGATGCTATCAAAAATTCTATTTTCAAAACACACCTTTCCTGACTTTTGAAAATAGACACCTTCCCTCCCCTTGTAAGAAGCCTTGTGAATCATGTCTGATTTACGATGCTCTACATTTTGACTTAGTTAAACAAAAGAGGCTAAAATCGTATAAGATGAGTCTCGAAATAATCATAGGTAACATGTTCTCGGGTAAGACGTCGGAACTCATACGACGTCTGAAGAGATACAAAGTCCTTGGTAAACGCATATCCGTGATAACCTCATCGAAAGACACGCGTTCGGAAAAGGAAGTCATACACAGCCATGATGGTGTCGATTTCGAATGCCTGAAAGTGAGCGAAATCGCGGATACGTTACTGGATGAGAATTTCTGTGAGTCGGATGTCGTCGCCGTGGATGAAGCGCAGTTTTTTGATAACCTGAAAGGTTTCGTACAAATGTGTTTGTTTCTAAAAAAGACAGTCATACTCGCAGGTCTCGATGCCGATTTCAAACAGGAAAAATTCGGTGAAATTTTAGACTGTATACCCGTCGCGGATAGTGTGACCAAGTTATCAGCGTTGTGTATGAGGTGTAATGATGGAACACCCGGGCCGTTTACGAAACGTATCGTAAACACCAAGGAATTAGAGCTCGTGGGTGGGAGTGAATCATATAAAGCCGTATGTAGACAACATCTCATATTTAGAATCTTTTAACATCAAGTATCAGTACAATTCTTCTATCATCCGTGGTCTTCTTAACCATGTGATATCTCGAATGATCGAATAACAAATCTTCGCCCGGTTTGTGTTCATGCGTCTCGTATTCCGTGTCTAGAGTACTCGTACCCTCGAGTGTGAGGTGGTATCTGAGATATAAGTTGTGTTCCGCTCGGTGAGGTGGTATGGTCATGGGTCCTTCCATCACGGATATCACTCCACCAACGACGCGCGGTATCTTGTCTATGCACCTCTTTATGAGTGGGAAATCCTCGATTTTGTAATAGTAATAGTTCTCATTCTTTTCAAACCATGAATCGTCGTCATGAAAGTAGTACTTTTTAGCGTCCTTCATGCCCGACAATAAAGCGTCTCTTAGTTCTCTGTAGTACAATCGAATGATCCACAAGTCATTGTAATCTTTTGGGTAATAAAATGGTTTATGACACAACATGTCTATGAGTGTATTTCTCATGCCCACGAGTGGTCTGAGAGGTCTACTGAAATACAGGCGGTCTATTGGATTTTTAAAATAATCGAACGCCACCAAGACAACCGAGCCTAAGAGATATTTCATTATTTTCTCCATATATAATAAATGCCAGGTTATAAAGGAAAGGAATACTACGCACCAGAACCAACCGATGAAGTCGACACTCTCGATAAGCGTTTCTTCATGGGTCTCACTAGAACGCAGACCGGTTTGATCGCACCACCAGTGCTTTACTTCACCATGGTTCTCTTCGCCCTCGCCATGGCGCTTCCAGCCGTGTACAAAAAGCGCCCAGCCTTGTTGATACCACTCGCCATTGGTTTGTACATCAATGGTATTCACTTGTACCACCACTACATCCTCTTGAAAAAGTAAATTATTTTAGACGTGTATATTAATAGAATGTTCCTATCAAAGGTGTTCGCAAACTTGATATTTCAGTCACTCGTGACATACGGCTTTGCGAAGGCTACCATAGAAGATCCAAAAATGAGTAAGGCTGTCGCCGAAAATGCGCTCACGTACATGGTCGCGTGGTTCGTCGCGCTTCTCATGTTTGCGTTTACGAAGAACATCATCACGCGATTCATGCTTTTCACAGCTTTGTCCGCCGTCGCGGGTATGTTATTGGGTACGCGAGGTGAGAGAGACGTAAAGGAGGCTTTGCTCGATGCGGTCACCATTTTCATCACCATGTTTGTATTGGGTGCCGTCACGCGCATGCTCGGGTATGATCTCAGGATGCTCGGTTCTATTTTGTTCGTATGTCTCATAGGTTTGATTTTGGTAAGGCTATTCACGGGTAAGAGGTATTCTCAGATCATCGTACCACTGTTTGCTCTCTTCGTCATATACGATACCAACAACATACTGAGACGAAACTACGAAGGTAATTTTGTGGGTGCGTCGTTCGACTACTTCGCCGATATTCTTAATTTGTTCAGTGGTCTCCTCGAAAATGAATGAACACCATACTTTTTTGAAAATGAAAATCGAAAAAAAAAAATAATTTTTTTTTCACTTTCTTTTAAAAGAAAAAAGTTTCAAAAATAAAAAAAATATTTTTTTAAAAATTTTCAAATGTTAATAATAATGAAAGTTACTCTCAAGAAAAGTCCGATCCGGGACAAGAAGTACAGAGTGACATTTCCAGATGGCGACCATGTAGACTTTGGGGGCAAAGGATACACGGACTATACCATACACAAGAACCCAATGCGCATGCGTCTCTATGTGTTACGACACGGTGGTGGAGACACTCGTAAATTCAGTGATCCACAAAGGGTACACGAAAGAATGTCTAAAGTGACTAAGAGCAAACTCGAGGATTGGGAAATCTCGGGTTTGAAGACGGCGGGTTTTTGGTCGAGATGGCTTCTGTGGAGTGAACCAAGTCTACGGGAGGCGATGAAACACATGAAAATGAGATTCGGATTAGACATCACTTAGAGAATTCATCGTAATGATAAAAAATGGTGATAACACCCCTTCGTGTGAGAATAATCACGAGACCACGGTTACCAAAACGTAAACGAATCGTAACGTGTTCCTCTAGACCGGAAATCACACCGGCTAAAGTCATCGAAGCAGTCGCCGGTAAGACTGCGGCATACGGCGTGATACTAGGAACCGCTAACTGGATTGTATCCGGTGCGAACCCGATCGAACAATATCATCGCCCCGAATTTGCGTGTTTGGGTGTGTTGTGTTCCGCCATATCTGCGTATTCGGTAGACAGGTGCGTCGCACAGTCAAAGAGTATCGAGGAATTTGATAAAGTTTTCTCATGTTGAAACCGGACGATTGGCCATGATCATATTCACGTCCATGCTGATTGGCTGTAGCATTTAATACACTTAAACGTGAGCTACGTCTATTATGAAAATGGAAAGAGATAGGTTAATTTTCTTCATGAAAGCGCACGCGCGGGGTATGATCGCCAAACACCGCGCCATCGTAGAAATATACCTAACAAAGCCTTCGGGTATCGGTGAACACTCCGATGTAATGGAAGCCATGGAAGCGGAACTCGATTTGATCGCTAAATACAGTGACCGACTCGAAGCTCTCGAAAAGTACATCGTTAACCCGGACACAGAATAAAATATATGTAAATATTAAATTATGGTACTACCATTTTTGATTCTTCCATTGTTGAATGTTTTGGGTATAAATGTGTTTCCGGGTCAGGATGCGTGGAGTCCAACGGTCCCATTCGACAAGAACAAGCATTACTCCATGTCAGCCCTAAGCATCCTTTGCTGTTGCATAATGATATCAAATGCTTTACGAAAGAAATTCATAGGGTGGTGGGTTCCAGTACCAATGAAGCCGGTGGGTTACGGTTCATTGGCCGTGTGTTTAGGTCTGAGTTTACTCGTTTTAATAGATACAATACACAGAGTCCAATCACTCGGCAAGACGGACGAGTCACAAGAGGGATAGGTGTGAATGTTCCAGGTGAAGAGTAAACCTAAGTCAAGCATAGTCTTGTAATTAATAACTTAAACCAGTTTAAATGAAGCGATTATTAATATTTGACCTCAATGGGATCTTTCTAATTCGCCGACGAGATAAGACCTCCCAAAAACCAGATTTTATAGTCGGAAATTTCAAATGTTTTGTGCGTCCAGGCATTCGAAAGTTTCTTAAATGGGCGCATCATAATTATGACGTGGCTGTGTGGTCTTCAACTATGCCTCACAATACGATACCTATTGTGAGGCATATTTGGGGTAAGAAAATGAAAGATCTGAAATTTATTTATTCTCAGAGACAATGTACCAATATCGGTACTATGGATAGTGGAAAGCCTGTATTTCTCAAAGAACTTAAATATGTATGGGAGATGTTTCCATGGTATGACGAAACGAATACATTATTGATAGATGATTCACCCCATAAAGTAGTCAATAATCCAGCAAATACATCTATCCACCCCGAACCCCTAACATTTGAAACGCTTAATAATCCAGTAGATTTGCAAGAATTGATAGCCTAAGTCGGGGTAATAGACCTCTGTAATTCAAAATTTAATCATGGAAGACCTTACCTCGCTCATGGAGACCCTCGACCTGGTTGCCAAGTCGATCCCGGAGGGCGAATACTTGAAAATGTGCCATAATATGAAAAACTTGTACAAGGTCGTGCCACGAGCAACTTCTCCCGAAGCGCACTTACCGAGGGTCCATGTCAGGCTCGATGAACCACCTCAAGTTGCCCGCCTCCGGGAACTTACGGGGAATCACAATGCGCAGAAGGAGGGAAATTCGTCGGCATAAAAGCCGTCTCAAATATATGCGTATCAAAAAGAGAGTGACCGCTGGAGTCCGGGAAAGCGCGGTTCGTGAACGATGTCACCAACTTGGAATACGAATTCGCGAGTATACTATTGACGAACTTCGTGCGAGGGGTCATCAAATTCCCGACGAACGAAGCTTTTACCGTGATTATATGGATAGAGTGAACCAACGCACACAAGCTTTAATGAATGATCTGAACGGACGCGTTAGAGAAATGAACGAGGAAACCGACAGGGATATCCCTGAATGGGACGCACTCTACCTCGAGGCCTATGATGTACCGCGCCCGGCGGATTGGTTCTGGTCTTGGCAAGCTGGTTATGTGTAGCATTAATAGAGATACCTCTATGTAATTACGTCATGAACGACTCTCCACACCCGCAACTAGATTTCGCGTTTGGATTCTCAAACGTGAATTCACTCTTCAAACGATCACTCACGTAATCCATCCTTGTCCCGATGATACTCATCAACGCGTTCGTGTCGACGACGATCTTAGCTCCGTCTTCCGTCTCCACTAACTCGTCAAGCTTTTTGCGCTCGTTCTCATTCATGTAATTCATCGTATACATCATTCCATTACAACCCCTCGTCTTTACCCCGATCTTTAGGTATTCCTTATCATTCGCCAGTAATAATTCTTTTATTTTTCTAGACGCAATCGGTGTCACCTCCATCACCTGTTTCAATCGCATCCTTTATTTATACAGAGACTAAAAGAAATTGTCTGTTCGGTACATCTTCGCCGAAAAGTCACCCGATTGACCGAGAATGTTCACGGTCTCATTACCATAGATTTCTTGGCATCCGATATCATCCATGCAGTCTCTTTCACCCATCGACACTGGAAGAGAGTACATTTGATCACCCGGGGTTACCGTGTAATAATGGTATCTGTCTCTTCGTCCACGAACTTCCTTGCCATACAAGGGGAGTGTCTCGTCGTTTTCACCGAGTAACACTCCCATTTGTTGAATACGTCGTGGTTTGTATTCCTTGATCGGCGGCGCTCTAAATTCACGGGTCACTGGAATCTGAACTGGGACGTGGACGCGCTCTCTCGTGTGGATTCGCTTCACGGGTTGGGGCTGTGTGAGCTTATACAAAATTATGAGCAATAACACGAATATAGTTATGAGCATAGAGGTATGTTTAGTCTTCGCCTTCATTATTATTACACTTAGATTTTAATAAAGGTTATCTTAAATCAATTCTCCCAAGTCTGTATTGCGTGAACAACCAAAGGCAGAACATGACCGTTTTCAAAAATTTATTTGCATCCGTGTCATCCATCTTATATATAGGACCCATGATGCGACCAAAGAATGTCTTTTCCTTACTGTTTCCGGTAACGAACATTTCCATCTGTGTGAGCGCACACGTATCGTCATTCACAGACCAATGGTAAAAGATGAATGGAACCACTATGCTGTACATTTCAAGCAACTCTGTATTTTTCAGGAAGGGTGTTACGAGTACCGCGCCAAATAATACGAGGTGAATGAAGAATATAATATTCATCTATTTATATGGAGCAAGAAAATAATAACGCCATCGAGGGGTTTCCCAGAGACATAGAGAAACCGGAGCCACCGAGGAAATGGCACCCTCAACAGGAAAAAGTACTCAAGAGTGGGGTGAAGCCGCCGCGTGCTATAGATACTTAAATTACCAAGCATTTCTCATGTTTCAAAAATTAAGTATGCGTTTTACTCTCCCTGTTATCGTGCTCTCTACCATAACCGGTACCGCAAATTTCGCCCAAGAACAATTCCCCGTTAGTATACGTTCGTCTGTACCATCCATCATCGGAGGTTTAAACCTCATCGCCGGTATTATAGCGACTATAATGCAATTTTTGAAGATTAACGAACTCATGGAGAGTCATCGTTCTGCGTCACAATTGTATGGTAAACTGTCGCGAAAAATTAGACTTGAACTCAACCTTTCACTCGTAAACAGATCGATGGATGGAAGTGACATGGTTCATGATTGTCAACAAGAAATGGACAGGCTCATAGAACAAAGTCCACCTCTACCCAAATCAATCTTAACTGCGTTCGATCGTGAATTCCCCAGCGACGATGTCTTTACAAAGCCAGAAATATTGCACGTTCACCCGATACTCCCTTTCAAGGCCATCAAGGAATATTCCATCATGAGTCTTCTCAAAGATCCACGGGAAAGAAACATGACCGACGGAGAATTAAAAGAAGAACTGGATGAGTTACGCGGACGTGTTATGCCCGGAAATAAAGCAGAAGATCCATTGAAAAAGACTGGAATTCGCCGACGTGCGTCCGAGTTTGTTGAATCTTTTACAAAGAAGGAGCCAGTAAAGAAGGAAGAGGTAGACGTGGAATCGGCGTCTCAAGAAGACGAAGAAGAAGGGTGAGTAAACACGCGACTGGCTATGAAAGCGACTAACACAAACAGGATTAGATTAAAGACACCAAAACATAATAGGTAAGGGATAACCTTCCTTTTTATTGGGTCTATCAATCTATCCTGGATCGCATTATTTTCAAAAATAATATCTATAGCCTGATTAGCGAGATCATCAGTTCTTTTTTCAGCCATGGACGCCTTTGTTAAAATAAAAACACAAAAAAAGACTGTGTCCAATACGCTCCACCAAAAAGAAATAGACCTGTTACGTACATACATAAATGAAGGTAAACATGTAATGATCTGTGGTGCGTCTGGTACGGGTAAATCATTCATACTTAATGCCGTTTTAGATGAATACAATTCTATAGAAATAACACCCGATTTGAAATTTAAGGATGAACTAAGAAACTCTAAAATGACCACATATTTAGATGACTATAGACATGAAGTGATCGCACAAAGACAGATAGTAGATCGAGTATCTGAGGGCAATCCATTCACGAAAGGGTCATTTATTGTGTGTTCAACAAGTGTCTATCTCATATCAAATTTCAAACTCATAATATTACCGAAACGCACACCCGAACAAATCGCTTCATTGAGGCCGGGTGTGTCTGGTGCTATGAAAGCCGCAGAAGCGTGTAAGGGGAATATACATAACTTTTTTCATTATATAGAATTTTCCGATGAAAAGGATGAATTCATAGAACCAAAGGAAGTTGCCGTGTCGTTACTATGTGACAGAGAAATCGTAAAGTCATCAGATGCCATGTGTGAACATGGTCATGTATGGGGTATTGTACATGAAAATTACCCGGAATCGTCAAATGTAAACATACACAAAATTTCACAAGCTCTTTCAGATGCAGATTTACACGACTCGAGCATATACAGTGGGTTTTGGGATTCAATGTTATACTTTACGAACTCTATAATATCTACACCGGCTTACTATTTAGGTGAAAAGATAGATAAAACCATAATAAGACCCGGTAGCTTTTGGACAAAATACGGTAATTATAAAATGAGAAGCCAGAAACTAGGAAATATTTCAAGAAAAACGCGTGGTATGTCTCATCAAGAGCTCTCACTCATGCGACAATACGCAAAACAGGGGAATATGGAAATGTACACACAATATAAACTCACACCACAGGATTTTGACGTCATTAATCACTTATGTATAGGGAATAAGCTCAAACCACGTGAGGTATCCCAGATCAAGAAAAAAATAAAAGAATATATAAATGTCCACCAATAACACCGCCACTAGCAAACTTAATATGTCCGGTGTAGTAAACAGTGCACGACAGGAAGTCAATAGACAAATGAAAAATCTTGTGAAGGGTGTTATGTCCTATACTATACCACTAAAAAGGAAAATCACACCATCCAAGACTTCTGCATTTAAAAAATACGAGAAAAAACCAGGAATTTCGAGTCGATCCGCATTTAAAAAGTACGTGAAAAAACCAGAATCAATCGAGTAAATCTGCATTTAAAAGATACAAAAAGTAACTTAAAACGTGTACGTGTATACTCGGTATAAGATGCCAGCTCCTACAATTTTGCCAATCGCTACTGGTGCTGAGGGCGACTTTAAGACGACCCGCATCATCGGAAATGAAATGTTCTTTTACAGCGATGTAACGACGGATGATATCTTGGAGTTTACCGAAGAGCTCAAGAAGCTCGAAAACAAACTACTGAAGCAAGCCATTGACTTCCCGGGTTTCACACCTGAAATCCGTATTAACATCTGCAGTGACGGAGGTGAGATGTTCGCTGGACTCAGTGCCATGAATATTATTGAAAAGTCCAAGGTCAAGATTGTGACCATCGCTCAAGGGGCGTGTTGCAGCGCTGCGACGTTCATGTTGCTCGGAGGTCACGAACGTCGCATGGGTAAGAACGCCCACATCCTCATTCACCAGTTGTCCACTAACGGTTTCTGGGGTAAATTCGAGGATCTCAAGAATGAAATGGATTCATGCTCCAAGTTCATGGACATGATTACAAAGGTCTACGGTGAGAAGACTGAAATCCCAGAAAAGGAATTCAAGAAGCTCATGAAGAAGGACATCTACCTGAACGTCGAAGAATGTCTCAAGTATAATGTCGTGACCTTGATTGACTAATGTCAACACTCCGTTTATACAGACCAAAAACAGCTAATACTATAATAACTATACACGCGGTATTCGCATTCAGTGGAATATTCGTGGGTGGGGGTGGCCTAAGTCGCTCCATTCGCTCGTAATTTACGACCGGAATCATATCTACCCTTACTATAATGGAAACAATTTTTAAAACTGATTCTAAAGGCAGAAAACGCTACGCGAACATAAGTGTTCAAAAAATGCCTGATGGAACCGCCAACATCATCAAAAAGAGTGGTTTGGTTGGTGGTAAAGAACTTGTTTCTACAATTCATGTGAAGCTTGGATATGATAGCGCTCTCAAACGTGCGAAGACTATGTGGGAAAATGAAAAGGTAGTCCCTGTGACGCCAATGCTGGCTCATAAGTGGGAAGACCGCCAAAAGCATATCTCTGAACCGTTTTATGTTCAGCCAAAAATAGACGGAGTTCGTCTTCTCGTGTCTAACAAGGGAGGTATCTCTCGAACTGGTAAAGTCGTACCTGGTACGGAACACTGGGGGAAGGGTCTCAAGGAAGGTGAATACCTCGATGGCGAATGCTATGACCCAACAAAAACATTCGAAGAGATTACGAGTCTGTATAAGACAAACCCAAAGGCTCTCCAGTTTCACGTGTTTGATTATTTCGACACGAATAGACCCAAACTCACGTTTGACGAACGCCTGGAAAGAGTCACCGTGGAAACAAAGTGGGTACGTTCAAAGAAGGATCTTCCAGCTGTACACAAACAGTACATGGAGGCTGGATACGAAGGTACTATGATTCGTGAAGCTTCGAGTGTATACGAAGTTGGTAAGCGAAGCAATTACCTATTGAAGCACAAAGATTTCATGACGGAGGAATACAAGGTTATTGGTATGCGCGAATGCACCGGTAAAGACGTGGGTACTCCCACATGGGTCTGTGTGACTCCATCCGGAAATGAATTTACAGTCAGACCCGAGGGAACTCGTGAAATTCGCCGTGAAATGTTTAAAAATGGTTCTTCTTACATTGGTAAGATGCTGACCGTAAAATTCCAAAACCTCACCGATTTAGGTGTACCAAGGTTTCCCGTCGGAATAGCATTTAGAGATTACGAATGATGTTATACTATATGAAGCGCGTAGCAATTGATATCGATGAAGTCCTCATGCCGTTTGTTCGCCCTATGGCTAGATGGAAAGGTCTAAAGATGCCACCTTCCAATACTAGATATGAATATGTCTACAGGGACATGTTTAACATTACCGAAGAAGAATCCGTCGAGATGGTTCGCGGATTTACAAATCAAGTGAATTCGCTGAAATCAAACCCATTCGTGGATCACAATTGGGGATGTCGAGAGTTCGCAATAATTTTGATAAAGTGTACGCGGTAACCGGTAGACAAGACATCGTACGAGACCGAACAGAAGCATGGCTCAATCAACACTTTGAAGGTGTATTTGATGACGTGATACTAACAAACAGTTTCACGGATTACGAAGTCTCAAAGCTAGATATATGTCGTTCCCTCGCGATAAATACAATTTATGATGATAACATGCACACATGCATTCAATGTAAAGAAGCTGGTATGGTTGCGTTCAACTTTATGGGTTACGACCCAGAATTATATCCATGGTGTGAACATACAAACATGTCCATGTATGGTTGGAACTAATATAAAAGGCACACGCCATTATAAACTAAGATGTCTTCGTACGGTATTGTCGGTATTACCCCGGATAGCCTCAGGGTTATCCGGGACATGCAACAATTTAAGAATGTTCATGTGTGTGACAAGAGCAAACACGAGACTTACACCATTTAAAAATGCACAATCACATCCAAACAGTCGCAGATTTTTCGTTAAACATGCAGAGGCCTCGTACAATCGCTACATTCTTCAATTCAAGTGACTACGAACACGCGAGAACCATGGATCAATTGATTGAGTGGTGTGACAAAGAAGATACCATCGTCAATTTAAATTTGGAAAATTACAGAAAAAGTAAAGGGTACGCAAGAGCCTGTGGGGAAAAGGGGATTCATTACGTCACCGGTGGATTATCTGACAAATTGCTCATGATAGATGGTTCAAGAACGGTCGTCGACAGCCAAGAAATCTTTTTTAGAACATTCTCTAAAACACTCGCACACTTGGATGGTGAACCGGGGACTGCCCAACTTGTGAAATCGGTGCACGAAGCCGCAGAGTGTGCATTGTATCAGGTTTTTGCCGAAGTGTACGGATATTTTAACCAAGATCCGGAAGTTATAAGAGTGTTAAATCAGGCATTGAAGACGGACGTAAATGGTCCCATCTTAAAAAATGCCCTACGACGGATGTATCAAGCACCCGATCATGACGACATTGCTCAAGAAAACTTGAGATCGACGTGGTGTTCGATTTATGCTCTCAACGCGGGGGTGTGTGTACCGATTTTACAATCAAACGCAAACGCACGTTCCATGAGCAGAGACATGAAGCTTACTGGCACAAAGCAAGTGTTTAATAAATTCAAGGATGAATTGGTCGTGATCCAAACTATCCGCTTCATGTACGCCATGGTTTACCTGGAATCCACCAGAGCGTGTTCAGCAATCAAGGGTTGTATTCAATCGAGTACGCTCGAGTGTGACATGTTCAAAACAGAAAACCAACACGAAATAATAAAGAACACGGCGACATACGCAAGGACCTTTTCTATTCACTGTATTCACGCGGGTATACCGTGTCCAGCAGTACAAGCCGCCCTTTGTGAATATTATTTCTGGACGCAAACCAAGACCTCTATGAACTTCATAGCAACCCTCCGTATATAATTTTATTTACATATTTTAGAAGTATGATTATTGTAATAATTCTAATCGCTACGCTAATCATTGTGAAGACCATACTTTACAGGCCTAGAGTAGATTATACGTGTTATATGCTCACGACAGATAAAAATGGACCAAGAGCACAAAAATTTATGCGTACTTATGATCACACCGTACCACTCGAAATAATCGAAGGACCCGATACCCGAACACCCGAGGCGGCTAAAAGATACCAACGCAATGTAGATCCAAAATATTACAGGCAAGCGCTTAAACTGTATCACGATAAAAATGCCGTTCGACCCAATATAACATACTTCAACCTAGGAGCTATAGGATGCTACGCGGGACACATGAAAATATACGACAAGTGCTTAAATTCAAGACGCAAGTACGCACTCGTATTCGAAGATAACGTCGTCATAACAAATCACAAGTTCTTCGATGAAGTACAAGCTGTGATTGATGAATTAGGCGATGATTTTGAACTCTGCTTCTTTCACTGTTTGTCCAGATACTCATCGTCGGATAAGGGTAAGAATGGTTTAGAACTCGTAAAATGGATATCTAGTACAAAGTGTTATCTCATAAACACAGAAAACATGAAAAACTTTGTTCATCACTTTGAAATCATGGACAATCACATCGACATGAAACACGAGGACCTCATATTCGAAGGAGCTCGCGTGTATTACAAAGATCTTAGACACTGTATGCTCGTAGACAGATCGCACACGAGTCTCATTGGACACAGTAACTGGGAAAACAAGGAGTTTTTCTCAAAGAAATATCCAGACGCAACGACAGATCTTTTAGAAAAAGGCTATTAATTTTTTTATAGTGTGTCTTTAAGGATGGTGAAGGCTGTATTACTAAATGAAAAACGAAACGATGTACATGAAATAAACGTAGACCTATCGCCCGAGAAAAACGAAATTTGTAAGATACTCAGGGGTAAAGCAACTTTTCTCGGACAATGGGAAGAAGAACTTGTAGTCATATTAAAGTGTAAAGAAAGTGTATTTGATTTAAAATTAAACGAAAATATATTACCTAGACCATTTTCTAACATGGATGTCGACGGTCGCATACTCCTGATACGCATGGACGAGGAATCGGAGCCACAAGATTTTACGAAGGTGGAATACGATGACATGTGCAAAAATTCACCGCACATGACACGATCCGTCACTTCCAAGGTACATCCTGTGGTCTAAAACGACACGCGGTTTTTAGGAACTCGGTAAACAATTCAAAATCTTTCTCTGGTTCATCGAGTTCATCGAGTGAATCAAGTATTTTACCAACATACTGGTTGTACGCTTTGTGTCCACCTCTATGTGTGAGTCTATTCTCACGCATTCCGGGTGTGATGTATCTCGGCATCATGATTATATTCTTTCCCTCATTTACATCATACCTCAAATACTTAATCACTGGATGATTTTTGAATTGTCGGGGAATCACGTGATGGTCTTCCACGTTCTTAACACCCCATCTAAGTTTAAAATTGCGGCGTATAACTGACCCATACCTCATACTATTCTCTTGGATAACTTCTTCACCGAGCCGCATGAGTGAATCTTCGAGCTCATCAACTTCGTACCACGCTTCGTAACACGCTTTGCACCCTTTGTTTTCTTCACAAATATCTTGAGCTTCGCGTATCGCTTCCCTTAATCTGAAACGCAAACGATCGTTATCGTGTCTTTCAGATTTCATTTGCACTGATGGTTTGTTGTAGATAGTTTCAAGTATAGTAGTACGAATCTTAATACGCCTGTACTTGTAAATATCATTGGGTTGGTATGACGCTCGAATCATCTATGCTATTATGTATGGGTATTTTTTGCGTTCTTCTTTCGTGCGCAAAAGTTGAACCAAACCAAGGAAGGTTATGAGCACGAGAACGGCGTCTTCAAAATCACGGGTCGCGGAAAACGAAATCACGAGAAGAGACAGAAGCTTGAACCACACACTCGACGTGATGGTTTTCGTTCTTTCTGGGAGTTCACTGACTGGAGCGATACCAAACATGGCGTGAAGAAGGATAATGATACCATACAAGGTGTTATGATTAAGTGTAGTGTTTATAATTGGATAAAAATCTTTGGAAGCTACTTTTACACCACCATACACAGAGGCGGCGACGAGTGGTACGAGAATAGCTGTGTTCTGGAGGAAAGCCATTTATATATACAAAGAAACGTTTTTACATATGGGACACATATGTAAAAATGCTCCTAGCGGGGCTCGAACCCGCGACTTTGGCGTGCCTCTGTGAGAATGAACTCACATGTATATACTATCGTATAAGCACCACACTCTAACCAACTGAGTTATAAGAGCTCGTCTTTCATGTATAGTACACGCATTACATCTTTAAACTAGTTGTACGTACTAACGATGTCGATGTATGCGTCTTCATCAACGAACGTTTTCAGAATATCCACGATGGCTTCATTACCACTGCACACAGCTCCAACAAGACCCGGATACGCCATGACCTCCATGTATGCGTGAAAGAAGTTACCGAGTGCGGTTTGGCACGTATTGATAAACGTCATAAACATCTCGAGTGCGAGCTCCTTGTCCTCTTTGATCGCAATCCAATAAATACTAAAGTTTTCATAATTGTCGTTTCCATTTCCAGCATCTTCGTACACGTGATTTGCGTGTTCAAGGATTTGGTGTTCGAGCTTTCGAAGCCTGTCGAGATCGCCGTGAACGATAGCGTGTTGGAGTTCCATTTTGTATTACTGAATGGGTCAAGGGGTATCACTTAGGACTATTTTCGTGTTTTATTCTAACATGCGCTTGTGGTTTGTAGCGAGGTGTTTCTTTGATAAGGCTCGTATGCATTTAGTATTTAGTTTTTTACAGGAGGGTATCATAAAAACCGCGTCTAACATAAAGAAGGAGTATGGAAAACTGGGGACAACAAAGACCAATACCAGAAGAGGACGTTCCTTGTAATAATTTCACGCACGTAATGATCGTCGTGGTCATAATAGTGAGTTTTGGTCTCGTATTGTACTTTCAGTGGCATTAGTAATCATACTCTATCAAATTCCTTTGAACTTCTACTGCGAGACCTCGATCGCGTACGCGTTATCCAACGAGCCATCGCATCCCTCACCCTAGTATCCTTTACGTACATGTCCTCATCTATAACACTTAGACCGTTACATACGTCTGGTTTGTTTTCTTTGTCTGGGAATTCGCGGTTAAATTGGCATATGGTGCGATAAGGTATATCGGGAGCCTCGTCTAACAATCTATCATACTCTTGACGTTGTTTTGTCACGAATTTCATGGCGTTAGATCTATGTTCTATGTCTAATGAAAGTTCCATGTCTATGTTCCTATAAAACTTTGAATATTGTACACACATGGATGAATGCGATTCCCGCATAGTCGAACTATTACTAAATTTGGATACGGACGAAAGTATACCCGCTAATACGTTTAATAAGGCGAATGTGTATTGAAAAATGATAATGTTCCTCTTCATCTCTGGCGAAACATTATCATCACTAGGATTGAGTACGGCAAAACCACCCACACCTGTAATGGATGATATGATGATACACGGATACATGAGTGCATCCGTTAACCATTTGTAATGAAGACGCGCGTGGTTGTGTAGCCAACGATACCCTGCCGCCTTTTCCGCCCACCTACGGAGAAGGCGCTCCTCGCGCTCACACCACCCGTTGGGACAAGACGGGGCGACGATGTCCATTATTTTACGCAGAGAAAATATGCGCCTGACGTCGGGCAAGTTCGTCGACCTCATTATTCTTTTCATTCGTGGAATGCGCTCTCACCCATTCGATCGTGACTGTACTCATGAGTTCAATCAATTCAAAAATACGCACCCACAACTCCTTGTTCGCAACATCCTTACCTGTACTCGTCTTCCACCCGTTCGCACGCCATTTCTTTGACCATTCGGTGATACCGAGTTTCACGTATTTACTATCCGTGTATACGGTGACATCCTTTTCATCTAGCTCCAAACACTTTTCGAGTGCCTTAACCACGGCCGTCATTTCCATGATATTATTTGTCGATGTGTGATGTCCTCCTTCGACCACGAATTCTGGGTCATAACATTTTGCCGCCCATCCACCTGGTCCCGGATTGCCTAGACAACTCCCGTCTGTATACACTTCGATCATGTCTTATAATTTACTGGATTTTAAACTTTAACTGAAATATCGTTTCTAAAAAATAGTTTTCACTCTTTTTTAGAAAAAATGTTTTCAAAATACAATAATTTTTTATACTCTAAAATTTCTAGCGCTATTAGTATTAAAGCTACCCCCATAGCCACTGTTATTAGAGATGGTTCTCGAGTTGAGGATTGGTAACCTGGTTTGGTTGTTGTAGTTATTGCGCGCACCCTTCTTCTTATCGAAAAACACGACATAAACAATGACTGCACACAAGATAACCAAACCGATGGTCAAACCTATGACGGCTTTGTTCGTTCGTCTGGGCGATTCAACCTTCGCTACAGATGGAACGACGACTGGTTCTTCGACGACTGGCTCTTGTTCTTCGTCTGCCATTTATAGTTAATCTATATTTTATTTCTGTTCATCGACGACTGGTTCCTGAACTGCGGGGGCGGGGCCGACGTCACCTTGGAACCGCTGCACTTGATAATACGTGTCATTTTTAAGTGCTTCACCAAACTTAGCCATTTCACCTAGTGCGTGGTCGCGTGGCAAAAATTTACTAATCTCACCGCCTTCACTGAATGGATTTATGTAATTAGCATCCTTTGATCTCATATTTACGTACGCGTTGTGATTGTTTATAAAATCTACGTTATTCTTACCGATTTGAACGAACGTATCGTAGTACAGTTTTTGTTTTTCTGGATCCATGAGCATTTCACCCATTTTAATTCGCACCTCGTCCATAATCTTCTCGAAACTCTCATCCTTAGGTTTGTATCTGTGACAGTTCTCAGTGGCGTCCGAATACCATCGCTTATCGTTTACATCCGAACCGACTTCACCAACACCGCCAACTGGAACGAACTCGTCTGTATCACCGACTCTACATTCCATTACCATTTGCTTCTTGGCTCCCGCGCCTTCGCCCGACTCTATCGATTTCTCCCTGCAATCCAGTTTTGTCAAACACTGCAAGAGATCATTATTTTTGACAGATTCTTTGATAACACCGCCTATATCTTCAATCACGGTTGCCAAAACTCGTGCATCACCTGAATCTTTTATGACTTTATCGAGCATTTCCTTAACGAGTGGTTGGTTAAACACCTCAATAGATATATCAAGGAATTGTTCGAGTAGAGTACCCGCTATGGTCATGCCATTGTTATCGTTTGGAGACGTGTAACCCTCGCGTATTTTGTACGTTTCCATGTTTTTAATCTTATCCTTCAAATTGGAGAGTTCACCCGCTGTATCCACCGACGATGGCTTGCGTCTTCGCAAAAAAAGTAAAGTGACGAGAATTACTACGGCCGCAACGAACAACCAAACTCTATAATCGCTCTTCATCCCTATATAATGTATACAATTTAAAAATGATAGTAACATTTTTAGATTATATTTATTAGAAGCGCGAGTCGAATTTTATAATACTTAAGCTATAATAAGCTTAGTTGGAGAACGCGAGGCCACCCATACCGGATTGGATGCGGAGGACGTTGTAGTTGGTCGCGAACATGCGAAGAGTGGTTTCCTCGATGCCGGTCTTCGCCTTGATAGCGACTTGAGCATTGTCAATACGACTGAAATTACAGCTCCCAGTTGGCTGATGTTCTTCTGGTTTCAGGGCGAAACTGTAAGCGTACACGCCTGGCGCTGGGGAGCCGGAGTGGTGCACGAATGGTTGCACTTGGTTGAAGTACTTACCGGATTGCTCCTTGAAGCGATCTTGGCCGTTGAGGACCAACTTGAAGGTATCCAAAGTTCCGTTGTCATCTTCGGAGAAGTTGGCACCCTTGAAGGCGACGAGTGGGACACCAGCGAGGGAGCTGGAGACGAGGCAGTTCGACTCGGCGGTGACGCCGAGGATGTTAGAGGTGACAGTCGCGTGGGCGTTCGCGGTGCGGAAAGAGTCGTCACCGTTGTCCAAGCACCAGACAAGTTCCTTGACTGGGTGGTTGTAGGAGAGACGCTTTTGGACTTCCGAACCGGCGCTGACGGTGTCGGTACCGGTGTGTTGGACTTGCTCGATGAGGTATTCGTGACCCTTTTGCGCAAATCGGCGTCGTTCCTCGGTGTCGAGATACACGTAGTTGGCCCAGACCTTGAAAGTGGAACCGTCGGTAACACCGGCGGCCTTGAAGTCAGACGACAAATCGAAATCCAATCGGACTTCGTGGTATTGGAGGGCGATCAAAGGCAACGCCAATCCGGGGTTGCGGTTGAAGAAAAAGATGAGTGGCAAGAAGATCTTACCGCCGACGTGCGCGGAGGTGGTCATCTTACCGTAGTTCGCCTTCTTGGACTCGTCCAAGTAAAGCTCGGAGTACAAACGCCACCACTTTTGGTAGTGCTTGTCGATGCGCTGGCCACCGATGGACAATTCAACATCCTTGACGGCACGTTCCGCGATCCACGCATCCTCACCCGTCGCAGCCTTAGCACCGGCCTTCATTTCGACGTACATGTCGGCGACCAAATCACCGTTACGGGCAACGGTGACGGAGACGCGGCCATCGGCACCTGGGGTACCGTTGACGGTTTGTTCGATGTTTTCCATCGCGAAGTTGGTGTGACGCTTGTACACCGCTTGGAAGAAAGTGACTTTTGGGTTACCCGTGAGATAGACATCTTGGGCACCATAGGCGACGAGTTGCATGAGGCCACCAGCCATTGTGAGAGTTTTTGTACTATATACCAAGAAAATAATTTCGCGAAAAAACTCAGCTTGATTTTTCCTGGGGTAATGTATAATGTCTGAACCAACCGTACCCGAACCAACTGTTGATATCGAAGAATCTGGATCCGAGTCTGAGTATGAAACAGAGAGTGAGCTCGACATTCCAATGGATGAATCTCAACTGCCTGAATTCGGCGACGACGAGGACGGTGAAATCCCAGAGTGGGTGGTCACCGGCGACGAAGAACCCGACTTGATCGGTCACATCACGGATGTTGCTGCGTCTCTGTTTTCGACTGAAGAGGGTGAGACTGTGTGCACCGCCCTGATGTCTATATCTAAACAACTTGAGACACAAAACCGAATCATGATAAAAATCTTATCTCAGATGCAAAAATCAACTTAGAAAAATAACTCGTGTATGTTACAAGGAGCTGGTGATGGACACGCATTTCATAAACAATGATGCAAATCCGATAGAGACTAATCAGGTGATGTGGATGAATCACATTCAAAGTCTCAACCCGGAACAGCTCGTTAACCTTTTGACCCAATTGGAAGACATGTGGGACATCCCTCGCAAAAACGACGAAGCGGTATCCTTTCAACTGGGTTTTAAAAATTTTTTTGCGGTGGACGAATTGGATAGTCAAACTGGATTACCAAAAAATATGATTGACATTGAAAGCATTTCTGCGAAGCATCAACGCTTGAACCTACAACTCGGACAGTTGTATCACCGAGCCAATGCACTGAAATTACTTGAACTCGATGACTTTGATGACATGAAAATCTCTACGAGGATTAACCGCCTGATAGATCAAGTTGACGACGCGTGGCAAATTGTGTTCAGGCACACAAGAATCTTTGAACGTATCAATAACCCGACGTATATACCGATTAATCCAGAAACCGATCCTTCCATTTTTAGATGTTCAACTCTTCCAGGCACGTTGGATGAATTAAGCCCGTACCAACAGGCAATCCTCACAATCCTCAAGAAACTTTACGAAGGAAACATCAAACGATACAAGGGTCACTGTTGTAGACAGATCAGAACCGAAGATGGGTACGATACAAGGGCGTGGAAACAGGAATACAGGATTCAGGAGTATGTGTATAGTGTTTCGCAAAAGGAGACTGAATTTGAACTCTGGAAAAACCTTTCGTGTAGAGGTTCGGCCTACGGGGACGTGATTCGTCACTTAACAAACTGCAATGATATGCAATTTCCGGAAATTAAGAGGAATCGTCATGTCTGGTCGTTTAAAAATGGTATTTTCGTGGGTAAAAGTTGGTCTGCGAAGACCGGGCTGTACCAAACTGATTTTTACATGTACGATTCAAAGGAATTCAAGAATCTCGATCAGGCAATCGTGAGTTGTAAGTACTTTGATACCGATTTCGAAAACTATGAACACTTGGAAAAATGGGAGGATATCCCCACGCCATATTTTCAATCCGTCCTTGATTACCAAAAGTTCAACGAAGATGTGTGCAAGTGGATGTATATCATGGGAGGGCGTTTGTGCTTTGATGTGGGAGACATGGATGGGTGGCAAGTGATTCCGTTTTTGAAGGGCATCGCTCGTTCTGGTAAGAGTACGTTGATTACCAAGGCTTTTGCACACTTTTACGACGTTGATGATGTGCGAACACTTTCAAATAACGTTGAAAAGAAATTTGGTCTCTCTTCTATTTACGATGCTTTTGTATTCATCAGCCCCGAAATCAAGGGAGATATCTCATTGGAACAGGCTGAGTTTCAGTCGATTGTGTCTGGTGAACAGGTCTCGTGTGCGATTAAGCACGAAAAAGCAAAGACAATGACGTGGAAGGTTCCGGGTATTCTCGGTGGTAATGAGGTGCCGAGCTACAAGGATAACTCTGGGAGTGTTTTGCGACGTATCTTGACTTGGAACTTTGGTAAACAGGTCAAGGATGCGGATCCCACGTTAGATAAGAAATTGGAAGCCGAAATCCCCGCGATTCTTCAGAAATGTATCCGTGCGTACTTGGAATATGCACAAAAGTACGCAAACAAGGATATTTGGAATGTAGTTCCGCAGTACTTTAAAGATGTACAAAGGCAAGTTGCGACAGTATCCAGTACGTTGGAGAACTTCCTACAATCACCTTACATCAAATATGGAACCGAGCTTTGTGTCCCTCAGAAGATCTTCGTTGAAAAGTTCAACGAACACTGCGGCGCAAATAACCTTGGAAAACCGAAGTTCAACCAAGACTTCTACGCCGGTCCTTTCAGTCAGAGAGATGTCGAAGTGCGTCAGCACACTGGCATGTATAAGGGTGTACCGATTAGTATGCAACCCTTCGTATTTGGATTAGACATAGTAGTAGATACACTCGTTTCAAATGAGGATGATGCATAATAAAAATATATACTTACATCAGATATGGAACGCCCCAGCTCCCTTCAAAAATTCATAAAAAACTCGGGTGTGCAAGTCACCCGTGCGTCTCCACCTAGTTTTCCTCGTCGCTTACAAAACTCGACAATAAATAACCAAAATTTGGGTAATTTCGCCGAATTTTTGGATAGCAACAGCAACAGCAACAGCAATAACGTCGTGAAATACCTCACTTTAAGTGGCCTTAATTTGGGTATGTTTAATGCGACCGTAAACAAACAATTTGATGCCGAAGCTCGCATTGATTTGAAAGACATTCTCAAAAAGGCCCCACTCGGAAAAACCTCGATCGGACAGGGTCTTCATATAGACACGAAAGAGATTGTCGGTGTATACGGGCGATTCAAGACTGGATTTACCCATACACGTGAATACGGTAAACGGGGTGACATAAATTTGAACTTTTTCACCGTTCAAATCAAATTTTCACTCACAAATGGAAGCGAAACTAACGGAGGTACCGTGAACTTTTACAGAAACGGTAAGATTCGCTTTTCGGGTGGATTCATAGGCAAAGGTGATGAAATAGAAAACCAACCCGAACTCATACGTCGTTACATGGTGAAGAGCTACACGAGACGTCAAGCGTTCTTTTATAACCCATTTGAATACAACAATTTGAGTGCGCAATTCAGAATTAACGGTGTGATAAAAGACCTTGGGCGTCTTCACATGAATAGCCGAAGGTATGGATTTGAATCTAATTACGAACCAGAGCTTTCTCCCATGATGTACGCGACATACAAGGGACACAAATACATCGTCGCCAAATCGGGTGCCATACAAATATCCGGAGCCAAAAACCCAAAAGCGCTTAACGATGCTTACCGAGTGGCAAACCAACTATTCAATATGTTATACACGAAGAATGAGATAACACTCACCGCGCAAGTACCAAACAATATTGTGCGACCAGCTCAAAAGAAAACTAAAGCGTCTACATGCCCAAAGACGCGACGACCACCGTGTAAGAGTGGGTTCCAAGCGAAGAAGAACCCACAAGGTGATGAGTGCTGTTACAAGATACCAAAGAAGAAATCGACGCGCAAATCACCAAAGAATAACAAGGAAATCACATACGGTAAAAATGGTCAACTCATGATCGGTAAGAAAAAGTGTGAAGCTCTCACGAAACCAATGCTTTTGGAAATGGCAAAGAAGCTCGGTGTAGTGGACGCGAAGGACAAGAACAAAAAGGAAAAGTTGTGTGCGATGATTAAACAATTTTCGTTCGGAAACGAAAATTTCAAGGTTGGAAATAAGCCATGCATTTCTTACAAAAAGAGTGAACTCGTGTCTATGGCCATGTCAAAGGGTATAGCCGTGACTAGTGCGGATACGATAAAGACTCTGTGCGAAAAACTCAAACTCGACGTTCGCAAACGTAACGCGAACGCAAACAGAAAAGCAAAGGAAAACAGGGCGCTCAACGCGGTACTCAAGAAAGAAGCCAAGATTGGTAACATTGAAATAAGGCGAAAGCTCAACAACAAGGGTATCAAAAACGATATCGTAAAATTATACGGTCCACGGTGGATGAAGAAATACGGCAAGGTAATGAACATAAACAAGGACGTGAACGAGATGTCCAATTTGATTAATAATGCGTCCAAAGAAAAGAACGTCGCGAACAAGATGGGTGTTCTTAAAAAGATGGTCGCGAACGACCTAAAGAAGAGTCTAGTCACCGAATGGAAAAAGGAACGCGCCGTAGAATACAAGAAGAAGCTCATCAAGAATGAATACGGAAAACACGGTAACGCTGTCGTGAATTACGTATTGACCCAAAACCCAACAAAGACTCAAATTAAAAAGTTCATTGAAAGGTACAAGAAAGCACGAGCTAATTTGAATAAGAACAAGTAATCGCGTCGTTTATGATTTTTTCTGGCTCCGATGCCTGTTTTATATGTTTTGCGTGATACGAGAAGTCATAGCCGATGAATTTACGTTTAATTTTATCAGACATGCCCACGGCTTCAAATTGACGAGATGTTTGTGAGCACACCGCTTTCCGTTCCGCTTCCAAAAATTGATCCTCCATTTGTATGAAATTTTTTATGGTTTCTTCGGAGGCGCCTTTTCGTTTCATTTCATTTACTATTTTATACGACATTCCATGGGACATACCAAAATTCTTTGATTTGTATCCCATGGATCCTACGTTGGTATCGGATGGCTCGAGATTAAATATGAAATACAAGAGTATGAGTATTATAACAAACTGTATCATCTATTAGTACCAAAGATATTAAATACGTCTTTCACCTTATGAAGAATGTTAAATAGTTCATTATCATCCTTCACGAGACTTGGATCAATAATTTCCAATTCCACTTGGTACGAGTTTGGATCCTCCGTGTCCAAATCTTCTACATCGCCTTCGACGACGGTCATGTCGATGGACAAATTCTTGCGAATAAAAGACATGCGTCGTTTAGTCTTTTTCATGTCCATATCACCTTCATAGTCCTCGAGAGGCGTTTCGACAGAAACTCCGAACCTGATATCGTACGGTGCGTGTGCGAGTTTGTCGAAATCCTCTTTGTGAATTTTATCCTTCTTCACGATCTTCTCTTCGGATGTTTGCTCGTCGATAGAAATTCGAAGGTTGTCGCTGTTTCTGTAAAACACTTCTTCGGTACTGGTGACGACCTTTTCCCATCCGTCGTACTTCTTAAGACCCACTAAAATAGCATCGAAGCCTTCTTTGCCGACGTTTGTGTCAAATGTCCCACAATTAAATTTACCGACACGCATCTCAAATTCAACGTGCTTTTCATTTCGGTGCTTTTCAAAAATGGGCTTTACCCGCTCAAACAGAGCTCTCACGTCCATGGTTATTCTATTTATTATTGCGTGTTCTCCTTAAGTATTTTTTGTAATTGATTTATATGCATGGCTTCTTCAACTTAGGCAACACATGTTATTTCAATTCCGCCATCCAAGCATTGCTACACGTGCTACCCATATCAGAAACCATATTCAAAAGTCAATACGTAGGCGAATGTAAATTTACAAAGCTGTATCACGAACTTGTAACTACCTATTTTACTACACAAGAATCTCGTAAATTTGATCTCTCGTCGCTTTTGAAAGCGTTCAGAGTAGAATTTCCCCGGTTTAAAGTCGATGAACCACACGATGCCCAGGATGCGTTGTTTTGTATCATAGACATACTAGAAAAGGAATATTCAATCATAAAAAACCTATTATACGGAAAAAAGACGCAGATAACCATATCACCCGAGGGTAAAAATTCGAATGATATAGATTACAGTATTCAAACTCTCACTATAGACGATCATGTGTGTAAGGTGAGCGATCTCATAAACAAAAGTATGAAATGGGACACACTCGAAGGATACGTCGACGATAATGGAAACATGCATCACGTGGCGACGACGCGGACTATATTCAAGAAACTACAACCCGTGATGATTATTTCATTCGATAAAAAGAGTCGAGTACACTTGGAGAGGAACATTCAGTTTAACGATGATATTCAATACACATTACAATCTTGTATAATACACGAAGGTGTGCAATGGGGTGGTCACTATATTTCGGCGTGCAGATTTAACGACAAGTGGTACGCACAAGATGACGAAAACGTGGTCGAAGTAGATTTGAAAGATAAGGCTGGGTATTACGTACTCATCTACATTTTAAAAAATCAGACATCTTAATATCCTCTTTTATGTTTACGAGTGTTCTATAAAACGTACGTCTGTTATTAGGGTGCGTTTTATCGGTTCGTTCCAGTATAGGCATCCACCACATGGGTGTATCATCGGTCATGTATTTACACTCAACGATCATGTTTTCTCTGAGCCACGATGTATCCATTTTTTCAGTTGGTAGGATGGATTCAAATATAAGTTCGCCCTTTTCTTGAACGTATAATCTCCATTGATTACCCACCACCTTCACCTTGAAATCCACCGTGTTCTTCTCCTTAGGCTTCCATTTAAACATGGTTTCATGTGTAGCAATTTTTACCGGACAATTGATGGGCGTAAATATGAGTCCATCTATATCCTGAGTTACAGTCGGTAAATAGTCATTCATGAAACTTTCGAAATCACACATGAGATGAAATGTCTTCATCCTCAGTTTTGTCGCGTCATTCTTGAGAGACATCACTTTTTTACATACACTTTCACAGTGTTCCATTCGATCGATGAAGTTCTTATTTCCAATGGTTACACCCGATTCTGTTAAGCAATCATATATCATAAACATATCTTCATACAATTCACCTTCGAGTATAGTACCTTCGTAAATTGGGCGCCTAAAATTGAGCTTACATAAGAACATATCGAGTGCTCGGTTTATGAGTACACACACTTTGTGTTGTCCATACATGAAAGCCAAGAGCATATAGCGCACACCATCGGTCTTTTCACACACCACGTAATCGTTTTTTCGTAGTGTGTCGAAGTGTTTAAACTCGATGGATATAGGTTGGCATCCAGGGAATCGTCCCGTGACACCCCACCTATCTTCCATATACTTTATCGCGTATGTGTAAAGTGGGTCATCCCTCTTTACAGATACCCGTGACATCTGTTTAGTATTTTGATTTTAATCTTTAATTAGCTTTAACCCCGGCGGCGTTCAGGAGATTACTTACACACTCATGCGTGTAAGTCATCGTCAACTTAGATGCTGTAAATGCGTTAATTTTGACTCCAAGCTCCTTGAACTTGGTAAACATTTGCTCCATTCTAGGTGGAACCTTACATTCATTCGTTCGCTTGTCTTTCACGCATTTAAGTACGTGTTTACACATCATAACCCACGCACGCGCGCCCGTCTTATCAACTTGATACAAGTCATCACCGACTTTCTTTCCAACCTTCGTATCAAAATGAAGACCCATCTGTTCGACCGGTTCAGTAGAACCATCTTTTACCTTTGCTTTAAACATACCCCAATCTATACCTTCAGTCACACCCGGGAATACGACACACCCTACACCGTTGTTATCGGCAAGAACCTGGCCAATTGAACCTTCGTCTAAGGATACACCAAAGTCTATGAATAAAATACGGTCAGCACTTTTCATGTACTTTTGAATACTAGCCGACTTGTCGTATGGATCATCGTTTACATATACAACTTCATTTTGTGTATCCTTCTTTTGTATACAACACAAATTCAAACGAAGAACGGTATGTAGGGTTTTCACGTGAACCGCTTTACTCCTCGTAACGATTATAGTCGCAAGTTTCATTTTATAGTATAATTATTCTAAGCCTTAAGCCTATCATTAAGACATCCACTGAATGGAAGATTTCCTACGTGTCCAAGCGTTGTATTTATATCAGCAAATATACGACCACCGCACTGCTGCCATCTGCGGCAGAAGGCGTAATCCTCTGAAAGGTACCTTCTAGACTCCGGATCAATCATACAGTCAAACACCGCACAATACTCATCAAAATCCCTATTTTGATGATCATTTTTACAATTTAATTCGGGGAATTTTTCCTCGAGTTTTTCGAAAGCACCCCGTTTAATCGCCATAAAACCAGTGGGTCCATCGAGCAATTCCACAAATCCATTTTCAACCGTTCGCTTATGAGCACCAATGTTTGCGACAAGACTAGAAGAAAGCATCGCCATATTTCTTTCATCTCCCTCTGCAACAGCCTTCTTTACTTGATCCCACATCACTACCTTCTTTGGGTATACCGCCACCGATACATCGTGTGGGGATTTCACGAGACGAACGACGGCATCCGCTGTAAACTCAACATCCGCATCAATAAACATAAACACGTCTGCGTCCGTTTTTTGAAGGAACCGACCCACCGCAACGTTACGAGCCCTGTGAACCAGTGATTCATTTTCCGTTGTATCGAGCATGAGTTGAATACCCTCTTTTATGAGCTCTATTTGCAGCTTAATAACACTCGTCGCGTATTTTTCTAAACATTGACCGCCGTAACAAGGGGTTGAAAGAAAGAGTTTCACCATATTACATTAAATTACATTCATTCCTCTAAGTATTGTTTAATTATATTTTCTATCTTGTTGATCGTGGGTATGGATACCGAACATTGGTCACTTATCTTGTTCTTTGACATCTTACCGTCCATGACCATGTAAATGACAACCGACGCCACACTATTCGGCGTCTTACTCATGAGCTCAGTACAATTTTCCAATTTGGTACACATTTTATTGCATTCCAAACGCTCATTTCTAGTCACTTCAAATGAATTGAGTAAACGTTGCATGACATTAAATGGTTTAGTCACGTAGTTCTTCTCAGTTTTGCCGAGTAATGTATCCTTGAACATCTGTGTCGTTCGACTAATGTCCTTGCTTTGTATACCAAACATATCGGCTATCTCCTTTGTTGTTCTAGGAATATTCGAGAGTCTACAGGCGTATAAAACACAGTTTGCTTTTATACCGGAACGCACCGCGCCACGAGTAAGCTTTTCTATGTTGAATTTCCTGTACATCATCTTCGCATCTTTCAAAACGCTGTCAGGTAAGGTGTGACACGCTTCGTCTATGTCTCTATACGCATGGAATAGAGACCTGTCTACGTGATTCATAGACTGATGAAAATTTATTTTAGCCATTCTCTTATTTTCATAATTTGACGTATTCTTCGTAGAAATAACCGTACCTTTACCCCACGCATCAGAAAATAACTCGGGATTCGGGTTGGGGTTTCCACATCGAGATGGATCACTTACGCGACCATCTTCACTAATTCCACTCGTCCACTCCGGACTATCATCTACATAATGCTCTTGCACGTATCCACATTGTGAACAAACGGGCATCCCTTCTTTTGTGAATACTTTTACACCGTTACAGTTAATACATAAATGAGTATTGATTGGCTTTCGTAAAGTAGGTTTATTCAATAAACGGTCGACATCCGACCAAATGGCAGCCAATCCTTCCATATCAGGAAATCTCTTTTTTTGATTATTAAAAATCCGCACTTAGGTTTTCAAAAATTGAGATTATCTGCGTGCCTCTTTGCAAACTCTTCAATTGAATCAACAACCTCTTTGAATTTGCGAGAACCTGGACTGGTTGGTTTCCAATTATTCCACTCTTTATCAACTTCTCGGTGAGAACCTGGTGGCATTACCATACCATCTATTTCATCGTCGGGAACAATAAAACCTTCAAGGTCACTCTCTTCATCGGATTCGTCTATTATGTCACTGTCCATATCTTCATCAATCTCATCCGAAATACAATACATGGAGTCCCCTAAATCCGTGAAAAGAGAAGTCCCTTCTGGATAGTGCTCACACAAGTTTTCAACTTGTACAAGTTCTTCGTTTTCGTCTAGCTCATAAATACAAGCACCTTTATATATCTTCGACGTATCGAGGTAGTAATTCACGACGAGGTAATCTTTCATATTCTCCTTTGCTATAGCGTATGTTTCATCATCTATGTCATCTATATTCACTAAAACTTTCAATAAATCACCAGGCTGTATCTCGGAAAAATTTATCATCCTTAAAGTTTTGAGACAAAAATATTTTCAAGTAATAACACACATGGGGATTGAAATTTTTTCGAAGGATGGATGTAAATACTGTGACGTAGCTGAACAGATGTGCAGGGACTTGTGCCTCGACTATAAAAGAACGAAAATGGAAAAGGGTGAATTAGAAAAATTATGTGGAAAACCAATTTCATCATATCCACAAATTTTCATAGACGGAAAACATCATGGAACCTTTTTTGATTTCGAGGATTACATAGAATATACAGAGCCCATGCTTTTACCGACGTTGAACAGGTTTACCGTGTTCCCTATTCAACATGACAACCTTTGGACTCTCTACAAGCAAGCACAAATGAGTAACTGGACTGCCGAAGAAGTGGATCTCTCAAAAGATATGGACGACTGGAACAAGCTCACGGATAATGAGCGACATTTTATTAAGACGATTTTGGCATTTTTTGCTGGTTCGGATGGTATTGTATTTGAGAACCTCAACGATAACTTTGCGGGAGAAGTACAATACCCCGAAGCCCGAAGTTTTTATGCGTATCAAGCGCATAATGAAATGGTACATGGCGAAACATACAGTAAACTGATAGACAAGTACATCCGTTCCCCTTCGGAGAAAAAGGAATTGTTTGAAGCGATACAACGGGTACCGTGTATCGAAAAGAAAGCGAGATGGGCCATGAAATGGTTTGATACAACGAGACCATTCAGTGAACGTCTCCTGGCTTTCGCATGTGTGGAAGGTATATTCTTTTCCGGAAGCTTCTGTGCCATCTTCTGGCTCAAGAAGCGGGGTCTTCTCCCGGGTCTCTGTTTCAGTAACGAGCTGATAAGCAGAGATGAAGGACTCCATCAACAATTTGCGGTTGAATTGTTCAATATGCTTAAATTTAAACCTAACAATGACACCATTAAACAAATCGTGAAAGAGGCTGTGGAAATTGAGAAAGCGTTCATCATAGACGCCCTTCCATGCAGTCTCATCGGTATGAATTCTGAAAAGATGACACAATATATTGAATATGTGTCCGATCGACTCCTGAAACAGGTGGGTCAAGAAAAGATCTGGAATTCGACCAATCCATTTGATTTTATGGAAACCATCAGTTTGGATGGAAAAACTAACTTTTTTGAAAAACGTGTGGGTGACTATGGAAAAATGGACGAAGACGCACACGACATTGAATTTGACGAAGATTTCTAATTATTTATTCAACATAATAAACATTTGGTGTTTATTATGATGGATGTTTTAACTTTATAATATTACATTTATCGAGAAATACTCACAGAGCTACCGTCGGCGCACGAGCAAGACACGGCGGCTGGCTTATCAGCTTCACCTCCCGCGACATCGAGCGACGCATATTCCGCGCCACTGTCAAACATGTTTAATTGTGGTTCGGTGAAACCTGGGAGTGGTTCTGGAGAATCGACCATCGCTGGTGGGGGGTTGAGAAAAACTCGTCCCTCTTTCTTCTCCTCCATTTCTGGGGCTGGACCAATATCCATTATGTTTTCTTCAACGGCGTACCCTTCCTTCTTTATGTTCATCATGGCCCACGTGACGACAACGAACACGACCGCGTGAAGAACGAGACCTCGGATGGTTGGGCAACCAGTTGGACCGGACACCCAATTACCGAAAATACCGCGCGTAAGTCTGTATGTTTTTGGGTTAGATATCACGAAGAATACGAGAGCGGACATCACAGAAATCAAAAATTTCTGCTGAGCCTTCGCACCCCCGCATCCACATCCACAATCCTTAAAGACACCCATGTGATTTTTAATGTACCCTGAGAAAAAAAACGTGCTTAAAGTTTGGAGACCAACATAAGATATACAAAACAAGCAATGTCGTCCCCTAACATGATCCAACTTTCCAGCACTTTCGATCCGTCCTCTGTCGTTTTCAGTAAGATGAAGAAGAACAAGAACGGTGGCAAGACAGTATACATTAACACGGCCGACGGTAAGGGCAAGTTGTACTTGCAACTTCCGTTCATGCGCAGCCCTTATGGTCTGAGCGCTTTTACTGATGAGACGACTAACAAGACATCTTACTCTCTTGACTTATCTATTGACCCGGACAACGAACAAGCCGTTGAACTCGCGGCTAAGCTCAAGGAGCTTGATGCTCGTATCATCGAAACTGTCGCAGAAAACTCCAAGGAATGGCTCGGAAAGGTGTACAACGTTGAAGTGATGAAGGAAGCTCTCTACAAGCCTTTGGTGCGACCGGGTAAGGAAGAATACCCGGACACCGTGAAGCTTAAGGTCATGACCAAGCCCACCGGTGAATTCATGGCCGAGGCCTACAACCCGAAGCGTGAGCTTGTTCCGATTGATTCCGTTGAAAAGGGTCAGCGATGCATGTGCATCGTCAACGTCACTCAGATTTGGTTCATCGATAATAAGTTTGGTGTGAGTTTGCGACTTTCTCAAGCTCTCTTCGAACAATCGACGAAGCTTCCGTCGTTCGCCTTCCAAGGTATCGATGCCCCGGATTCCACTCCGGTTGCCGACGAAGGCGCCGAAGATGAATACTATGAAGAGGTTGACGAATAAAATCTACTACTATATAAATGCAGGTAGACCAGCATATTAAAAATCTCAGATTCCTCAGGGCTAAAGTTGGTAAGACAAGGACGCCAAAGGATCACGAGAAAATCGGTAAAGAGATAACCGAAGCCATAAAAAAATTAGGTTGTAATCCAAATAAAATTTTTTACACAATAAATGGTGGGGAAACCCCAAATTTGACCGTTAAAAAATCCGTTAGAACGCGCCTCGGTACTAGAAAGATAGGTGAAGGTGAATATGGAGAGATATTCTTTGGATGCGTCGATAAAGAATGTAAAAAGGATATCGCCATAAAAATTCAACGTGAATCTCTAAAAAACGAATATAAGATTGGTAAAATGCTGAATAATCTCGGTGGTGCCAACATGTATGCCCTTGAAACATGTGGAAGACGGAATATCATGTATAGCGAATACGCGAATGGTGGTGCTCTCGAAGAATACATTAGAAAGAACATACTCAAATTGAGACCAATTCACTTTAGATTCATGATAACCGAGGTACTGTACAATCTTTACAGAATACACAAAAAGTACCCATCGTTCAGACACAGTGATTTGCATATAAAGAACATTCTCATAAATACCGATACACCAACTCTCAAAAAGAAGGAGATGAAAGTTGGTAAAATTACATTAAACGTCGAAGATGTGGGTATTAAGACGCTACTCACTGACTACGGCCTTTCTTCAATGAGCACGGTTAAAAACCCTGTGGCGAAAGGACTCGACGATGAATGGGGTATTTCACAGAAATCAAATCCAATGTATGACGCGCATCTCTTTTTGAATGCGATGTTTTTAGTGTGTGCGCGAACAGACGCAGAATCGATGAATGAGACGATCCGATTCATTCAACGCATACTCCCACGAGAATATCTCGGTACTAAAACGGCTAAAATAGAAAACTTCAGATTGCGGTTAAATGCCGACCATTCAGGTTTGCCCACATTTGAAAAGATATTTGCCGACCCTTTCTTTGTTCCATATAGAGCGAAAATCACAGAGCGCGCCGATCCATTGGCCCTTTTACCAAAAGCGAAGCCAATTCCAAAAGCGAAGCCAAAGACAAAACCAAAACCAGTTGGTAACGCGAGTCAATCTGCCGCGATGAGACGTGCGAAGGCTGTTATGAACAAAGAAGCACAGAAGAAAGCGCAACCCGCGAAGAGAAGAACAGTCGCGACGAAACGAGTGTCGCCACCCATAAAGGTCAACATTGCGCCAAAGGGATACTTAAGAGTTAACGGTAAAAAGTGTGCGACGTACAAAAAGAAAGACATAGTCGAATTAGCCAAAAAAGCTGGTATAGATACTCAGGGTAAAACGATTGAGAAAATATGCGAATCACTTAAATTAAAATATATGAAATAATTAAATGAAATTGAGAACCAGCCTTGTCATACTCGCCTCGATCATAGTTGTTGTGATATTGATACGCACCACTAGAACCAAGTCGTGTGGTGATTGTGCATGTGGATGTGGAGAAGGTCAATGTAAATGCGAAGGGTGCGATTGCGAAAAGTGTCACAAGAAATGGAAAGTGTATGGCACAACATGGTGTGGATGGACAACACGGCAATTGAAATACATGAAGAAAAACAATAAGGCATATGAATTCATTGACTGTGAAAAAGAACAGTGCAATGGAATCAAGTCGTTTCCAACTCTTGTGAGTTCAGATGGTGAACACATCTCCGGTTATCGCGAGGTTTAGATACCACGGACAACGGCGAGCGCGAGGGACAACATGAAAGCGTCGAGGAAGGTATCGAGCTTCTTGAGCACAGTGATGTGCTTGACGAGGGATTGGTTCCAGAGGAAACGCAACACGAAGGTGCTGATCAAAATGACGAGCACAAAGGTGAGGAGTTCGGTGATGGCATCTTGGGTCTTACGCGCGTTAACAAGGCCTTGAATCATTTATCTATTAATAATATTTTTTTTCTGAAATATTATTAATGGGACAAGCACCTAAAAGGCTTCCCCTGAGTGGGTCTGAGCCAAAATTTACACAAAAGATGTGGGGTAGAGCCGTCGGTATAAATAACAATAATTGTTATGCGTACGCCGTTGGTGACTATGAAAAAAAGCGATCCTATAAGAGTGTCCCCGGTGAGAGAGCTGGTATCAAGAATATGAATCACTCGTACTTGAGTTGTATGAAGTTGCCACAACGGGTTATCGCTGATAACCCCAAACGAGTCTATATGGCGAAGGCTGAGGAAAAATGTAAGCCTGGACACTACAAAGTCATGATGTTCATAGCACCTGGAAAACCAACAAATTATTTTAGACAGGGTGACTTTCACTTTTATAAACAGGTAAATGAGGTTGAATATAAGGTTAAGAAGGGTAACACCCACGAATCCATAGCTGGATTTTTCAAGGTACCCCTCGCACGTGTCAAAAAGGCCATGCCTAAGCTCGTAGCGGGTAAAATCATGCGTTTTAAAGCAAACATATTTTCTCATAAGAGAGGATGGGCAACCGGGCCATTGGTGACCGATGCGAAAGGGAAAGTTATAGTTGATCCACGTAAAGCATCCCGTGATTATCCAGGTTTAAATTACAAAAAGTATTGTAGCTCATTCTGTGTTAAGAACAAGGGGATCAAAGTCGGACACACTCACCCCAAAGTCGGAAAGAAGGCTTGAGACATCATTTTCATTCTCAACATCAAAAAATATATCAAGTGCGTCAAATATATACTGATCCTGTAATTCTACCATATTTGATGTATTTTCAAACATGTTGTGTATAGTAACCTGAACTTTAAAATTTGACCCATCGAATATCTTTCTACATACTGGGCAGGTTTGCTTACCTTTTGCTTTCCATTTTTCTAGACAATGTGAATGAAATAGATGTCCACACCGCAAAGGTTTATTGTGCCTCGTCTCCCTCACCTCATTGAGACATATTGCACACTGACTCATTCTCTAGAAAAGTAGTATATTTAAATAAAGCTAATTTTACGTATCTAATAGATATTACGAGTGTCTACCATTGGGTTGTCGCAAGAAGCACACTTAGTCTTGGATTGCTTATCATTGAACAATTGTGGGCCCTTCGATTGGAGAAGCTTTCTAAAAGAATAGTTGTCTTCGTATGAGATACCATTCTTGTTCATAAGGTAGTTGTTGTACAATTGGGCAGACGAGTTAACGGTGAAGCATCGACCATCGGCCATTCCAAGTCGCTGAGACATTTTATTATTACATCAGAAATTAATTTGTCTATTTGAGATTGTTCGTTTCCATGACTGTACCCCCATCCCCTTCAGCTTACTGACTATGTCTTTTATGTTTGCTCCTGATAAGGTATCAAATGTTTCAATCTTATCATCGGAGACCCTCTTCACACGGATGGATGAATTCGTGTTGATGTGCTGGTTAATTATGTTGTAAGCAAATGCGATCTCTTTGAAGGTTTCGGCTCCAGTGATAATCACCTTGCCCGTACTAAAAATACTCGTCGTGACCTCTTTCATGTCTTCTGCTGGTTTAAACTTTACTTTGACCGCTGAATATCTATCGGGTTCAAAAGACACCTTGAACACATCGGAATAACTTTCAAAATGGTCTGCTGTTTTCATGAGGTTGATGTTCCAGTTGAGACTAAAGTTCGAGTTTATCATCACTACCCGAAATGTATCGAGTGGAGGTATACACGAGTCACTCAATAATTTACCTAAAAGTAAAGACAATTGCTTGATAATGTGTTTGCAATTTACCAAGTCCGCACACCCCGCCACTTGAATACTCCCATTTGGAAACAGTTTTATGGACTTCACGCTGTACATGTCTTTGTAACAAAGTGTAATCTGATTGTAAAACGTCGTCGGTTTTAAAGTCCACTCGTACCCCTCCGATTTCTTACCCGACATGCGAATTCGAATCGGTGATATTTTTTCGAAACACAATCTCAGCATGTTTATGTCCAGTGACCTGTTAAAACTAGATACCATCGTAATAGTTGTAAGCTTCACCCATGATGGCCTTATATCCTCTGGAATACTGTTCCTAAACTCATCGAGTGTTAGGTAATAAGAGAACGTGTTGTTTACGATTGAGTCAAACATGGCTTGATTTCTACATCAAGCTCAACGACTTAGGTAATTAAAGCACTTAGAGAAATTGGGTTAAAATAAAGCATATGTCCTCATTCGTAAAATCGGTTACTGTATCCCATGATATTGATACAAGTTTAGATATAATCGATATAGAATATGTTCGTTACAAGGCTGGGGTGGGTTACGAACACGTGAGAGAGCATTTCAACACAAAACCCATAGGAGACTGGAAACATATAAAAGTCGTCTATGAAACGCTAAGATACGAACAATTCCTCGATACGATGATTCTAAAAACAACTGAAGTCAGGAGAAAGATGGCTTTAGTTGAATTGGAGAACGCACTGTGTGAAAATAATAATACGAGAAGCATCGTGAGAATCATGAATGCAGTGAAGATACTGGATCCAACATTCTCACCACCGGTGATAAATATGAAATGTTCGTGGCAAAAGAAGCTCGCTAAGAGTATATGTGTTGAGCAATTACCTCATATCATAGAAACATCTACAAGTGACTTGCGCCTAGAGAAATTCTTTAGAGTGCTGCAATTAATAGAATCAGAATCACTCCACCAATCAGATTATTACGCATAGATGGACTTTCAGTTTTTGCGACTTCTTCAGAAGTACCGTTTATAGCTGGATCGTCGTCATATTGTATATTTCTTCCTGGGTAGAGAGATCTAGATAAAGGACATGGTCCAGTCTTACCTATTCTTCCGGCGATCATAATGGCCTCGTCACAGGCAGGACTTCTGTACTCTTCTTGAACGGCTTCTTCAGCTGGTGGCTTATGCTCAGCAAAATCGATCAATTGTCGACTCGTACCTGGCATGAAAAAATCATGTTGTACATATGGATTAACCCTATCTATAGATTCTTCGTCAGTCAAAGGCATCTTTATACTACCGCAGATTATATTTCTTATATTTCATCTTTTTACCATGCTCGACCCACATCTTATCGAGATCCACATCTAACATATAAGACAACTGAAAAAGATAACTGAACACGTCACCCATTTCCATCATGACGTCCGTACCCCGATCCTTCTTCAGATTCATCTTCTTGTATGTTTTCTTGTGCTGTCTGATCGCAGATGCGAGTTCACCTATTTCTTCTGATAACAGAAGCCACACCGTATCCACGGTTGAATTTGTCCACCCTTTCTGTTTACAGATCAATTCAGTATCTGCCTTGTATTGGTTTAGACCCATATGTGTATATATCCCGAAAACTTTATATCGTATAAATATAGAATGAACAAGAAGTTATATTATACCGTGATCACCATGGCTTTAATCACCATGGCCACCGTCATTTTCGTGTCGTATGGTAAGAAAGCGGAAAAAGCGGAACAAAAACAAGTAAAGATTAAGATTGCGCCAGAGAAACAACTCGTCAAACCAGACGACCTCATTGAAGAGGCCATCATAGGGGACGATTCACAGGAAGTCGTTGGAAACGAAACCGTTATAATGTAAAAAACATCAGAAGAAAGATTTTTACATACATAAAAATGTAAGTAAAAATCCATTACATGTACACTACTATCTTATACTACCTTAACGCAATCCTATCTTTTCATTCTTGCCGATCTTGTTACCAACAGTCGACGTGTTCACTGGTGCATTAATTGGTTCCAATCCACGGTCCATATCGTGGATGTATCCCATGTATTGAGAGACACCGGATTGAATTTGACCAACAGCTGTATTTATGACGATTGAATTCATCTTTTTCACTTGTTCGTTCACTCGGTATTCGTGGTCACCGGCGTTGTTTATGAAAACAACACGCATGATGGCATACAAATCATCTTCGTTTTGGTAGTCGATCGCAATGCCAGTCTTATTCTTGAAATCTTGACGAATACCTCTCTGAAGTATGTTTACATTGAACCTCGAGAAGAAAAGTGTGTTCAGAGGCGTCTCACATTGCTTCATGGAATTCAGGTGAAGATTGTCACACATTTAATATAGTCCTGGAAAAAAACTATCAGTAATTATTAAATGAACCTTTCGGTTTCCGATTTCGACGAGGCATACTCCAGAGATGCGTGCCAGCAGCCCCGCCCTGAGTGCAAACCAGGTAACTGCTTCATTGCGTCCTACCCACCAGTTGCGAAGGCTGGTACAATCGGTCCGTTTTTTACTAACACCCATCTCGCTCGACCCGAACGTAAGTTTGAGGTAGTTGGTCCAGTACCAGTCCGAAGCAAGGACTTCAAGAAAAAGTAATATAAAAAATTCGTTTGTATATTTATAAAATGAGGGTTGTGAAAAGATCTGGTCGTATTGAAGACGTTAAATTTGATAAGGTCACCAATAGGATCTCAAAACTCACGTATGGATTATCTAAAAATGTCGATGCATCCATGATCGCACAGCAGGTGTTTTCTTCGATGTATGATAACATCAAGACACACGAGATTGATACACTCTCCGCTGAGATTTGTATCGGTATGATTACCAGTGATCCAGACTATGAAGTTCTCGCAACCAGGATAGTCGCGAGTAACATTCAAAAACGAGTTCCTTCTACATTTTCCGAATCCATGCATAAATTGCATGATGCCGGTATTGTCACTGAAGAAGTCGCGAAAGTTTCGTCTCAGATTGATTCATACATAGATCCAGAAAGAGACTATCAATTTGGATATTTTGGCCTTAAAACACTTGAAAGAGGATATCTCCAGAAGATAAACAACGAAATCGTTGAAACACCACAGTATCTGTATGCTCGTGTATCCATTGGTATTCATGGTGACGACATCGAACGCGTGGTTGAAACGTATGACGCCATGAGTAAGGGTTTGTTCATTCATGCGACACCTACTCTCTTCAACGCGGGTACACCTCGTCCACAAATGTCCTCGTGCTTCTTGGTGGCAAACAAGGATGATAGCATTGACGGGATATATGATACGGTGAAGGAATGTGCGCAGATCTCAAAGTGGGCTGGGGGCATCGGTCTTCATGTACACGACATCAGAGCGAACAAATCTCATATTAGAGGCACTAATGGTACATCGGATGGGATCATTCCCATGCTTCGCGTGTATAACGCGACTGCCCGATATGTCAATCAGGCCGGTCGAAGAAAGGGTTCGATTGCGGTCTACCTCGAGCCATGGCACGCGGATATTCTCGATTTCCTCGAGATTCGCCTCAATCAGGGTGACGAAGAAGCGAGATGCAGAGATTTGTTTTCCGCTATGTGGATCCCCGATTTATTCATGAAGCGCGTGGAAGAGGGTGGAAACTGGAGTTTGTTCTGCCCGGATAAGGCTATGGGCCTCTCGGATGTCTACGGGAAAGAGTTTGAAGAACTCTATGAAAGATATGAGAGAGAAGGTTTGGCGACTAAAGTTGTTCCAGCCGCAGACATTTGGAAGGCTATCATTAAGTCTCAAAGTGAAACTGGTACACCATACATGTTGTACAAGGATGCGTGCAATGAAAAATCCAACCAAAAGAACCTTGGTACGATCAAATCCTCCAACTTGTGTTGTGAAATTCTGGAACATACGGACAAGAATGAAACGGCTGTGTGTAACCTCGCATCTATTGCGTTACCCAAATTCGTCAATAAGGAGACGGGTGAATTCGATTACGAGGAACTTCACCGCGTTTCAAAGATGGTCACGCGCAATTTGAACCAGGTGATCGATAAGAATTTTTATCCTACGGACACGGCAAAGCGTTCAAATATGCGACACAGACCCATTGGTATCGGTGTTCAAGGTCTTGCCGACGTGTTCATTCTGTGTAGAGAACCATTCGGTTCCGAAAAATCAAGAGAAATGAACCGACTCATCTTTGAAACCATCTATCACGCGTCACTCGAATCGAGTTGTGATCTCGCAGAAAAATATGGCGCATATGAGACATTTGAAGGGTCTCCATTCAGTCAGGGTATCTTACAGTTCGACATGTGGGACGCACCTAAGCTCTCGGGTATATACGACTGGAACGCTATGCGTGAACGCGTGAAAAGAGGTACGAGAAATAGCCTTCTTTTGGCTCCAATGCCCACCGCATCCACCTCTCAAATCCTCGGCAACAATGAATGCTTCGAACCGTATACACAAAACATATACGTACGAAGAACACTTGCGGGTGAATTTGTCGTCGTGAACAAGCACTTGGTCGATGATCTCAAAAAGGTGGGACTTTGGTCGAAGGAAATGAAAGATCTCATGGTAAAGGCAAACGGCTCTGTTCAAAGCATCATCGATATTCCTGCGAACATCAAGGAACTTTACAAAACGGTGTGGGAAATGAGTCAAAAGGTCATCATTGATATGGCCGCAGATCGGGGTGTTTTCATCGACCAATCACAATCCATGAATCTGTTCGTTGAGAGTCCGACCCTCTCCAAGTTGTCGTCTATGCACTTTTACGCATGGAAGGCGGGTCTCAAAACCGGTATGTACTACCTTCGTTCCAAGGCGAAGGCGAGACCACAACAATTTAGTTTAGAAGCGGAGTGTAGTGCGTGTTCTGCTTAAAGCTTTGATTACTATAAATTTTAATACATATGTCTAAATTCGTGAATCTACTAAATGAACTCGAAATCCCCAAACACGATGGTCGCAAAATTTCCCTATGCACAAAAGAAGGGCGACCGTTACGAATTCAATTCCCCCGAATGTACATGCCATTCGGTGTCTCCGGATTCACACCAGAAGTTGGTCCAACGAAGTACTCGCTCGATTTCGCAATGAAGGGATATGATGAAGATGACAATTACGTCAAAAAATTCTATGAAACGATGCGCGAATTCGAAGAAAAGATCATTGACGCCGTCGAAGAACGAAGTGAGCACATCTTCAAACGCAAAGTATCGAAAGATGAACTCAAAGGTATGTTCTTTTCAAACATCAAAGAATCCCCGGATCGCGAACCAAAATTTCGCGTAAAGGTCGATGTAAACATGGATGGTAAGATTAAACCACACGTGTACGACGAAGCAAAGAACCCAATCGGAAACGTTGATTGTAAAAATGGTCTCTATTCAAGAAATTCGGGAACTGCGATCGTTGAAATCAACAGTGTGTATTTCTTGAACAAAAAGTTCGGGGTAACCTATAAATTATACCAACTCGTGACGTATGAACCACAAACTCTTAAGGGGTTCCAGTTCGTTATTTAGTCATGATGAGGAGTTGGTAAATAGCCTGGGCTTCCTTGAGGAGTTTTCCTTTTATCATTACATACTTTTTTGGGTCTATACCCTGTTTAATCTTAGCCATCTTAACAGCTTGGGACCACTTTGTGAGAGTCATCTCTTATAGTACGTTTACATTTTTGTGATGAGCTTCTTGTAAGCCTTGGTACCGACCTTTGGTTGGAGCTTGAAGCCAGACTTCTTTGGCTTGAACACCTTAACCATCGCCTTCTTACCCTCTTCCTTCATGCGTTCGAGGGCCGCCTTGGACGCTTGCTTACTCTTAATTTCACCATACTTGTTTTGGAACAAGTCGCTCTTGGTAAGACCCCCGGTGGTCTTTTCCGCAGCACCGTGGAACACTTCAGCGCGAGAACCAAATGTCTTCATTGTATATACCTTATGCTCTGAAAATATTTCGAATCTCTGAAATTGAAAGACTCTCTGATTTTCCAGGTAATTGTGTCTTGAGTCTATCATCGCCCAATACCTCGGCGTACTCCAATGATTTTTTCACCTGCAGAGCCACGATCGATTCATCCACACTCGGATACTTCTCGTCACCCTTGTATATGAGCTTTTTCACATAGACCTCTCTTTTTTGACCCGTCCTGTGACATCGACCGATAGCCTGAAGCTCCGTGCCGGGATTCCACGAGGGACTGGTTATATACACACGAGATGCGCTTTGGATATTGAGACCTTGGCCACCGGCCTTCACTTGAATGAGAAACACGCTATTCTGTGGAGCCCGGTTGAATTCGGCCAATTGTGACTCGCGGCGCTCTTTTGAATAGGTACCATCGATACGGAATACCGGACATGTGAGTTTTTCCTGAATGTAATTCATTTCGCCTTTAAATTGACAAAATACGAGGGTTTTCTCATCCGGATGCTGTGCAATAGATTCAAATAGGGTTTCCATCTTTTTTGATCGCCCCGTCCATGCATTCATTTCTTCATCCAACTTCTTTGCCATACCGTCGATGTAGAGCTGAGGCCATGCCATTACCTGTCTCGCTCTGAGTAACTGCTCAAGAATGTCCATATTGTACATGGTTAAATTACCATGTGCCTCCGCTCGTTTCATCATTTCACGGATCATTTCTTGTGCCTCAGAAAACGCCTGTACATAGATTGTCTTTTCTTCCGGATACATCTCAAGTTCAACGTTTTCAAAGTGACACTCTGGGATAGAATCCTTATTCTTGGTGCGTCGAATGATAAATTTTTCACGCACAGCCTCAAGATTGCACTGTACATCGACCCTATCGATGCCTATGAAAGCACATAATGACACGAAATCTCGAACATCATTGAACACAGGAGTTCCTGTCACAACCCACCTGTATGTGGCCCCGATTTGCATCGCCGACTTGAAACGCTTGGATCGCCGGTTTCGAATCTCGTGTGCTTCATCGAGGATGACGCGTCCCCATTCTATCACGTGGACCAGTGGGGCGTCTTCGGTAAGAAGACTGTATGGACAAACAGTCACGTCATGACGCTGGAATTCGGATGCGTCTCTCGTTCGTTTGATTCCATCATACACAAACACACTGAGTTCTGGAGCGAATTTGTGTATCTCATTTTTCCATTGAGTCACGATTGATTTGGGAACCACCACAAGGGTGGGTCCAGTTTTGTTTCGTTTGATAATGGTCACGAGTTGTGCTGTCTTTCCGAGCCCCATCTCGTCACAGAGGAATCCACCCTTTGGTCCCACCGATGAATGCTCTCTCTCGAGCATCCAGTTAACACCCTCTATCTGGTGTGGATACAGTTCCATGCTTTCTTCGTTCTTTGGTTTGATTTAGACATAGGTAGTGAATTACTTAGGTGAAACAACACCATGTTTTTTGAGAAATGAAAATAGAAAAAAAAAATAATTTTTTTTACACTTTCTTTTGAAAGAAAGAAGTTTTTAAAAAAATATTTTTTTATTTTTTACTTTTTAAAATTTTAGAAAAATCTCGTCATTAGATTAAAATTAGACATAGTCTCTCTATAAAAAGTTCCAAAAAACATGGTGTTGCTTCGCGGGATTATGTAGAGGTATGTAGAATTTCAAACCTATTAGAGGGATTTAGGTATTCTCCACCATTTAAATTTGAGTCCCACATCTTCTATGTTTTTCTGATTTTCCCCACATCCAAGTTTCACCTTTAATACATTAGGCATTCCGTCGGGTTTATCACCCATGATTACCTTACCAATCACCTTCCTATGCTCCCATGGTTCACCGTCGTCATCTTTACCCTTAGCCAGATGCTTATACCCATCCATGTATACACTCCCCTCCGCTTTTACACATCTTGGGTGAACTTCCTCACCAATTGAAGCGATGTTTATTTCGCCACTGGCCGCATCTTTTGCTTGGATTCGTTGTCTGAGTTGCGTACAATCACAGTCATCATAGATATCTATATTAAGAGGGTTATTGAATTGCATATCAGGATTAAGCTCCTTGACTTCTTTCATTTTAGCAAGAATCTCGGCAGGGATGGCATGTTCCCCATCTATTCGCGTGTTGACATCTCCAGTCATTTTCATGTCTCGTATGATGGGGCCGGGACTGGATGGTTTTTCCTCCACTGGACGTTCAATTTCCTTTAATTCCTTTCCCTCATCGCGGGATCTCATAAAAGTTAAATATAAAGAAAACAGACAGCATACCAAAACAGACGCGCCAATTATTATCACGACATTATTCGATTTCTTAGGCGCATTGACCACTTGGTTTACGTTCATTTATATAATGTGATATAATAATTCACTCATCTCTGTACTCATCGTCTGTATCGGAGTTAATTTCACACGGTGGAGGTGGACCTTCTTCCTTCTTTTTACGTGTTCTCGTCTTCTTTACGGGTTCTTCTATCCCATGCTCTCTGTGATACAATACCTTTTGCCAAAACTCTTCCATGATGGGAAAGTACTTTTCAAACCACCCCCTGTCTCGAGGGACACGCACGACGACAAACTCCTCGGGCTTGGGCCAATTGAAATCAGCATTCTTATATTGGATAAAATCACACTCTTCTAGGTCGAGGATCTCCATACATAATTGAAGCTGTGGCATATAGTGGCGCGGAACTTCTGGTAAAATTTCACGTGACATCGGACACTTGATTTCTATGAGTTTACCCGATTCACTGATACCATCGGGTGATCCACCGAGCCAGGGATGCTTCGGGTGTGGTTCGAGACCAATTTCGTGTACGACTTCATTGTGTCTCTGTTCATATAGAATACGAGCCTCGTCTTCGTACTTGTTTCCGTGTTCCGTGGCTGCATTTCCAGTGAATGGCTTTCCCTTACCACACTTTTTGAGCAGAAGGTCAAATGGTTTTTCGTATTTGTTTTCACCTATGGCTGTGGCGCAGTCACTCGCGGTGAGCATATTTTTTCGCAAATCGAGCCATTCTTGTGACCTCTGTTCAGCGTATGTCTTTTTCAAGAGCTTTTCTACGTTGGGGTGCATCTTAAAAAGTATTAGTTTGAACCTTTTAAGCGATTAATTCGATGTCTCAATATACGAGACGTACCCTCTGACGATGTACCCAATCTTTCACATTCTTCTATGAGCCACTGCTTTGAGTACTGTATGGGTGCACGTGGTTTTCTAAGAAAAAGTGATACTGAAATAAATAATATGGGCACGGGTATCATATTACTAATGTGGATAGAAAAAATATTTGGCCGCGTTCTGTTCAGCTTGCTTCTTATTCTTTGCGAATCCTCTACCAAGGATCACGTTGTTCACGTACACGTCCACGTAAAAGATACCATTATCGTGTGATATAACACGATAATCTGGAAGTGGATGTCCATGTGTTTGACAATATCGCATGAGATGATCCTTGTAATTATCATCAATCATGATTGAACGCATGTCCACGAGTTCCGGGTTTTCGTAAATATTCAAAATGAAACGTTTCGCGTGTAACAGACCCAAATCCATGTAAATCGCACCGATGAATGCCTCAAACACGTCTTCAAGAATCTTTGGATTTTTGAACCACTCGTTTCGCATCCCCTTCTCGTCCATCTGGGTCCATTTGTACATTTCAAGCTTCATCGCAATCTTTGCGAGTGTTTCTCCTCTCACGAGCTTCGTTCTCGCTTTGGTAAGAAATCCCTCCTTTTGTTGTTCGTACCTATCAAATAGGAATTTCGTAATCACGAATCCTAACACAGAATCACCTATGAATTCGAGCGTTTCGAATGATTCTAAGTTTTCATTTTCTTTCAATGCAGATTTATGCGTAAAAGCTTTTTGGTACAAATCTATCTTAGATATCTTTGTACCAACAAGGGTTTCGATGGTTTCCCTGTCGATGATCATTTTATATGATTAGTGGACAATTTTTTTAAGCCGTTTGTTCGACCTTGGTGTAGTGGGGGCTCAAGAACTTTTGAAGGTTCAAGAACGTGACTTGCGTGTCCGCAGGTGGGTTAAGAAGATCGCGGAGCTTGTCGTCAAGAACAAGAACACGACCGTTGTCCGGGTGCTTAAGACCCTTTTCAGTGACGTAGCTGTTAATCGCACGAGTGACGAACGAACGGGAGACGAGCTTTCCTTCTTCGACACCGAGAAACTCACGGAGCTTTGGAGAGATCGCTTGTTCACGGTTGAAGCCGTTGTTCTTCGCACGGGACGCGGCTTTGGTTCCGTCCGGGTCGTCTTGCTTCGCCTTGATCTTACGAACGATCTTGGTCAAAGACTTGACGTCGGAACGGAGAGCAGAGATTTCAGAGAGAACAGTTTCAAGAGACATCTTGTTATGTCTTACTTAGGTATCACATCTTTAACCTTGTTTCCTCGATATTAATATGTGATGTAATAATAACATGGATCAGAACGAATACTCGGCAGGGGTCATAAACCGATTCAGGATGAAAAAACTGTTTCACAATGACCCCGTCTTAAAAAAGTTCTATGAGTCCGATGATATCTCTCGGTTCAGAGCGAGAATGCACAGACTGCACAAGGACAAGGATTTCAAGGACTTTGTGAGTGTTATATTGACGGACATCTTGAGATACGAAATCTATGCCGTGATAGACGAACTCACGGAATTTCTCAACCCAGTGGGTGATATGATTCTTTCGGGGGGTGACGCCGTGAATTCGTACTTGGAACCAACACAGAGAATTATGACGCTCGACATAGACACGAAATTCGTACCAAGAATAAAACCAGACACGAAATTTTTCGGTAAGCTTCAAGCCATAAAACTCCTCTTGTGGAACAAACTGGGTGAAATCGCCAAACGTGTAAATAGGCGATTCACTAAGCTCGTGCAAGACGGGCGAGGAAAGCCTGGTAAATTCATAGGTCTTGGTTTCGCAAACGCTGGTCCATACGTGACGCGAAGATACACATTGATACCAAAGAAAAAGGGTGCTAAAAAGGGTCCAGACACACTCGCGGACATAGAGCTTTTCACACTCGACATGAAAGCGCGTGTCTATTCACCCAAAACTGGGCGAATTGAACCAATTAATATGGGTGGTATTCTCGATATCGCATTCATGCGCCCGGGTGAATTTGGATTCGAGGTGGGTGATGATCAGATACAGGCCCTCGATATATTCAAAATCACGGGTAAGTACGTTATCGGTAAATTCGATAACATCAAACTCGCATCCAAAAAGTTCCTCATCGAAGATTCGTATACCATGCAAAAGCTTGGTCTTCGTCAACCGGAAAAGAAGGAAAAGGATCGCCGACGCATGATTAAACTCGCAAAACTCGTGACTCGCCGTAAAATTAATGCGAATGACTCGATGGTTAGTATCATGAAGAAAGTCGATATCCCACTCGTAAAAAAGAAAAAGACGCATACAACACACAAAAACATAAGTCCTCGCAAAGCCATCAAAGTAAACCCAAAGAAATACACGAAATTCACGACGACACCCGACCCAGAAAAATTATCAAAACAATACGTTCATGGCGTAAAAGCTTCTCATAATATGGGTAACTTACAGGGTTTTTCAAAAACACAATCTAATATGCGGTTTAACATAGAAACGAATGATTGGAAGAAAAATACAAGACCTTCATATGTGAGAAATGAGTTTAACTACAGGCCAAAACGTCCACTTCCATTACCAGAAAAAGTAAAATTGGAAGAAACCCTCTATGGATTCAGACCAGTGCGAGACTCATGGGTTCCAAAGCCCATTATACGTAAATCGGCCATGATACCATTTGTAGGGGTTAAAGATTTGAATCATATTTGAGGTATACAATGATCTACGGTAGTACCCCCTCTAAGGGTGAAGATGGTCTCTACTACGTTAAGGCAACGACCGATGGGGGGAAGCGTTGTTACGTCCAGGTGAAGAATGTCGTCGTCACGGAAGACACAGACGATGAAGTCACGTTTGACTTGTCCGGTGCGGTCGGTGTTGAAAATGTTGAAGCTATTCACGCGAATAATATCGCCGCGGCGAATGAAAACAGTGTGGCTTGGTTTACTAAACAGCTCCCAAAAAAGACGATTTCCAAACTTTACACCAAGCAGGACACACTTTTTACCGATAAGATTTCCGCCACCAAGGTATTCGGTGCGAACAAGGAGCGTCTCACGGAAGTTCCAAATCTCGTCGGTTCCAAATGTTCTATCATGCTCGAGTATGCGGGTCTTTGGTTCGCGAAGAAGGTGTTCGGACCACAATGGAATTTGGTTCAGGTCGTCATGTTGCCAGAACCAGAGCCGGAGCCAGAGCCAACCCCAGAACCAGAGCAATTGTTTTTATATATAAATGATGAAGATGAAGAAGGTCACCCCACGCCAATTGGTGATCGCTCTCGCTATCGCGGTTGTGATCTACCTCATGGCCACCCAAACTCGTGCCACCTACAGTGTGAAGGAAAAGGACTACGCCTCGATCGGTGGTATTGATGCCGTCGGTCCATCCGCGGAAGCCGGTGTTGGTTGTGAAATGAAGGCGGGTACCGGTCTTGCGTCGTCCCTCCTCCCACGTGAAGTTGCTTCCCAAGAGGACTTCGGTGAATTTGCCCCAGAAGATGTTCTCTCCGGCCAAAACTTTCTCGAACCAAGAGCCCAAGTCGGTTTCCCAGAAACTGTCAGTGGTGCCCTCAGAAACGCGAACCAACAAATCCGCGCCGACCCACCAAATACCAAGGAACCATTCGTGTGGAACAACTCCACCATTGCTTCCGATACCATGCGTAGACCATTGTGTTAATTAATTTAAAGAATATAGGTATAGTTTATATATAAAAAATGTCTCAGGTTAATCCTACAGACGAACTCTCGAACAGCGTCTCTAAGTTGGTTGAATTAAACAAGCAAATTACAGAAGCCCGCGAAGATATTAAGGTCTTAACACAGGCCGAAAAATCTCTCAAGCTACAAGTTAAAAAACTCATGACCGATAATGGTCTTGATGTAATTAACCTTAAAAAAGGTAAAATTTCGGTTCGTAAAAGTTCCAGAAAAACGGGGTTAAATAAGACCTCAGTCAAGGAAGGACTTGTCTCTTTTTACGAAGGAAACGAACAACAGGCCGAATTGGTATTAAAGGTTATACTCGATAACTTACCAGTAAAAGAATCTACTTCACTCGCTCTCACCGGAATCAAAGAAAAGAAACAAGAATAATGGTTTGGAGTCAATACGTCTACGAAGCCACGCATGGCGATGAAGCGAATAATAGCGATAATGAACACGAAATCAATATCGATGAACCTCTACATATAAACGATTGGGAAGAAGTACACCATGAACATCTTCGTTATATGTGGGGGATACTACAACAGTATCTACACGATGCATACATGTCGCATCTCATTTTAAAATTTGCAAACTACGACGAATTTGTCGAGTTTTGCTTTTATAACTCCGAATACGGAGCTTAGATAAATATGTAATGAATATATATACAAACATGCTCCCAGATATCACATCCCAAAAAGTCGCTATCCCAGCTTCGCTTTTTTTAGCGCTCAGCCCAGGTATTCTCCTCAGAACAAATGGTTCCAGCAAGTTGCAAGTTCAGCAGACGGTCTCACTGGACGAACAGCTGTGATGTTCCACGCTCTCGTGTTCTTCCTCACATTCTCACTCGTTGCGAAAGGCGATGGGTCTCGTTCTTACCAAGACGGATCTTCTCGTGACCACGTGCTCTCTTTCTGGCACTCAGTCCAGGTATGCTTGCTCACCTTCCACCAGGCTCCAAAGGTGTCTTTATGTCGGGACAAACTGGTCCAGCGTCTGCTTCATGGTACACCGCTCGTTTTCGCGCTCGTCTTCGCTCTTTTGCGAAAGCAATTTCCTCAGTACTATTAAGTGACCACCGATGAAATATTTGGTAATTGGTCCAGGTGCCATGGGGTTTTACGCCATGCTCGGCCACCTTAAAACAATAGAAGATCGTCTCAGTGATGTACAAGAAATATCGGGAGCATCCGCGGGGTCCATCCTCGCTGTCATGCTCGCCTTAGGCAAGTCCATCGATGAGGTGATAGACATATCACTCAAGTTAAACATTTCAGATTTAGTGAAGGTGGATTTGAAATGTTTTTTATATAGATATGGATTCGTAAACGTCGAATCTATGCGCGACACATTCGTCAAAATATGTGGATGCGATCCGACGTTTTCTGAATTGAAAAAGAAAATATACATATCCGCATTTTGCGTGAATACCAAACAGACGGACTATTTCTCAGCGGATACTCATCCGGATATGAAAGTACTCGACGCCATGTTGATGAGTATAGCCATTCCATTCGTGTTCTCGGCCATAAAGTTTAATGGAAATACATACGTCGATGGTGGGATGATGGAATCACTCCCGATGGCACCATTTTTAGATAAAAAGCCACACGACGTGTATTGCGTAGAGTTGAAATCTCGGTTGAAATACACAGAAAGTATAGACGACATACACACATTTGCGCAGGCGATCATACGCTCAAGTTTTCAAAACAGATACGAGTATGACATGTCTAGATACGAACTAAAAACAGTAGACGTAGGAGACATGGACATTTTTGACTTCGGTATGTCTTACGAAGATAAGATACGGATGTACATGAAAGGTACCTCGTAATTTTTTGTTAGCTTATATCAATATGGACGCGTGTGATCCAGGGGTGAATGTTCGAAACCTCAAGAGACTCGTGAAACAGAACACGGGTCTCGAGTTAAATCTCACGCGCGAGCAAATATGTGACGCGTACTCATCAATCCAGGACGGCAAACTCCCTTTGCCACCCATGGTCCTGTCGAAGGATGGTAAATATATGTTGGATAGAAAGTCGCCATTGACCGGTAACGACTTTGAAATCCTGTTTGGTTCGGATTCGACCGTGGCCCAATTGAAGCGCGTGGCGCGTAAAGCTGGGCTCGCGAGTTACAAGGACATGACCAAATCCGAGATGGTCGAAGCGATTGAATCCATACTCGAATCTAAAAACATTCGGGAACCAATTCGTTTGCACGTTTCCGCACAAAGAGCGACTCGTAAAGTTTCGGTAAACAACAACAATAATTACCCAAACAACCTGAACGTGAATAACGTGAACGGAAACGGTGTGCGTAACAATAACAACAACCTCGGTAAAATCGCAAACGAGTCGAAAAACTTGAACCGTAACGGGAACCGAAACGGGAACCGAAACGGGAACCGAAACGGGAACCGAAACGGGAACAATCTCGGTAAAATTGCGAACGAATCGAAGAACCTGAACCGTAACGGAAACCGTAACGGTGAAACCCGTAACGGTAACCGTAACGCGAGACCGGCCACCAACCAAAGAACGGCGCGTTACGTGAATGCGATGTTGCGTAGACCATCAAACTCGCGAAGAAACGAAGACTTGGCGAAAGTCCTCGCCGCGGCGCGTAACACGGGAAATGGGAGCACGCAAAATTTGAGTCGCGTGATAGAAGCCCTGCGTAAAAAACCGAGCACCGATGGCTCGACCGCGGCCATGCTCAACAAACTCATGCGCGCGAAAACGTCGGGTAACTCTGACGCACTCCGACGCGCGATGAAGGAAGTCGAGATCCTCCAACGTAAGGGTCCAGTGGCTTCAGTGAACGATAAACAACAGAAGCGCGCCGAACTCGAAAAGTATGCGATAAAAAAGGGTTCTGATCTCCGCGGTAAGTTTAGAAATGAATTTAACGAAGCGGTAAGAAAACACATAAAAGACTATAAGAATGGGGAATATGTGACGTTGAACATGCCAAAGAAGAAAATTTCAAATGATCACAGAAGAATAGAAGCCCTGCAATATGGTACCATGGGATTTGAAAATCGTATAACTGACGTTGGAAATAGAGTAAAAGGCATTAACAATAATGCGATCAGAAGCGAGGCTAACGTTCTTTTCCAAGATTTCAAAAAGAATGATTCGGACTCCACAAGGCGTAAAATATACCATCTCCACAATCTCGACAAGCAGCTAGGAAATAGACAGGAAAAAGTTGTGACCCTATTTAAAAATCGTCAGCCTTTAAACGCCGTGAGAGATGAAGTCCTGAACACTAAAAATTATAACGCAATAAATGGACTACTAACTAATCTTGATAAACAAATTGAAGAGAAGGAGAGGGAGATCAAATTCAATAAATTTATCGCAAACAATAAATACAAAAACATCCAAACTAAAATTAAAAATGCTAGATTGAGAAATAAATACATGAACAATAAAACCATCACATTGAATAACGTGAGAGGTGCGCTCAATGCAATGTTGGAAGGTACGAAACCAAACGTGAAGGTTAATACACCAAACGTGAAGGTTAATACACCAAACGTGAAGGGTAAATACACCAAACGTGAAGGGTAAATTAGAAAAGGTCGAAAAGGAGCTGCGGGTTACTAGAAATAAATTAGGTGATTCAAACGAAGAAATGGCAGGTGTGGCTAAAAAGTTGGAAAACAAAATAGCAAACTTAAAAACCGAACTCGCCAAGGCCACGAGCCCAAATCAACGCAAAGTTATCAACAATAAACTTAGAAAGGCAACTGAGAATGCACTCGTCTATAAAAATAGACTCAAAAGGACGATCGAGTCAAAAAATGCGGAAATACAAAATGCGATGAGGAATTCTCAAAAAAAGATCGAAAACCTCAAAGCCCAAATTGCGAACGCCACGAGCCCAAATCAACGCAAAGCTCTCAACAATAAACTTAGAAAGGCAACTGAGAATGCACTCGTCTATAAAAATAGACTTACAAGGTCTAACGCTGCAAAAAATAAAATTCAAAAAGAACTAAATACGTATAAGGAAACTTCGAAGAGTGTAATCGCCGCAAAAAACAAACAATTCAAAAACGAAATCGCCGAAAAAAACAAACAAATAAAACGAATAATTGAAAATATGGCGGTGGCAAACATGGGTGAAAAGAGAAGACTCAAAGAGGAGTTAGAGGCCGCTCAAGAGCAAAAGGAGAACATCCAACAGAATGCATACGTGCAAATAACCGCCGCTAAAAAAAGTGCAAATAACCGTGTCGCCGCTTTTACACGAGCTTCACAAGAAAGAATGGAAACACTTCGCACACGGGCAAACAATGAAGTGAGGGTCGCTAAGAATGCCGCGTCAAAAGCTGAAGTCGCTACAGCTACGGCACAGAAACAGCTAACAAATGCACAGGCTAATTTAGCAAAACAACGGGCAAACGTTGCTCGTATAGAGAATGCACTCAGCAAAAAAACGAACCAAACCAATGCGGAACGAGCGAATCTTCAAGCGGAGCTTGAGGAAGAGAAAGCACAAGTTGCGAGTGCGCAAGAAGTCGCAGAAAAGGCTAAATCTAACGCAAAAGAAGCTCTTAATAAAAGTAATAATCTCGTAGCTGAAGCGCAGAAAGCAGCAACTAATGCATCGAACCGCGCGACTGAAGCTGAACAAGCGAAATTGACTGCACAAGCTGAACGCCAAACCGCGCTTGATAATAAAGAAAAGGCGAACCGTCTCAAACTCGAAGCGAACCGTCTCAAAGCTGCGGCGAACGCGGCGCGTAATGCGGCTCGACAGGAGGCCGCCCAAAGCCGTAAAAACGCGAACAAAGCAAACGCCGAAGCAATGCGCATAGCCGCTGAATTGGAAAGTGGTAAAGCTAAATCAAAAGCCGAAATCAATGCGCTCACGAATCAAATGCAGAAGGCATTCAACACAAGGCAAAGAGAAATGCAAAATATAATAAATGCAAAAACAACTGAGTTCAGCACATATAGGCAACAGGCAAACAAAATCGTACGTAACGGTGCTACCAGAGAAGCCACCCAGAGAAATAGAATCACGGCTCTAGAGAGTAACAGAAACAAATGGCAAGCCGAGTTTAATTTAGCAAAACAACGTCTCAACGTGAAAAATGCCAACCTGTTGAAAAAGATTGAGCAGATCAAGAAAACGCAATCCAATCTCGCGAGGCTTCAAAAAGAACTTAATAACACTAAATCAGCTTCAGCCGCGGAAAAAAATGCAATTAAAACGCAACTCGAAGCCGAAAAACAAAACTTAGCCCGTCAATTTACACAGACGCAGACGGACTTAAAATCAACAAATTCTGAATTAATTAAATTAACTAAAAATAGAAATATCCTGTTTAAGGAGCTCCAAAATAGGAGTGGTACGCTATCACAAACGAGATCTGAACGCAATAAATTACAAAAACAGTTAGAAGACACTAAAAAAATACTTGGAAACACACAAAATAATTTGGGTCAACTCGCACTCGCCGAACAACGCGCGAGAGGCCAAAGAAATACACTTTCCAGCAAACTCGCACAGGTCCGAGGTCAACGACAGAATCTCCGACGTAGAAACGGCGCATCGCAAAAGGTCATAACTGGCCTTACGCGACAAAGACAAAACGCGCAAAGAGGTATAAATGCACTCAGAGCTCAGACTAGAAATTTAGAACAAAAGAGACTCGCGGCAAACAGGGCTACTAATAATAGATTTAATGCGAGTGCCGCGTTTAACCGTCAAATGAAAGGAGTGGCCGCTAGACAGAGTCGGCAATCTTTGAAACCCAAAGCTACAATGCTAGGCGCGGCTCAGTTGGGTGTAGGCAAAGCACTCAGAGAAAAGCTTCTAAAAAATGTAGATACGACCAATATTAATGGTAAATTGGTTGTAAATGGAGGAGGAGGAGGAATGATTCCGCTTCCGGGTGGTGAAAGACGTGATTTAAAAAAAGTGGTGCAAGATCCAATGACCGGACTAAATAGACTCAGAGCTATAGAAAAAATGATACTGAAAAGAAAAACAAATAGAAATACTACAATTTTACAGAGAAGGCGTATGAATAAGGTTTTGAGTAAACAGGGTACCAGTGTAAACATAGGTAGAAGTAAACTTCGGGGATTTGCTGCTAGTGGACTCAATCAAAAGACCATATCAGATGTAACCAGGCGATTATAATCTAATCCATAGTATATGTCCACCTACGTCCAAGAACCCTGTGAATTCATTTACCGTGTCTCCTCCTTAGAAAAAGTCGTCGATGGAGACACGATAGATGTTACCATCGATCTCGGCTTCGATGTTTGTACCAAGCAACGCGTGCGTTTGCTCGGTATAGACACCCCTGAATCTCGCACGCGTGATTTGGAAGAAAAGAAATTTGGTCTTCTCTCCAAGAAGAAACTCAAGGAATGGTGTCTGAAAGCCGTGGAATCTGAGAAGGATGATATCGAGATCCAACTCAGATGCCCGGAGGCCGATTCTAGGGGTAAGTTTGGTCGTATTTTGGCGGAAGTATGGGTTTCCGAAGATGGTGAATGGACCAACGTGAATAAGTGGCTGTGCGACAACGGGTTTGCGGTTCCCTACACGGGGCAAAACAAGGCCGATGTGGAAGCGCTTCACATGACGAATCGTGAAAAGTTACGCAGTGCTGGTTTGGCGTAACCACAGATTAGCTATCCACTTCTCACCGGATTCAACGGGTGCTCCACCGTGAATCGCCTCTTCGGGTATATATCCCCAAGTATTGAGTGTATCAAAACTGAGTACATCACCCTTTTTAAGTCTATACGACATATCCAATATGGGAAAATAGGTCTCCCCACCTTCATATTCGTCATTCAAGGCGAATATGAATGTGTGTACCCGGTGATTAGTATCACTAGGGAATGCGTCGGAGTGTGGGTTATAGAACCCACCTGGTTTATAACGAATGACTTGTAATCTTTCACACCGAGAAATATCATCTGTGCATCTTTCCATCATTTCCCTAAGTTTAGGATCTCTGTCTAAACTTAGTCCCACGGATTCGCTATTACGATACGTCGTATCATTGACTTTACGGCTTCCTATCCTCGATGGTTTTAGTTTTTTAACTGCTTTCGATTTAATGTATTCACATTCATCATCCGTAAGAACCCCTCGTATGATTTGAGGTTCTCGGTACTTTGGTCTGAATATGATGAATAGAACCACGGCTAGTATTAAAAGGAGTACTATCATCTATCATTAGCTAAGAATATATGATGTGGAATTACACAATCGTATCTACTGTGTATCTGATTACACACTCCATTGAAATACTTACATAGCTGTTGAGCCGTGTTTATTATTTCATTCTCCTTGTCCCTTTCAACTATCCATTGTCGTAACATGTCACCTCCCGTGTCCAGAAACATTTGTTGTATGTCCCGTATGTCTCTCATCTTGTCGTTATATTTCTGTCTTCTCTGAAGCTCCCATTTCATGCGCTCGTCGTTAATCTTATTCATGAGATACTCTATTCGTAAAGACATGTTATCTTCGTATATGAATGCGTACCTATATGCTAATAAGTGTTCCGCCGTCACGACGAGATAGTAGAAACGCATAATCAATGGAGGCGCATTTTCATCTATGAGTTCTCTGTATATGGGTCGTCCACCACATGGAATGTCGCCATTCTCTCTCGACCGCTTCGTAAATTCAAAAAAATGTGGATTGTGTATGCGACCCTTTTCTATCGCTCCCGTACGCCAATCAAACGCTGTTTGACATACTGTACACCACATCTGGGCACACCCATCTATTTTATGAATCATCGTGGAGCATTTGGGACATGGTCTGGTATCCCTGTTGATGAGTTTCATCGTTTTCACGAGTTCTGGGTCACACACGTGACCAGGGAGACACTCTTCGTTACACTTATCACAAAACGATTTTTCGCATATTCCACATTTCCACAGTTCGTCTAAAAACCCCCTACAATCCTCACACGGACACCCTCGTACAAACTTTGCTTTTGTTTCTATGGTTCCAAAGCGCATAGATTCTAATTCAATTCTCACATATCTGTGCGCACCTTCTAGAAATAAAGCCATTGTGAGGTAAAGATCTATCTGATCCCTAGGTGCTTTTGCCGTGTGTAAATGTAAGTACCGACGCCTAGCCTTGATGTACGTATTTGATATACCTTCACGCAATTTACCAAGTTTTTGACGTTTGAGTATTCTCTGTACATACGGTTGCGTTTCGGGCATTCGAGCGAGTTCGCGTTCAAAGAGTATGCGTTCTTTGTGTTTCTTATACTCGTAATTCTTGAAACGCTTCGTACAAAACGAATCAATCATATCTCGCGTGTACACCTTCTTGCAACTCATACAATGCGCGTCCTCGGTAGTTGATAACAGATAGGTTTGGTTACATGCTCTACACGATTCAAAATCACAAAAAGGGCATACTACTTTTTTGTGATTTGTTTTATTTAAACGTTCACAGCACACACCGCACGTCGTCATGTACTTCTAGGGGTCTTCTTCTTTAAACTATTGGGTTTGGTCGCTGGCTTACCAGACAGAATGCGCTTGACTTCGCTGAATAGCTTGACGTACACGGGCTTACCAGAATTCTTTTCACGATTAATGAACTGTTCGTAAACTTTAATCTCTTTACCGAGCGTACTCTTACCAGTATTGATCGCGTGACGAGACTGCTTCACGAGCGCGTCGATACCTTTCTTGAAACGGGGGCTGGTGGCGGAAGTTATGTTCCTGACGTCGACGAATGGGACTGGAGACATCTTACATTTTATTAAGAAATAATTTCTACGTCTGTCACTAATAAACAGTATCGTCGGTGGCTGTCTGATTCGATTGTAGTCTTTATAAAGTTACCTTCTGTGTATTCTTTTATAACTCTTTTCATAGCATCAATATGTATATAGGATTTATGTAAGTATGTATATGAAAGCCAGTCACGCCCGTGCCATCTATTTTCATTATCCACCACTTTCCATATGCCACAGCACTTGTTCATTACGTGGATCGTTGGAAAAAATTCATCATCACCGGTATCGACGACGGTTTCAATTTTTTCATATTTAATTTTCACCATGTCACCCACCTTCACTTCGATCATCTTTTTCTTACCACCGATAGCTTCCGCGAATTCTTTGTATTCTGAATCCATAAAATCATATTTGGACTGAAGCTTGTCGAGTAACCCAAGAAGATGATGGCGATCCATGTTCGGGGAGAGATACTATTTATGATGCTCTCGTCGACTTAGGATATACTCAGAGGCCTTTTTAGGTGTCTTACAGATGAGATCCCCGCAATGGTCTCTGTTTTGGTACACAGCGTTTACACCCGTCGAAAGTTCGTCGCACGTCTTGAGTGACCACCTTCCGAGTGGTTGTTTCTTTGATTCGGTGCGAGTGAGGGCTTTCATAAATTCAATGAGTTGTTTTCGCATGGTCCTTGTATTAAATTTTAGATGTGATTTGACTTAGGCATTCATTCACCCCACAAATAACTCATTGATCTTGATGATGATATACGAATATATTTGAATGGCCACCGGGTCCACATATTACTTAAAACTAAGGAACATTTAAAAATAATGATCGAAGACCTCGCCACGGAGATATACTCTCAACTGGGACCTGGGTACAGTGAGAGAGTATATCACAATGCTATGGAGGTACTCCTTCGCTCGAAAGGAATACAATATGAATCGGAAAGGATCATTCCTATCCCATTCCAAGGACACGTGATTGGTAATCTGAGAGCAGATATCATCATAAACAACGAGACCGTGCTCGAGTTCAAGACGATCAAAACCTTAAATGAGTCGGCTGAGGTTCAAGGTCATAACTACCTTCGCCTGACTGGACTGAAGACTGCGTATCTGATAAACTTTCCTCCGTGTCAGAATCGCTCTGTAGAGGTACGGTGTATCGCATCGCTAGAATGTACGGGAACACTCGAGTGAGGTGTTTATAGGTTTCAAATGTTTCTTCGTAATACTTTTTAGGGTCTTTTATTTCTTCATTGAGAATGTGATGGGCCTTATCCATGTAAAACTTTGCTTCTTCTATGCAAAATTTTTCGTATTCGTTCATTATACATAAAAAAGCTTATTTCTTTAAATTGTCGGTATAAACTCCCACCGTAGGTCATGACATATCCTTTTCCATATGACATCTTGTTGATATAATTTCTCTTTACTTTTGAGTAGTGGAAAATATTGGAGATACGAATCTTCACTCAAAAGTTCACAAAATTTGTACAACACGTAGCTATAGGAGAGGAAATTGCGACGATTAGAAGGGCAATTATCGTCGAATGGTTTCTGTATGTCCTTGAACATGATTCTAAGACGCTCTTCAAGTTCTTGTGGCATATTCGGTGGTTTCACACCACTCAATATGTTTGTAATGTAGGGTACGTGTTCATAATATTTGTTCATTTTGAGCTTTTTTAAAAGACTACGGACTCGAGCGTGTGTGATTTCTTCGAGTGCCTTGATTTTCAGCTTTTTGAGTTCATTTCTGAGCTGTTCCATCACCTCTTGTGGAATCGTCGTCGTTTCTTGTGCCTGAAATTGAGATAACCATTCGTTAAAATGATTCTCGCGCTTATACGAGTAATTCACAATCTTCTCGGATGTTTCCTGTTCTTCTCTATACGTGAGCTCTTCACTTATGAGAGTCGCTATGATGGCACCGCATCCGTCACACACGAGTTCGCTCGTGTCGTGAAAATGAAATATATTACTCTCATTACACGTAGGACACACATCTTGATTTTTAACTATTTTTCTATCGACGTTCATATTTTCTACATCTGATAAATACTCATTGAATATATCCTTTCTCTTAAGACCTGTCGTTATTTTACAATTAAAGACGTTATCCGTACTCACTTTAGCGTCTATTTCTTCCGTATATTGTTTCATATAAGGCATACATTGTATGATATAATCCGACATTTCACGTTCATATTCGGACCGATTCGTCGGATCTTGGTCCATGGAGTCTTTCCATGTGTCGATTTTGTTGTTATATCGACTTAAAAAATTTCCCTCCATATAATTAGTTAGAATGCTACGCAATCTTTTAACTACCGTAATCATATGGATTTACGATACTTATAATAACTTCGTGTCAATACCAAACTACAGGGTACTCCATTCCTCTATGGAGTATTTCATAAACGGTAGAAACCCACATTTAATCGAAGGGGAGTTCTGGGCGGACGAAGCGAAAAAATGGGATGGTCTTTTTGATGAACATTATGTCGAAACAAAGGACATGACATACAGGGGATACATGCCACCGACAAACGTCAATAAAACTATTATTAGAATCAAATACTGGTACGGTGACAAACTGTACAAGTATTTGACGTATAACACAGGAAACATGAATGGCCACCCGAAGAAACGAAGGACATAGTATTCAGCATACCAATTGTATCAGCGCATCTAGTCGATGCGGACGATAAACCAGTGAAAGACATACTCAGAAAAATTAAACGATACGCGGGTCCAAGAGGTGATTTTCACGGTGAAAAGGTGAAGATAAGCGACATGTTATATTACGATATGGATACACTAAAGACTATGTATCCAGCCATAAAACTACGAAACTTATTTTCGGCAAAGTCAAAACCGTGAGTACAATCACCGGGAACTATGTTACTGATCTGACTGTGATTTAGTGGCGAGGTAGAACTTGAGATCGCCGAGATTGGCGACGTTGTATTTGAGAATGAGGAACCGATTCAGTTCTTCTTGCATGATCTGCACCGTAGAACACATGTTGGTGGCTTTGGTGAAATATGTTCATGTACCGAAGGGAATACACACCCGAAATATTGGGACTCTCTTCCGTACACTGAATCTCGGTCTCTTGATTGGCGAAAGTCACCCTCGCATTTGAGCCTGAAACATGTGGTACCGTTCGCGCGTGATTTCAATATCACGTGCCGATGTTGTACATGTCTCGGCAAATTCGTCTGAAAGTCAATCGAATGGCATCGGTGTCATCAGTGGTCATGTTCATATCGGGAACCTCAATTTGGTTTTCGTTAATATCGAGCAGTAACTTGAGAGCGAATTTAGTGCACGTCTTCTTCGTCTCATTGTGAATTTCGATGTCCATGTACTCTCTAGAATCTATAGCTCATGATGAGACACATCATTGTTCGTAATAGATTTGAGTAACTTGAACGTATTCGTCACGTTTATACCGGCGACGATCTCAGTTTCGCAGGAATACTCCTCGAAAGTTGTCCGCCGACGAGAAACATGTCCACGAGCGACGTGCGCGCGGTGTCTAAGTCGTGGTTACATATAAGCCCGGATCGGGCTTGAAATACACGTTCACGTCATTGAGTATATCTTTGAGTACCTCAAACGTGGATTTTATAGCACTCGCCTGGATGGTAGCGAGTTTCATCATACCTGACCAACCTTACGAGTCTTAATTCTTTATGTTATTGCTATAGGTCTGGGATACGTCACGGTTTATCTTTTCTTCGAGTTCAGCGTGTCATGGCGTGGCTGTAAGTGTGCGCCCATAATCATCGAGACCAAACATGTCGGAATTCGACTTCACCGTCGAGTGTCGTCATGGAACATCATACCGAAATCGCACGAGCGAATCGACGTCGTTGTTAGGCAAGTAGCGACTCGAGCCAGTTTTTGATTTCGTTGCCGACGAGAAATTTACCATTCTTCGTGAGTATCGTTGGCACGCGTGTTATTTTGTGTGCGTATTGAGGAGGTATACCCTGTGTATTTACGTTATGATAGTTGACGAGTTGGGAAATTTGTGGTCGTCTCTTGATGTAGTCGATGATATCCAGACTATGACTACACTTTGGACTATATATCAAGAGAGACATCTATTGAAATAAACGTGTAAAAACTTTAAGTCATACGGACGCACCACATAAAATTTTTGTGAGGGTATAGTAATAATGAGTCGCAAGTGGGTACCATTGCTTATAGTTGTCATACTCGTTCTTTTCCTCATGTCCAGGGCGGAGATGTTTACCCCTAAACAAACCGCACCCGAAATAGATGAAGGTGTATTGGATCTCAGTCAATACGAACAACTCCAAAACGTGAAGGTCTCGAACAATGTGATGGAACAAATCGTACTTTCCGTTAATAAACGTATAAAAGAAATCACTGGTTTGTGCACCTACATCATAGACACACACGAAGTTCGTAAATATAAACACGGTGAAACCGGTGATGAAGTGTACAGGTGTCGTTTTATGGTTCTTAAGCACCGCGATGGGTTCCCATTTGCATTCGCTGTGTCCTCTGACGTCCGAATCATGAATGATCCCGAAAGTGTGAACTGGAACGATCTCAACATGCAAGCCACTCTGCGAACGCTTGGTGTGTCTCAAAGTGATCTGAACCAGACACTCAAGGACGTTCCCATAGAATTCGTTGACGAACAGACCGGTGAGATTGACGTGACTAAAGTCATCATCGCGAAATACATGAAAGAGGTGAGCGATTCGAAGCCACTCGTGGTTGTCGTGTCTCTCAGAACACAGCCACTCGACACACAAAAACCCGCGTCTGACACCATATTTACCACTGATAAGGAAATCCGGGAATTTGAAGACTTTGATAAAATCAGAGAGAATCACATTAATTTCATCAAGAACACACCACTCGTGGAAAAGAAAATACGAACTCCCGACGAGATGTACGGTCGCCCTAAAATCGCCGAAAATATTTCGTTAGAGTAATTTAATGATCAGTGTCAATGAGATATCAAAGATAGCTGAAAAACGTAATAAATTGCGTAAGGAAACTTACGTCAAAATATACGAACAGATATCAAAAAAAGTTAGACAAAGTGCTGAATTCGGAAACAAATTCCTACTTGTATCCATACCATCGTTTGTAGTTGGTTTTCCAGCGTTTGATAGAATTAAGGCTCTTCATTATATAAAACGACAACTCGATCTAGGTGGATTTATCACGCGTATCGTGGGTGAACATGAATTATACATATCATGGACTACAACAAAGAAAAAATCAACACCACAACCCAAGGAAGAGATACTCACAGAAGAGTTTGGAGATTTTCCATCTTTCGTAAACCTAAAGAAAGTAGCGAATAAGTACAGGGGAAATGCGGGAAAAGGCACGTAAAAAAATTTCACTCTATCATAAATGGATAACCTCAATGTGCTCGTAGAAGCCAAGCGGGAATATTTGGGACAATTGTCCCATTTGATGTGTCCAGTTATGATCGAGACATTTGATAAAATTTTCGAAGAAGCGTACACCATGTCCAAGGGGCGTAAAGTTCTCATCATGTTCCAAAAACTTCTCAAAGAAGTTCCCAACTGGAACGAGGGCATGTCTAAGCAACACACCGATAACATCGCGAACAGGTGTGCTTGGTTTAACGATCTTCTCGCCGCCGTATTCGTGAGTTGCGTAAAGATTCTTTCGTCTGTGCGTCTCGGTAAGGATAACAAGAAGATTTCTCTTAAATTGCCCACAAATGAAACCTTCATTCAAACGTGTTACAATAACATCGCCAAGGATATTTACAAAGATCCATACATCTTTACCGACAGTCAAAATGAACACGCGCGTGATGAAAAGTTGTTCCAGCGAATCAGTGTGGTGATCGAAGCATCGGTTCGTGAACTCATCCCAGTTCAACAAATACTTCAAACGTACATGAATAATGAATCTGAAGACATACACGTCGGTGGCGAAGCGGAAGACGCCGAAGACCCAGAATTCGTCGACGAATACCAAGAGCCAGAACCCACAGCGGAACCAGAAATGGGTCCACCCGAACCCATGGCCGAAGGTGAAGCCGAACCCATGGCCGAAGGTGAAGCTGAACCCATGGCCGAAGCTGGACCACCCATGGGCGAACCACAGCAAATGGAGACAGAGAGCTCTCCATTCGATAACGAATTCAAGACAATTTCCACTACCGGGCAACCACCAGAAGAGGAAGAAGATGATGACGTGTTGTTCCCAGACGCATCAGAAACCCGTGCAAAAAAAGTTGGTTATAATTAAATGGAGTTCGAAGACTATTTAAGAGATCCAGCGTGGGCCGCCATCGTGGCGGGTATAATCACGGCTGGATACATCCATCTCAAGTCAAAGCTCAATAACGAAGGAAAGCTCCCAGCGAGCGCCTATTCAAAACCAGCTTTTTTAAATGCGATTCTCGTTTTTTTCATAGTATCAAATGGTATAGGAGGTAAGGAAACCATATCAACAGAACCATTCGCTTAAAGAGTAGGTAAGTAATGATTACAGTAAACATGAGTTCTGTAACTGCGTTCAATGATATGATGGGCCAATTTCTTGCGGAACTTCACAAGACGTTTCCAGAAGAAAAGGGTATCAAGAAGTGTATGTCGGGCTTCGAAATTATGCGGACGTCCAACCCAAGGCTCGTGATCGACGGGTTCATGGCCAGTGTTACGCCGTTCGCCGAAAAGATTTCCGCGAAGGATGACACGTTCTTTCTCAACGAATCGAAGAATCTTGATTTCTTGAAGGATGTGAAGCTCGAAGAGAAGTGGGCGTCTGTGTCTCAACAGACCAAGGATGCCGTGTGGCAATACGTTCAGACGTTGTACATGCTCGGGACTACCATCAGTTCTATTCCAGAAGACACTCTTTCTATGATTGAAAAGGTGGCGAAGGAATGCGCCGATAAGCTCGAAGGTCAAGACGGTGGCATCGACGAGGCTGCCCTTATGAAGACCATGCAGGGGATGCTCGGGGGTATCTTGAAAAAATAAAACTGATATATATTAAATGAGCTCTTGGTTTAGAGATCCTAAACATCTCGTTGATGATAAAAAGATACTTGAATTTTGGCCATCGAGTGCCCAATCCCCAGCGGAACGCGTGAATGCTGGTTCGAGATTCATAATCTACGCCGCGTGTATTCATTACTTGATAAAGCGCGACGTGCGAATCTTTATATTGGCCGGAACTGCGTTGGGTGTTCTTTATGTTATGGATAAGGCTGGTATGGTGAAGGAATGTCCCACCGGTGGAACCGAGTTTTACGAAGGTGTCAATAATTCGTGTCAGTTACCAACCCGTGATAACCCAATGGCGAATGTTCTCATGGGAGATGAACCAAATAGGTATCGAGCGTGTAGCCAAGAAACCGTGAAAGCGGACGTTGACTCTTTTATCACCGGTAGCATTCAATATGGTCAATCTCGTTCTCGGGCGACCCTTCCAAAATACCAACAAAATGCATTTTCCCGTCAATTTGTTTCCGGTCCAGTAACCACTGTTCCAGGTGACCAAACTGCATTTGCCGAATTATTGTATGGTAAGAAGGGTGCCCCAATGTGCAAGTCGGATGGAACCATGTGTAACCCAAATGCGAGAGGAGTTCAACTCGATGCTTTTGCGGGTCTTGACCCAAGTGGCGACAAGCGTAGTGGTATGCATGGTTTTACTCATGCCTAAATAAATAAATCTTATGTAATAATAAATGGCTTACCAGTTGCAGCCAGGTCTTAGTATAGTCGAGAACCCAGCTGTTCCAGTGAACTGCGCGACGGACGAAGTGTTTGTGTACCCTCAGCCCAGTACGTTGAATAATGGCTCGAGTCGCCCAAACACCATGTTGTATGGTACGGCGCCATTCATGGCTGGAAAGGGTGCTCCAGCGGAATTCATCGAAACGAGCGATCAACTCAGACCCCAATCTACAACGAGATTTAACAGAGTTCTCGCGAAGACGTACGAACAAAATTTGTTCCCATTGCAAAACATGGAATGCAAGTTGCCTCTTCGTACTATCAGTTACGAACCAATGAGTACTCGATCCGAAATACAAAATGGAATGTTTAACCAAAGATACGTAAATAAAAATATCAATAAGAAATAAGAATGGCTGATCCAATATCTGTAGCAGCTATCGCAGGTCTTGTGTATGTGGGTCGAAAGTTGAGTCAACCCAAGGAAACCTATACTCTTACACCAGAACAGGGTGCTCCCGCTCGCACTCCTACGATCGAACCAACGTATAAGATAGAGCCAGTAAAAGAACGCCCAATTGAAAATTTGAAGCCAGTAAAGACATCCGTCGATAATTTGGGAATTGTCGCACCACAATTGAGATCGAGTGGACAAGAGGTTTTGAATATGCGAAACCGAATGAATGACTACAACCGAATGAACAACGTCTCGCCAGTGGAGAAGAGACTCGTTGGTCCAGGTTTGGGCGTGGACCCATCGGTTGAAAGTTACGGTGGTTACCAGCAACTTTTGCGTGTGAACCCAGAAAATGTCGGTGCTTACAGGCTCACTACCTTGCCCGGCAGAACTGGCCCCGCCGCCGATGTTTCTGGTGGTCGACGTGGTATCGCGGGTGCCATAGGTAATAACCGACCAGAAACGACTACATTTTTGCCCGACCGTCTTCCAATGGCGCTCGGAAAATCACAAGGATTCTCGGGTCGCACTCCACGTGGAAGCCACGAACGCACTAAGCGAACCACCAACCGAGCACAAACCGGTCTACGAACCGATACCCTTAGCAATGCCCCAGCGAAGAGATTCATCTCTGCGCAAACCATCTCCCAAGATCCAACTCGTAACAAGAAGGATGGTAACATGGAACAATATCAGTACGCGAATCAGCCACAACCAGGTGTTAGCAGTTATGCTCACGGTTATCTTGAGTCGCCAGAGGTCGCCATCGGTGGAAGCAGGTCGTACACGCCCGAAGAACTCACCCGTTATGGTTTCCGCCCAGATGAGCGACGTGGTAAGGCGAACCGTTCGGCCAACCCAGGTCGCATGAACGTCAGAGCGGGTCCACTCAATCAAGGTGGTATGCTTACGTCGGCTCGTTCCGATACGACTCGTGTCGACGGTCGCGTGAATCCATTGTCCGGTGGTTGGATGCAACAATACTCGAACAGTTCGTACCACGATCTCAATGCGTACAAGGGTCAGCAAAACCCACATGCATCTCAGGCGGGTCTCGGCGTCGCCAAGAGACAGCTCATGAACAACCCATACGCACACCACTTGTGCTAAATTCAATTTATTTTAGAGTAATACACTCATTAAAATATTATACGCATATTTTAATGAAGGTACATAACCTGACAATTGACAGTAGTCAACGCGATCCCGTAAAATATGAAAATCCAAATGACTACGTCATCGCTCTTGAAAGTCCAATTTATGACATTTCACAAATTAAACTGACAAGTGCGCGTATTCCTACATCACAATTACTGATATGTAGCAGCAATCAAAGTTTTCAATATAGAGCTACTCATCAAAATGGAACCCAGACAACACATGGTCTAACAATACCTACAGGAAACTATACAACGGGTGATCTTGCGGCGGCACTTCAGCAGGTTGGGAATTATACTTTTGGTATGACTTATAATGCCACCAGGAATATGTTTCAGTTGGCTGCACCCATAATGGACACGAATGCTAATCAACCTCTACAAAATCTTGAGTTTTTGTTTAAAACCGGAGAAGCTGGATACGATGATTCAATGGCAACGCGCACGACACCACATCAAATTTTTGGAATGTCCGCCAAGGATGTAAGTGTGGCGGGCGGTGATTTTGGTGCACCGAACTTAGATGGACCCAATTCACTGGTGATTCGCATTTCTTCTGGGTCGGAAGAGTTAAATCAAACTCTTCCTACATCTGGTCAAACACCTTATTATACGGGTCACATTCTCCTACCCGGTGGTAAATCATTTGTTAACGTTAACGGAAACGATGATAAGGTCACACACGAGTTTCATTCTGGAACCCTTAAATCCATAAATGATTTACGAATTCAGTTTTTTTACATGAGCCATGGTCGACTCATTCCGTATGATTTCAGGAATCAAGATCACGTTTTGAAGTTTGAGATATCCTGTTCAACTGATAAACTTGAAAATGTACCGAAAGTAAAGATACCCATAGACGAGGAAGAGGAAGAGAAGAAGGAGGAAGAGGAGTCCGACTCTAAAGTTGAAAAATACACTATTCACGGAACGGAAAATGAAGCCGAAAACGTGGATAGGTGGAATGCTATCATATCTATAATTTTTATAGTTTTAGTCGGATTTGTCCTACTTTTAATTCCAAAGAGGAAGCCAACCACTTAGCGGGTGACCGCGTACAATGGTTGAGATGGTCGGTTGACCCGAGTGGAGACTCGGGAGATCGAGAGGTAGACGACGATGGACAACAAGGTGGTGAACAACGCGGTGAGCGTGTAGTTCATACCACCGTTCTTGTTGACCTTGACGACTTGGTTCACCAACCAGCGGACGAGGTCCATCCACGAGAGGGCGGCCGCGAAGGAGAAGCCGGCGACAACGGCGTTCAAGGATTGCGATTCGAGCTCTTGGCTGATAAGAGTAACAGTTTCGGCAGCGGACATGGTATATATTACATTTAGAAAATTTATTCTGGGACTAGTTCCTCTACGACTAATATCTTCTTGTATTTTTTGGCCTGGTAACCCTTTGTCTTTAGTTCTTCAGACTCAGACTCGGACTCGGAATCAGAATCGGAGTCCGATTCACCAACTCTGAACGTTTTATATTCCGTATCCGTCCATCCTTCAGGCTCCTCCGACTTCTCGGTGTCCATTACTATCAATGGCATTTTTTAAAATCTCTTCGGACGGGTTCGTTGGAACCCACGCGTCCCAGGTATCGTATGCCTCGTTTATCTTATTCAAACCCTCATCACTCCCCGTGTATCTCGTAAAATCACCTTCACATTCTTCGAGTACCTCCATATCGGGTGTGTCGTCATCACCTTCGTAAATTTCTGGGAAGTAAGAGCCAATCTTTTGCCCGACTTCATATCTCGCACAATATTTCATGGCGTACTCGACGTCCTTCATGAGAATTGCGTCTCTCCCACACGCCTTGGAGTATTCGCACGCGAGTAACATCGCTCTTTCAATCACTGGTATCAATATATTCGACATGGTTTCCATATATTGATCCACTTGCGTATCTTCGTTGTTCGTTAAATCGTAACCTGTCTTCATTATGTATCAAATAGTAAAGTGCAGATTCCGTTCTCCACACGGAGTATGTTATAACTTTGGGCATAAACTCTAAGTTGCTTTTGTTTGTCTGTGTTAACTGGATAGTTAAACAGCCCCACACGTGCTATTTGATTTTTTACATAGGATAAATTGAGTTGACCAGAAGGTTGTATGCTTTCGGGTTCGAGAGCAAAACTATACATATAAAATCTCCTGTAAACGGTCGCCCTCGAGTGGTGTTTTGCTGGCTGAATCGCTCTCAAATGAATAATATTTCCAGTAACTTCATCCAGTATGGTTTCTCCGTCAAACTCAAGTTCGATCTGTTTTACTTGTTCTGAACTCGTGAAAAGTCCATATTGATCTACATTAACATTTGAACAGTATTGATACGGTGTAGCGAAATCGTTCTCCACGTTTGGGTCGTTGTCAAACTTATCCTGTACCACAAAAAACAATTCTTTGACGGGATTCAGCATATTGAGTCTAACCTCGTGTACATTACATTGATTAACTGTGTCAATTTTGGCGTCGGCTCGGTCGAGTTCAAACGTATTCGTTTGTGTCTGTGTTATGAGATAGTCCACTCGTTTGGGAAATGTCTTATCTTGTAAACTTACCATTTCGGTTGAAAGTTGAATACTTTTTATGAGTCCAGTTGGATTTTGACCGAGGTAGTAGGTGGATGCCTCATTATCATTTGGATTAAGCGAATCCACGGCAAATATACAGTCTTCGGCTTTTCTGAAACGTATCGCTACCTCAACTTCTTGTTTAGTGATAGCATGCAAAGGTATGGCAAGTTCTGGGTGTTCGTGGAAATAAAATGGAAGGTCTACTCTGTAAGACGTGTTCCTCTTAGATGCCGACACTCTATCATCGCGTATATCTGTGTATTTATCCGTAAATGTGGAGAATATCTGGTTAGGTTTACCGACCAGTTTTCTGAGTGCGGTCTGTTTTGATTGCGTCACGGATATCTCGGAATAAATGGCTAACATATCGGATGGTATTCTTTGGACGAGAGTACCACCTATGTATAATTCTGCGTACTCTATCATGGCTTGAGCGATCGATTCGCAATATGTGACATCGTAAGACGACAAGGACTGGTCGATAGCCCCGAGTGTGATTTTCACACTCAAACCTTTCAACAAGTCGCCTTGGTTTTGTGGTATAACACACCGTATTTCTTCACCAAACTCCACTCCACCCGTAAAATCTAAATCGTCGTAGAATCTCGCATAATTTCCATGCTTTTTGAAATTTTTTATAAAATATGTGTATTCTGGATCATCGGTAAATAACCTGTCCTGTGGACCCATAGTTTGAAGTTGAACTCTACCGGCCATTCTAATATTACATCCTAAAATTTTAACCCAGCCATTCCCCCATTTACTCTCACGACATTGTAGTTTGTTGCGTATACGTGTAGAGTGTGCGATCGAGTCGAGTTAATACCATCATCTAATTCAACCTCGAGTAATTTGTGTATAACACGGCTCATATTCACTTGCCCAGTTGGATAATGAACACCTGGTTTCATAGAAAAGCTATATACACCGAATTCGTTATCTGGGTCTATGGAGTTCGTGTAATTCCTGAGTGGCTGTTCTGCGGATAACATGAGATTGTCGGCGTCTATCACGGTATTGTTGTTAAATTTCAAATTTACGTGTTTTATTGGGACATGTTCCTTTGTTTCATCATCCTTCGCCAAGAAAAAGAGTTCTTTCACTGGATGCTTAAAATTAATCATCACGGCGCGTGAAGAAACACCGGCTTTCATTCGTATTTCAGCCACTTGCGTCTGCGTGATAACATATTCAATCGGTCGCGTGCGTATGAAATTTTTCTCATCTTCCGTGACGTATACAAAATCACAAAACAGACTCATATTTCTCGGTGACATATCACACGTGATTGGTGTTATTTTTGTGTATGTGGACAAACTGTCGTCATGCTCCACCGTCAACTCATCCGCTGGTTTCAATTTAACCTTTACTTCTATGATGTGAACATCGAGACCACACGTCGGGATGGCGAGACTTGGGTGACCGTTGAAATAAAAGGGTAATTGTATTTTGTATTTTTGAAAATTTGTGTATTGTGGATTCGTGGCATCATTTATAATTGGATAGCTGTTATGGAGGGTCGTTGGAACGAGTGTAAATGTTGTATCGTTGTCCGTATAGTTAAGTTGATTGTACATGTATATGTAATCACCGGTGATACGCTGTATGGTTTGTCCGCCTATGATCAAATCGGCGTATTTGATCATCTTCGTGGGCGTGGACGTATCCCATCGAATTTGCTTAACATCCAGGGCTACTGCGTGGCCCTGATCTACCGTGTGCCGTATGATCACGGAACTGTAATCTGCAACAATATTTACTTGTATCTTGAGCCTTAGTATGTGATCACTTCCAACTAATTCATATGACCAATCGTTCGCACCTATACCCTGCACGACTTCAAATTGCTCTGAACTTGTAAACGTATATTCAACGCCCTGATACACGGTGAGACTCGACGTGGCGTCCTCATCGATGAGTACTTCATTCGAGTTAAGACCTTTCTCGAGTGTGTACGAAACATTATTTTCATTCTTAGGGATTGGTGGTGGTAAATCTACACTCAGCGTGACTCCTTTGAGCATATCACCCGTGTTATTCTGTATTCGTGCTGTGGCTTCGCTTCCGGGTTCGTTGAAACGTTCAAATGGAATTTCAACTTGTTCAAAAGCAAACTTTGTGTGTCTTCTAAATCTTGATATGAAGTGTGAGTACTGTGGTTGCTCAGTGAGCCACCTGTCCTGAATGCCTCTGACTGCGAGTGACAATTTACCCGACATTCCTACTATTTGTGAGTAAAATTTTGGTAATTAAAACGATGTGATATCTTAGAATGAACATTCAGTTGCGAAAATTCAATCCAGCCAAGATGGGTGACGACCGAATATGCGTCTTTATTGGAAAACGTAACACAGGTAAATCCACGTTGGTCAAGGATATCATGTATTACAAAAAACATATACCAGCTGGGATAGTTCTATCAGGCACAGAAGAAGGAAACCACTTTTATGGAAAGTTCATACCAGACGTCTGTGTCTACGGAGATTATGATGGGGAAGCCGTCGATCGTGTTTTGTCCAGGCAAAGAAAACTCGTCGGTGCGAGGGGTAAAAACAACACAAATGGAGCCTTCATGCTTTTGGATGATTGTATGTATGACTCAAAGTTTTTAAAGGAAACTCGAATTAGACAATGTTTTATGAATGGTCGACACTTTAACATATTTTTCATGTTAACTATGCAATATGTGATGGACCTCCCACCAGCCCTGCGTGCCAATGTGGATTACGTTTTTATTCTTAGAGAGAACATCATACAAAATAGAGAAAAGATCTATAAGTCATTTTTTGGTATCTTTCCATCTTTCGATATATTTTGTAAGGTGATGGACCAATGTACGGAAAACTACGAGTGTCTTGTACTCGATAACACCGTTAAATCTAACAAACTCTCAGACTGTGTCTTTTGGTACAAGGCGAAAATTAGAACGGGGTTTAGGGTAGGGAGTCCACAATTGTGGAGTATGCACAAAAAAACATACAATCCAAAATATTTAGAACAGCAGGAGGCTGATGCGAAGAAGGCTACAAAGAAAACACACCTTACGGTCACGAAACGAAAATCGTGATGCGTCACTTAACAATTTCAAAAAAATCGGTTAACATTAAATGTCTACTGACGTGCGGACGTTGAATCTTTCCGATAACGATGATGGCATGGTTCCACTCACGACATCTTTTGTGCAAAACAATCAACCCGAAAAAAATGTGAGTCAAAATAAAGAAATGACCATGGATTCCACCGCTATTGCTGATATTATGGGTCAGCCAGAAATGCCCCTCGAGCCACCAATGATGGAATCCGATCCACGGGTCCAGCAGCCAGTTGTTATGCAACAGCCAATGGTTGTGCAACAACAGCAGCCACAACAAGCGGCCGCCCAAACAAAAAATCCATTCAACCTTAGTGATGAGCAGATGCAAGCCGTCGTCGTCGCGGCGTGTACTGCGGCTGCCATTAGTAAGCCTGTGCAGGAAAAGCTCGCCAATTACGTGCCCCAATTCTTGAATGAACAGGGACACCGGAGCATGGTCGGCCTCGCGGCGACCGGTGCTGTGGCGGCTGGTATTTTCTACGTGCTCAAGAAGTATGCTTAGATACCGACGACTCTGTAGATATATCTACCATCATCGACAAAAAGATTGGCGATTACTAAACCACCAGTAAACATGGCTATCAAAAACCCCAAAGAATTTCCGGTGTTTCTGATATCCTTACCGAAAGCGCGCAGAGATTGTTTCACTTCGCCTATAGAGCTTATGAATATAGACGCGAGCGCATATGAAATCGCGCACGCGAGTAGTATGTACTTGTGATCCGTACCGAAATCACCGAGTCTGATGTACGATTTAACTCCACCTCTCGCGATCACGTTCAACGTGAATGGAATCAATATGAGAATGAGCGCACTGATGATCCATGGTTTCGCCTTGTCATTCGCTTTATCGGCCAACACTGGACTCAACATTACCGTGAGAGCCGAAAGCCACATGACGATGAAAATAAAAAGAGATTTATTCATTTACAATAGACATACATTATTTATCCTGGATGTGTTTACCACAAAATTCCGTCTTCTCTGGTATCTCTTGGTAAATGCCTATGGCAATAGACATGGTTTTGAGCTTATCGTACTTGTCCCAGAACGCAGGGCTGTGTGCGTACTCCTCGACACACGTGTGCGCAAGTTCGTGAATTAACACGTGCATGATTTCATTTGGTTCACCGTCTATGCACAAGCCTATTTCGTGTCCCTTGTTTACACTGTATCCCACGCTCCCCTGTTGCGCTCTGTGGTGTGCGGTGATGGGTATGGGGTCGACCAAATGTGCAAACTCATCGTTGTCGGTTTCGCGAATATGTTCCCTGAGAAGTTCGTACCTCTCCTTGACGATACGTAAATTTTCAGGTTCGGTCGTGTGTATGTATATGTATACATTTAGGAGAAACAAAATAACCAGAAGTATCATCTCTTATATACAAAGATAAATTTGGAGTATAGGTCTGATATGGGATTTCCAGACATGGGTTCCCATGAGTCTAACCTGAATCCTATTTTTTCTAAGCGCGTAACTAGTAGGTCTCTGTGTGCGATTGGTTCGGATTTTGCGCCGTCTTGATAATACGGTGTGTCTTCGAGGTGGACAAACAACTTTTCACCAAATTGCCCATTGCTCGTTGATTTCATGAGAAAGAAACTTTCCCTGCCGTACTTGAGTGGCGTCTTAAATACGATTTGGTTTGAATCGGGTATGATTCCTATGAGCCTCCCACCCGGTTTCATGCGTCGTCCTATTTCACGGGTAGTTTCTCTGAAGAGATCTTCACTCGCGAATATATAGTGAAGTGAAAAATTGTAACACACTACATCGTACCTTCTGTTTGGTGTAGACATGATATCTCCCAAATAAAAATTGACACGCATCTTGAACGTCTTTGCCCTTGATTTGGCCTCGTCGAGTGCATCGCCGAGTGGTTCACACGCGCTGAGATTCACCTTACATTGTTTGTACTTACCGAGATCACCCCCGAACCCACATCCCACATCTAACACAGCGTCACCTTCCCTACATATTCTCTGTATGAGTTCCCTCTTCTCGGCGTTATGATGCTTCCGTATCTCCTCCATAAAATTAATTGATATTTTTTCAATGTTGGTTTGACTTAGGTATCTCCCGTGCTAAAAGCTTAAATTGGTTTCATTTATATATAGTTTTTTAATAAAATTTAAAGTAACACCATGGTTTTTGAGAAATGAAAATAGAAAAAAAAATTATTTTTTTAAAAACTTCTTTCTTTGAAAAGAAACTGAAAAAAAAATTATTTTTTTTTCTATTTTCATTTCTCAAAAACCATGGTGTTACTTTAAATTTTATATAGAGACTATATCCAATTTAAATCTAATGACGAGAATATTGTATTTTCTCTATATAATCTCGCGAAGCAACACCATGTTTTTTGGAACTTTTTATAGAGAGACTATATCCAATTTAAATCTAATGACGAGATTTTTCTAAAATTTTAAAAAGTAAAAAATAAAAAAATATTTTTTTAAAAACTTCTTTCTTTGAAAAGAAACTGAAAAAAAAATTATTTTTTTTTCTATTTTCATTTCTCAAAAACCATGGTGTTACTTCGTGAGATTATGTAGAGTCATATAGAATATCAACACAATTAGAAAAATCTCATGGATATTTTATCGGGTGGTATGTCGCCACAAGACCAATTGTAAACGTAACAGTGATTATGACCATTACCCTTCAAGAACTTGGAATCACGGAGTGTACTAGGATTCAAACCAATGTCTAAAGTATTGTACACGTCAAGTCCCGTATTACGTGCGAGTAGGACTGCCGACTTGAGGTCACCACGACCCGTGTCGTAAAACATATAGGCTTGATTTATATACATTTGCGTCTTGACCGACCTATAGGGTACTGAGTAATAACTCGTGAAATGACCCTCTTCATTTAGGTATGAATACACTATCTCACATTTGGGTAGAAGCCATCGACGCACGTATGATTCGTCTATCACGGGTGCGATAGAATATTGGGACATATGTTTACGTAAGATTTCGGTAACCCTCGGTACGTCGCTATTGGTCATCAGCCAGTGTGTACACGATCCGTTGACGGCGTGAGGTCTTTCTCGCTCATCCGAAAATTTTGCCGAGTTGAGTTTACGCACGTTTATGAGTCTATGCCAATACGATGTCTTTGCGACGGGGGTGGGAAGTTCTACAACGGCCGTGTATACCGCTTGCCATATACCAACCGCATTAGCTCGTCGACGTATCTCAGATATGAGGAGTGGTGCGAGCCCTATATTTCGAATTGAGTCATGAACACAGAGAAAGTTAATTTGTAAAACATCGAGGACTGTGTCGTGTACTCTATACTTGGTTGGTACACCGGATATGAAACCGACTAGTTTTCCGCCAGACTTTGTTCGAAGACCTAAATTCCAATCGGATTCCGTGGCCCATTCCACGAAATCTTTTGAATACTTGAACGAAAAGTGTTCGTCGCGTATGTAGTGCGAAGACAGAAATTCGGATATTTCATGTATAGAACACGTCGACCATTCATAGTGTTTAGGTAATGTAACGGGTGTTTCGCTATATGTTCTAGACGAATCAATCTCACCCACACCCTCGGAGTGATTTTGTGGCATGGGTTGGGTATTCCAAAATTCATGAACCATTTGTATATTGGCGTATGTACCTTTTAAGTTGGCTTAAAGTTTTGAGTACACATTAACTCAGAAATGTCGCTTGAACAAGATTACACCACCGTTCCCGGTCAGCTCTTTGCTTGCCTTTCCGTTGTTGGTCCGGAATGTCCTCAGAAGAATGATAAGTTTGGTATTAAAATCCGGGGAGCTTTCAATTCTAGAGACGAAGCCGCGAGTCACGCGAAGCGTCTCCAAAAGGAAGACGCCACCTTTGATATTTATATCGTGGACATGTACAAATGGTTGTTGATTCCACCGGACGCCACCGCCATAGAGGACGTTCATTACACGAACGAAAAATTAGAGGAGCTCATGTCGGGGTACAGAGAAAATCAACAAATGGCGGCCAAGATGTTCGCTGATCGTAAGAGAGATATGATGGAGAGCCCAAGTAACACGTACATTAAGCCGGGTGACGAGAATTCCAAATTTTACACGAAACCAGATGAACCACCCATCAGTCACCCAGCTGAGGTTTTGGAGCGTCTTAAGAAGGAAAAGCCGGACGCTGAGATGGAAGAGCTCGTGAAGGAAGCCGATAAGATCGTCGCTGATGAAATCGAAGAACGACGTAAGAAGCGCGAGGCTGAGGCTGAGGCTGAGAGTGTTGAGGCGAAGGCGACTGAAGGTGAAGAAGTGAACTCCGCGTAAATAATTAAAAAGATATAATGCTGATCGGTATCCCTGATCACCATTATTGTATATATTCTGGTTAAGTGTGTGGACACGAAACACTTAAACGGAACACATTTTTATCCTGGTCGAAGAATGACCGGTTGCATGGTCTTACCCATGAAAAATCCTAAAATGAAAGCCACGAATATGACTATGTACGCGGTTTTGTCGAGATTTGAAAAGATATCAATCTTTTCTTGGTATTGCATTTGTGGAGGTGGAGGTGGTGGGGGAGGGTAGTAATACATGGGTTCTTGATCATGTTGTTCATCATCCATTGGTTCTTCTTTTTCGAGTACATCTGGGGTGTACTCGAGTGGATTTCCTATATCACTCTCCATTTATAAATTCGCGTTTTATTTTTTTAACTACATTATTCCTCATCTCCATCATCATCCTCATCATCAACAATAAATCCAGCTAAATTACCATTTTCATCCGCATCCTCGTCTTCATCTGATTCTGATTCACTCTCAGACTCCGAATCGTAATCATCTTCATCGAAATCAGAGTCACCGTCATCTGTGTAATCGTCCTCTACCTCTTCAAATATTTCGAGACGCTCCGGGGGCTTAGAAACTCGTCCAGAGCGAGTTCTAATATTAGACATTTTATAATATATATGTTCATTACATCTTTAAGTTGTGCAACCGTTCTATTACTGCGTTCAATTTACTCATTATTTCTTCATTTTTGGAGTACATACCGAGCTCTTCTACATTATGTATGGCTCGTTCCAATAGTTTCTGCGAAATATCTACGTGACCCTTAAATTCTACCGCCATGTGTAGATTCGAATTGAATTCCCTGTAGAGTATCCCGTTTATGTGCGCGTATTCACGGACATCTCTCATGATTTCCTCTACTGGATCGGGCTTTACGCTTATTTTTGCTATTCTCGATGATACATAAATCATCGCCAGTAAAATAACCACCGCAAACATATTTATAATTTAGATGTTATCTTGTCTATAAGCCTGTGTTTTCTATTCGTACATTTACAAACTTTTTGAATCTCGTCTTTGAATATCGAAAAGTCTGATTTTGTGGAACACACGGGGCACGCGTGATTCGTTTTCACGAGCTTCTTTTTGCCTTTCACATTCTCTATAGCGTGTATTTCCAGATTATCATCTTGAATCATGTATTTTTTGATATACTCTTTAAGGTCTTCGCGTACGTCACATTTTGGTTTTTCGACAGGCTTTTTCTTTGGGAGTGGCCTGTATTTGGTGACCTGTAATTTTTCGACTATGTTTGGGAGTAATTGGTGTACTCGTCCCGAGAAATCCTTACAAAATCCATAGAATCGACCTCTTATCGTTTCACAACGACAGAAACATTTTTGTTTTATGGTGTCCCCTAATATATGAAACCACACGTGATTTGACCCGTGATTACGTTTCGTGTTTTCACAATACCTAGACGTCGTGGCGACGAGGTAACTGTTCTTTTCTCGGTACAGATTCTTTACACGGGCATTCGTTTGACCTTCCATATGTCTACGTATGAACGTTTCGAGTAAAGCACACGTTTCGGGGTCTTTGAGTTCGTCCTTCAACTGGTTCGCTGTGAAAGAACCTTCCTTTCTTTTCTGTGCACCTTCGATTATTCTGGGGTCGGTGCATTCTGTCCGAAGAGTCACCATATTCATGAGTTCGACGGTTGGTTCCGGTGACACATTTTGGAACATGGCGAGAGGTCCATGTTTGTACAAAAGTATAGGAAGGTACTCACTTTGCGTCTCCTTTCCTCTATCACATTCCGAACACCCCTTACCATTACACGCTTTATGCGTCACCCATTTATGTGAAAATGGCATTCGAAACCCACTTCCACGGGTGTTTCGTTCACTACTTCCGTACACGGACAAATCGACTATTTCGTTCCAGTCTTTTGATCCATAGGCTATGTTGAGTGTGTTTATGATGTGTTCTCTGAGAGCTAAAGCGCCGAGGATCTATTCACTGGAAAATCCGGCCAATTTATGTGTACACCCGTTTTCATGAAATCATCCACCTTCTTTGGTTTTGAAACACACACGAGTGCGTCCTTCCCTCCATGTTTACTCACCCTGTCGCATATGACTTTACACACGCGGTTAATTTCTTCTACCGTAAGAACGTCATCATCCTTGTAATCGAGGTCAACGAAAAAATTATACGCATCGATCGTCTTTTGCTCCACGAGATATATCTTCTCGTTCGATTTGATACACTCAACGTATTTTTCATAAAATTCAGTCAATCTATCAAATGGTACGGACAGCACGCCGCCGTCCATGAACACATGTGATGGATTGGGGTTCTTTTCAAAGAAGCCATGACTTTTGCACCACTCCTTGAACATACTTACCATTACATCGTATTTATTCTTTTAATCTTCTTCGTCGTATTCAATGCTTCGCCATATGGACTTCCTATAACGATACATCTGGATACACGTGTTGCTTCATCTTCTGATAATTTTTTCTTCATGACACTAAAAGTTCGTACACCTTATCTTCCTTGTGCTCTTCGATGTAATCGATTCGCACGAGTTGGTGTGTATGAATGTCTATTGACGAGTAAATCGTGTATTTGCATTAAAATGTAGCTCTTCGACTTCATTATTTTATAGCAAAGGATTTTCTATTCAAAGATGTAACACACGCATAGAATTCTGGATTTTCGAGTACATGTTCTTCGTGATACGATCCCACTGTTTTTTCAATCCTGAATTCCTGGAGTGTATCGAACGACATGAAATCATTTTCATCGTGCGTGCGTTTAATAGGTTGTTTTTGTATTTTTTTAGCTATTGTCTTTTGTTTCTCATCGTTGAACTTCCTAACGAGATCAACTTGTTCGGGTTTCGTGTAATTCACAAAAAACACAAAGACGTTATATTCCAACTCGACGGTTGGGCTTTCTTTGACTATAAATTTAAATTCCGTATACTCGCCTTTCTTCAAAGAAACGACACCACGCGTTTCTTCTTCAAGTTCGCGAAGGGCACACCGAATTGGATTGAAAATCTCTCTTCGGCGACACCCTCCGGTCACGAATATCCAGTCTTTAAAGCGCTTATCTCTCACCGTTAGGAATGTTGGGTTTGTCGCCCGTAAATATTACTGGTACCGCTATCGCTTTATATTTCTTCATTGCGCTGATCGCAAGTTATAATCTCTCAGAGATGTTAATTTTCTTCGGACTCGGCGATTTTATTTACGTGTACCAGTTCCTCATCTTCGTCTTCGTCTTCCGCGTCGTCATTACGACGAAGGGAGGTTGAAGGTTGTGGTGGTGGTGTGTGCGCTTGAACGATTTTATTACAGAAACCTTTGATGTTTTCGATGTCACTCTTTGCCTTCGTAAACTCCTTATACATGTAGACAGTCGCAGCGATACAAACTATGATGGCCACGATCGTGAGCGTTTCGCGGTCAAAAGACAACATATTTATGTAATAGAAACGTTAAATCTTTTTAAGTAGCTTCCTCCTGATTGACGGGGGAAATGAATTTTTCGAGTGTCCTGGATTTTGGATCATACGTGAGCACGAACACAAACCCTAGAAGAAACAAATACTTCCAAAGCATTTGTTATTAGTGTGTAAATAAATTTAATTAGAGTACATCAAACCACCCATACCGTTCTCGACACGCAAGATGTTATAGTTGACCGCATACAGGTCTTGTCCCGCAGAGAATGTACCGCCAGTAGAAACGAGTCGCGCGGAATCCAACGACTGAAATTGAGCGAACCGGTTGGTTGGAGCTTCGAGGTCTCGAGGCAGAATGGGTACAAGAAATAGTTACCGGCATCACCTTCGACGGACGAAGCACTGGTGTGGTAGTACATGGTGCATTCCGTGTAATGTGGAACAGTTGGCTTGGAATCCGTGACGTCGGTGCCGTTGATTTGGAGCTTGATGGAACCGGTCGCAATACCGAGCGTCTTACTGTCGTCGAACACATTAGAAGAGGCCAACAACTTGATTGGGTGGTTGAAGTTAAGTTCTTGCATGGCAGATCCGGAAGCGATGGCCTTTTGTGTTTGGGTGATGATCATATTTTGTGGCATGGCCGCCAAGGTTGTGCGTTCATCGGTGTCCAAATAAACATACTGCGCATGGATTTCATAATCATTGTCCACTGGGGTATCCCACGTGATGCGCAATTCAACATCGTGATATTGGAGCGCGATCAATGGGATCGCAGATTGCCAGTTTTCACAGAAGGAGAATCGGAGTGGGTAAAATCGAGACGTCGACGTACTCGAACGATCTGGACCCTTACTCGTGTTTTGCGCGAGAATGGTCGGCGCGATATACTGAGAGAAATGAGACGATTGATCATCGATGACTTGTCCTCCAATCAAGAGTTCGACCTTCTTAATTCGGCTCGCCCATTGCGCTTTCGTATACGCACCTGGACTGCGACGCGTGATGTAGCAATACCCGAGGAGATCCCCCTTGCGTTCGAAACGCACGGTAGAGATACCACCCGCGGTTGGGATGCCCTGGAGCACCTGACGCTCCACGGTTTGAGCAAAATTCGTGTGACGACGATAGTTTGAACGGAAGAAACTGACTTCGGGTTGGCCGACGAGATGGGCATCCTGGGCACCGACGGCGACGAGTTGGGCAATACCACCAGACATTTTATATATAGTGAGGTTATTTTTTTAACTGGGTCATCTTTACATGATGGATAACATGTAAAGATAACGAGAGGTTGTTTCGATCAACCGACTTTTGGGTGCCCCTAATAAAACATATGTGTTTTATGGGCCCAACACGCTTCCACTGCGTCATCTCGTTTGCACCAAAGGAGATTTGAACTCCTGACCTCGCGCTTACTAAACGCGCGCTCTACCCCTGAGCTATTGGTGCTTGGTCTCCGTCTCGGGGTTTCGATCCCCGTACTTTGAGGTTAACAGCCTCACACTCTTCCGATTGAGTTAAGACGGAATGGTCCGGCCTAGGTGATTCGAACACCTGACCCATGGAGGGTTATATCATACCACTACAATCCATTGCTCTTCCAACTGAGCTAAGGCCGGATACAGCTCCCACCTGGAGTCGAACCAGGGTCGTTGGATTCAAAGTCCAAAGTGATAGACCACTACACTATAGAAGCTATATGACTATTACTAGTATTTTCTTTAACCTCATTTACATATTTAAAATGATACATCACTAATGAAAATAAACCGGCCGATACATTCGTAATTATCATGGGAATGACTCGGTAATGCACGGAATATACGAGCGCTAAAACGCTCGCGACGAGGTTTAGATGTAAAAACGAATAATTTATGGCTTTCGCATCACTATTTTTGTACACGTGTGCGACCTCCGGTATAAACATGAGTGTTATTATGATAGAACTCGTGAGTCCTAATACATCTACGACATTCATCTCGACTTCTTTAATTCATCGATTTCTAGTTTAAGCTCTTTTATGGCTTCTATGAGAAGACCCACCATGTTCCCATAGGCCACGGAGTACGTCGTGTCTTCCGAACCGTGTACGACCTCTGGAAGCACTTCCATGACTTCTTGCGCGAGAACACCCGTGTGTGTTTTATCATCATCTGTATCTGTTCGCTTATACGTGTATCCGTTTATGGAACACACTTTGTTGAGTGGATCTTTAATTTTAGATATATCAGTTTTTACTCTTTTATCTGAGTATGCCGTTACGTCACCAGTTGCGAGAATATTACCACTCACGTGAAGTTTTTCGGTTATTCCCGTTAGCCCGATGCCGACGTTGCCCGAAAAGTAGTTCTTAGTCTCACCAGTTACATAAACCCCGTATTTAGTTCCTACAACACCAGAGTATGAACCATAGTAGAGATACCCAGTCTCGATCGTACCACCATCGCGGTCGATATGGGACTGAAACGCATAGGCCTTCGTACACGTACCCGCGTCAACTTCAACTTCCCCTCGCACACCGTACATGTTTGCGGTGGTACCGCTCGAACCACTATCTCTGAGTGCATGTGCATTGAGACCGTAGATGTTTGTATTCGTACCCCCACCGGATGCTATCGCGATGAAATCCCCTGCCTTCAAATTTGTTGTCGTCCCACTCGCGTGGTCACTTCTCGTATAGCTATACATTCCATAGACAAGGTCACTATCACCAGTATGTCGAACATCGTTATAAATTCCATACAGTCTGTGTTCGTGATTCGTGCCACCACCCGTTGCACTCGAGTCCACATCTATAAGAAGGGCCCTGTGTGCTCTGTCAGCCGTACAGGCATCACTTCCACTACAGTTGTGATCTATCGTATGCCCACTGAAATTGGTATTCGCAACATTGTCGGTAAATGTTTGTGAAGTCGGAGTGTTTCTAGAAACGAATTTATCATGCAACCAACCATAATCTGAACACCAGAGTTGACCCGAAGTGTTCAACAACATTCGACGATTAGACGATGCATCTCCACCGTACATCCACGCGAATGGGTATCCACCCACATCAGTGGCATACTGAGTTGTTCCATCGGTGCGAAATACCATTTGTCGAGAGTTACCATATTGTTTAAAGTGGGCATCGTCGCCATTTTCTTTTAACCAGCTGTCATTTACATCATAATTGGTTCCATTCACAGTTATATCCACCGAACCATCAAAGTCGACACCATTAATAGCTCTCGCTGTTTCAAGAGCTGTGGCCGTATCTGCGTTCCCAGAGAGTGGTCCTGAAACACTCGTCGCCGTGAGAGCGCCAACATTCGCAGTCCCATGGACGTCCAGTTTGTACCCAGGATTCGTCGTCCCGATGCCGACGTTTCCGTCACCCCGTAGATACAAAACATTATCCGTGACAGTACCCGCACTCGCGCCACCCGCGTGGATTTGAAATTTCATATAGTTGTCGGTTTGTGTGGATGAATTATACACTTTTATGTTGTGAACTCTGTCGGTGCCGTCAGCTCGACCAAATTCCAATGTTCCTTCATGGGCAAATCCTTTCATAACCCCGAGAAATACATTTGATTTTGTAGTAAGTTCACCTGTGACTTCGACGTCACCACTAAAAGTCCCCGTTGTGGTACTTATAGGTCTCGTGAGTATCCCCGAACTTACGTTACTCGCATTCAAGGCTGAAAGCCCCGAACCATCTCCACTCAAGCTCGTCGCCGTGAGAGCGCCAACGTTTGAGGTCCCGTGAACGTCCAACTTGTACCCCGGACTCGCCGTGCCGATGCCGACGTTGCCTGTGGCGTATATGTCACCGGATACGTTGAGCATTGGATCTCCATTTTGTGCGTTTCCACCGGTCTCTCCAGGATTTAAATTAGGGTACCCAATGTATGTATGTCCTGTGTGTAATATACCAAAAGTTGTATCGTCAGAATCACGAGTTGTTGTCGTATCAACATCTGCACCGGTTCCGTTACCACGTATCTCAAATGCTATATCATCGCCAGGGTCACCGTCTCCCGCGAGTAACAATGTAGCAGGTTCATTGGGTGAATCAATTGCTTTTATTATTTTTAAACCATGATAATCTGCTTTGGCAGTTAAAGTTACATCATTCGTTCCGACAGCCAAACTCCCAATCGTCGTATTATTAAGAGTAGTGGGTAGTCTATCTTTATCAATCGTTCCGGAGCTTATATTACCTGCGTCTAAACTCGTGAGACCCGAACCATCTCCACTCAAGCTCGTCGCCGTGAGAGCGCCAACGTTTGAGGTCCCGTGGACGTCTAGGGCGTACCCCGGACTGTCCGTCCCGATGCCGACGTTGCCAGTCGCAACAAAACTTCCATTCAAACTCATCGCGAGTGCGTTTGACGTGTCAAATACCACGGGCGTCGCATCGGATCCAGATAGCGTGTGTCCAAATTTAAGCGTATCTACCGACTCACTGTACACGATGGCTACATTACTTTTTAAACCCACCCCGGTTGGTCGTTTGAGTATGAGACCCAAATCACTCGTTCCGGCCGTGTTATTTTTACCGAGTTCTATCAACGTGTCTTCAACTCTCAGAGATGTCGTGTTTACCGTGGTCGTCGTACCGTTAACGGTGAGATTTCCACCGACAGTGAGATGTGATGAACACGCGATTTCTCCGGTGACATCGAGGTCTTTGGACGGAGACGCATTATTGATACCAACTCTACTTTCACTCACATCGACAACGAGTTTATCCGTACCCACAACTAAATCGTTTGAAAGATTCAAAGTCTGGCTAGTATCTAGATTTTCGAGTGGGATGTATATCGTGTTGCCCATAGCCGGATGGTATGTACACTGATAATACAGCTTTAGAGGTGCATTCATAGGTACCGTGAAGGTTATTGTAGCAGTACCACCACCAATGACTCCGGACGTATACGCACTCCCCTGATAGCCATCTCTTATTTCTAAGGGATGAAAACTGTGGTGTGCGGTGTTATCGAACACGTATTTTTGACCTCTCATCAATGTGAGAGTTGGATTAACCGTAGCCGTATCAAATCCCGGACCAATTACCGAGTACTCACCAGAACCCGCGCCGGCAATCGTATATTTTCTGAAAATCAAATCTCCATTACCGCTAATAAATGACGCGGACACATTATTACCAATCAAGTTACTATTGACCGTGACCGCAGTGACGTTATTTCCAATCAAGTTACTATTGACCGTGACCGCAGTGACGTTGTTTCCAATCAAGTTACTATTGACCGTGACCGCAGTGACGTTGTTTCCAATCAAGTTACTATTGACCGTGACCGCAGTGACGTTATTTCCAATCAAGTTACTATTGACCGTGACCGCAGTGACGTTGTTTCCAATCAAGTTACTATTGACCGTGACCGCAGTGACGTTGTTTCCAATCAAGTTACTATTGACCGTGACCGCAGTGACGTTGTTTCCAATCAAGTTACTATTGACCGTGACCGCAGTGACGTTGTTTCCAATCAAGTTACTATTGACCGTGACCGCAGTGACGTTATTTCCAATCAAGTTACTATTGACAGTCACCGCAGTGACGTTGTTTCCAATCACATTACTCTTTGTGGTAATCGATTGTATAACACTTGCATCTAAAGCCGTCGTCACGTTTGAGAGTGTGAGCGTTCGATCACTCGAGAATGGTACACCTCCACCCGACGCGAGTACTTCCGAAATTGTCTGTAGATCGGGTGTCGGTGTCGCTTCGGAACCACCGGTTAAAATGAAATCGGTCGCGCGTATCACACCGGATAATTGAATTTCACTCCCCGTGTATAGATTTGCGTGAACATTCCCACTCGTCCAAAACGTGTTCGACCCATATTCATCTATTTGAACATTTGCACCAATGTCGAGCGTGTGAATGGGTGCAGTATTTAAAACGCCCACATTCGATGTAAAGTTTACAAAATCAGTCGATTTTGCGTTTACATGATTAATAATGACTTCGTCGGTATCGATAGTTCCAGATACGGTTATATTCGACGACTTAAAATGCTCGGAATATACATTTCCACTCGTCCAAAACGTATTTGAACCCAGTTCATCTATTTGAACATTTGCACCAATGTCGAGCGTGTGAATGGGTGCGGTGTTTAAAATACCCACATTCGATGTAAAGTTTACAAAATCGGTATCCTTTGAATTGATATCGTTAACGGTGATTTTATCTGTATCCACGGTTCCGGATACGGTAACATTTGAAGATTTAAAATGCTCGGAATACACATTCCCACTCGTCCAAAACGTGTTCGAACCGTACTCGTCTATTTGAACATTCGCACCAATGTCGAGCGTGTGAATGGGTGCAGTGTTTAAAATACCCACATTAGAGGTCATCTGCACGAACCCTTTCGTCTTTGGAAACACACGATCTATCAAAACATCACGTGTTGTGACTGAATTCGTAACGGTGGCGGTTTCGCCCACATAATTCGTGGCGTAGACGCTCCCACTCGTCCAAAACGTATTCGAACCCACGTCGTCTATTTGTACATTCGAACCAATGTCCAATGTGTGCACGGGATTCGTATTAGATATACCGACATTAGACGTCGTCGTGAAACTCGTGGTTACGTTTGTAAATTGGATCGTTCTGTCTGTCACCGCACCGATTTCGGATATTTCTTGGAGATTCGTGATGAGTTTATAGTGACTATCCGCTGGATTATACGCTTGAAACGCCGTGTCACCCTCGACGATTCTGAGTGTCGCAGTTTCGTAGTTTTTCTCGTATATGTTAGATAATTGTCCTGTATCACCTATGAAGGGCATGACTACTACTATTAATTACCAAATAAAATACCGGCCATCCCATTTGAAACTTTGAGTATGTTATAGTTTACTGCGTATACCGTAATTTTTTCATTCGTTCGTAGATTCCCGCGCTGTACATTCCTGAGTGTAATTTTTGCGTCGTCGAGACGACTAAAATTACACGTTCCCGTCGGTGTGTAACTCGATGCATTTTTACAGAAATTGTACGCGTAGTATCTCGTGTAGAACGGGCAGTTTTCATTTTCATCGAACTGATTGATTCCAAACTTACTGTGCTTGTAGTTTTGAATCGAGTGAAAGTACAGAGGTGACATATTTTCGACGAGCGGCACGGAGTTTAGGTATATATCAGCCGTGTCGAACGTGAATTTATCATTCAAAAGTACACCACTATTCGCTGGGTGACCGAAATACAGACTCTTTACTGGGTGATTGAAGAACGAAATATCCAAATTATCGGACGTATCGTACGTTTGCTTTTGAACCTGTGTGATTATGAATTCATGCGGATTATCGACGAAATACTTGCGTTCTTCTGTATCTAAATACACGTAATTCCCATAAAGTTTCACATCGACAGCCTGCGATGGATTTGGAAAATCTATCTTGAGTTCGATTTGGTGATACTGGAGCGCTAAGAGTGGCAAAAACATATCGTGGTCGCAAAAATAGAAATGGAGTGGTATGAAGCGTTTGTTCGACGTCGAGGTCGCGTTGTTAATTTCCTGTGATTTCGTGTACGTCTCGGCCATGTAGTTTTGCCAAATATCTGCGATGAAATCGAATGGCTGTGAGTCGATCTTCACACCTCCGATGTATAAGTGGAACGTCGCACCCGTAAACTTACTGACGAGGTCGGTACCCTCGAGCCAGAGACCATCGAGAAGATCACCGTACGAAGGGATGATGACGGTGGAATCTTTGTTCGTGAGGATTTTAATCAATTTTGGAGCCTGGGAAAAGTTTTTGTGTCGCGTGTATTTGGCCCTGAAGAGGGAAACACCGGCGGAATTCGTGATGTACGCATCCTGGGCGCCTTTCGCGGCGAGTTGAATGAGTGAAC